AGTGCTACATCAATATCCGTATCGGGCAGCGGTAATGCGGTTACGTCTATCACCAAGAATGGTACTACTATCAGCGTAGTTAAAGGAAGCACGTTCCTCACCAGTCATCAAAGTTTAGCAGGTTACGCAACGCAAGATTGGGTAAATGCCAAAGGCTACATCACCTCTAGCGGCGGTTCGTCTTTTGTACGTAAAAATGATTTGCCTACTCCTGCAAACAACACCGTCAAAGCCTATAAGGACAGCTTGGTTAAGTTCTTTAAAAATTATCCAAATGGAATCGGTGCGAATGTCGGTGTCAGTGCTTCTATTATCAGTAATTGGTCGAACGATGCTGCAACGGCTTTTGATTCGAGTTCTTTTTCCGTAATAAAGATAAGCGGTTCTTATGACGGAACGACTTATGGTCAATTTCTGCTGAGTTCATATAACCTGTCGCAAGTTGGAATAGTAGGAAGAAACTTTAGCAAGTGGTCTGAAATCAAATGGCTCGCATACGAAGACCAGATTCCAACGAATAATAACCAGCTTGCAAACGGAGCAGGTTACATTACGTCAGCAGGAAGCTGTAAATATGCAACCTCGGCAGGAAATGCTGAAACGGTAGATGGTTATTATGCCACTATGGGAAATAATAAGCCTTGGGGTACTATTCCAGTTATTACTGCTGGTGGATATATGGATATAGGAAAACATCTAGAGTTTCATTATGATAACACTACTGGGTCATATTACTCAACGGCTCTTATGTGTACTGGAAATCATAGTAATATTGTTAATCTTCCATCAAGAAGTGGTATATTAGCCTTGACTTCAGACATACCTACAAAGGTTAGTCAGTTCACCAACGATAGCGGTTACATCACATCTTCGGCAAGCATCACTGGTAATGCTGCGACTGCTACGAAACTACAGACGGCACGTACAATATGGGGGCAGTCATTTAACGGTACGGCTAACGTGAGCGGAAGCATTACAGGTGTGGGCAATATCAATACTTCCGCAGCACCAGCAGGAACTATCTACACAAACAACTGGTTCAGAAGCAAGGGAAGCACTGGCTGGTATAGTGAAGACCACGGCGGCGGTTGGTACATGAGCGACAACACTTGGATTCGCAACTTTGGTGGCAAGGATGTATTCCTCTCCAACAAACTTAGCGTGAATGGTAACGTCGGCATCGGAACAACTGCCCCATCTCATAAGCTGCATGTGTCGGGAGAAATCTACACCACAACCAAGGTCAACATCAACGGCATCATCTTGGAGAAGGACTCCAACGGTGACTTGAAGGTTAACGGAAATCTCTATGCAACAGGTGGAATAAGCGCATACGGAACTAGCTCCGCAGGAAGTGGCGGTGGCTTGAACGGCAGTGTGAAGAGTTATTCAGATGCCTTGAAGCTTACATCAGAATCGCTGTCTGAGATAGCTTCTGCCTACTCTATCAAGGCTCTTGCTTCTCGCATCTCCAGCTTGGAGGGTGGCAGTGCTACATCAATATCCGTATCGGGCAGCGGTAATGCGGTTACGTCTATCACCAAGAATGGTACTACTATCAGCGTAGTTAAAGGAAGCACGTTCCTCACCAGTCATCAAAGTTTAGCAGGTTACGCAACGCAAGATTGGGTAAATGCCAAAGGCTACATCACCTCTAGCGGCGGTTCGTCTTTTGTACGTAAAAATGATTTGCCTACTCCTGCAAACAACACCGTCAAAGCCTATAAGGACAGCTTGGTTAAGTTCTTTAAAAATTATCCAAATGGAATCGGTGCGAATGTCGGTGTCAGTGCTTCTATTATCAGTAATTGGTCGAACGATGCTGCAACGGCTTTTGATTCGAGTTCTTTTTCCGTAATAAAGATAAGCGGTTCTTATGACGGAACGACTTATGGTCAATTTCTGCTGAGTTCATATAACCTGTCGCAAGTTGGAATAGTAGGAAGAAACTTTAGCAAGTGGTCTGAAATCAAATGGCTCGCATACGAAGACCAGATTCCAACGAATAATAACCAGCTTGCAAACGGAGCAGGTTACATTACGTCAGCAGGAAGCTGTAAATATGCAACCTCGGCAGGAAATGCTGAAACAGTTGATGGTTATCATGCTACTAGCGGTAGAACTTTTAATGGTAACATAAATTGGTCTAACAATTGGGAAGACCATTGGAGTGATGGTACTAATACTCATCCTTGGTATGGATTTGACCATCGTTATCCAAATACTGGAGCTTATAGTACTACTTTAAGTGACTATTTTGGTATGACTATAAAAACAAATAATATTTTAAGGTTGGATTTTAGAACTTTACTTCTTAATGGTATTAATATATATAATATAAATGTAAATGGTGCTAATACAATTTTAGGAACTTCTCCTCAAATAGCTGCACCTACAGAAAAAAATAGCATATATGTATCAAGCCCTAGTTATTCCAATAATAAACCAGTTAAAATGTTATGTTTTGATTGGTATGGTAATTATTGGGCATTTAGTAATATACGTAGTCCAGATACTAATAGTGCTGGATTTGGTGTTTTTTTTAAAAATACAGAAATAGCTAGATTTACTTCTGATGGAAATCTTAGTTGTAATGCAGCTTCTGCAACTAAACTCAAAACTGCTAGAAGTATTTGGGGTCAAAGTTTTGATGGAACGGCTAACGTGAGCGGAAGCATTACAGGTGTGAATAACATCACGATGAGCAACAACTCATATCTCTATGGAAAAAATACTAGTGGTACGGCAATACAGTTAATAGCAATGGCTAGCTGGAATAGCATAGATATTGGTAGAGGTGCGCTTGTCCATAAATATACCACGCAGGTGATGGGCAAGACTGTAGCCCTTACCGCCTCTGACGATAGCGGAAAGAATACAAAATCGGTGGAACTCTCAACTGCCAAGTTTTATTCTAATGTAAATATAGAAACAGAAGGGGGGCTTCTTGCTCATAGAGGTGTCACCGCCTACTCATCCTCAGACATCCGCTTGAAGCAGGATTTGCGGAAGCTGGACTACTTCGGTATCATCAAGGCAATGGGTGGCACGTTCGGCTTTGCCTGGAAGAAGGACAACACAAGGTCTATCGGTTGGATTGCCCAGCATGTCTTGTGCAACCCTCACTTAAAGGACATCGTGGAGACTGACGAGAATGGCTACTACAAGATCAACTACTGGTCTCCGAAGCTGATTTCAACGGCATTCGGTGCTATCGAGCAGGTGGGCGATGAGGTCAGCAGGTTGAAGGCTCGGGTGGTCTTCCTCGAATCAGAGGTTCAGCGATTGAGTGGAAAGCAGGACGGTAATAACAAGAAGAGATTAGATAACAAGAATATTAATTTATTAAATTAGATTAGAAAATGGAGAATTTAAAGATTAACAAGAAGAGTGAACAGACAACCGCCACTTATACCAAGGGCGGCTATCGAGTAGAAATTACCTACAATGTTGACAAGACGGGTGGCAACATCGACAGCATCAATATGAGTATCTACACAGATACCAATGGTAACTATCTCGGCAACGCGAACGCAAGCTCCAACGGCAGCGAGCTGACCTACAACATCAGCGGCATACCTCAGAGCAAGCTCAGTGAGGTGTCGGCATTGATTGGGGAGGTTGATACCGCTATCGCTGCCAATATGGCTAGTGAAGCAGCAGAGTAAGTATCGTAAGTATTAACGCAGGGTGGCTCTTATAGAGCTGCCTTGCCTAGTGTTTTAAGTTTTAAAGATTAAGCGTATGGCATTAGCAAACGGAAAAATAACGGCTCCCGTCAGTATCGACGACCTGAAGAACCTCTTCGGAGAGGGCAGCGGCGACCTTGCTACTCTTTGTACGTCACCGAAGATAAATGTCTGGGCGAAGTATAAGCCTACCGTGTACCCCTCACCTTTTCCTGACGACTGGTATAAGGCGAAGGATGGCAACTACGGCATCAACATTACGGTAGAAAACGGCAAGAACAACTGGAAAGACCTCGTGGCGGAATATTCAAAGGCTAATAATGGATATGGCACTTTATATGATAAGCCTACTGGCGGTGCATCTTCTCCATTTCGCCTTGGAGATTTCAGAGGCTACTTCCATAATGCCAATCCCGAGGTGAAGGACTATCTATCCACCAACGTGTTCATCCGTGAGAGTGATACCAATCAGATACTCACCCTGTTCAATCCTGTATCGGCAGATGGCTCACAGATAAGCTATTTCGATTTCGCCGCATTCAAGGATAAGTACTTCGGCTACATCATCACCGACAAGAGCAAGTCCACCCTCATGTTCATCACCACCGCATCCAGTGTGGGAACATTCACAGTGCCGCTGCCCAAGAATGCCCTTCAGGTAGGCGATTACCTTGCCTTCCCGATGTTCTGCTCATTCAACTATTCCAGCGTCCACACCCTTCACCAGATGACTTGCTACGCCATCCCAAATCTGGCAGGAGGCAAGCAGCTCTCCATCATCAGCCAGTCGCAAGCCGTGGCAAGCAACTTCGCACAGATTACGGCTAGAGAGCAGCTTGGCAGAATTATCGTGACACTGAAGTTGAAGGACAATGCCAGTCAGGTAAACAACGTAACCGTATATTGCGTATATCAGACCGACCCGTCTAAGGGGCAGCCTATGGTAAGTGGAGAATACTACGAGACCATTGGCACGATGAAGGCAGGCGAAACGAAAACGGCAACATTCAGGAATCTTACCAGCGGCAAGTCATATAAGATATACGTGATAGCCAACGGTGTATGGGTTACAAAGGGTCTTATCCCATTTAGTAGTGGTATTATGCCCGATATGTAGTAGATATAAAAAGTATAACGATAAAAAAGAAAGAAATATGAGTGTAAATAACGGAAAAATCACCCCCCCCATATCCATCGATGATGTTAAGTCGGTGCTGGGAGAACCGAGTAATGATTTGGCTACTCTTTGCAAGTCCGCCAAGATAAATATGTGGGCAAAATACAAACCAACATGTTACCCTTCACCATTTCCCGATGATTGGTATAGGGCTAGGGACGGGAACTATGGAATTTCTGTTCCAAACTATAACACTCTAGAGTCTTTGTACAATGCTTATTTTATAGATGGTGACGAAAATCACGATAACGGATATTCGTATGAGAGACCTTCGGGAGGAAGCGCAGAGCCTTATCGCTTGGGTGATTTTAGAGGATACAATAGTAAAGCTACTAGTCCAATTTTTGGTTTTAGTGCTACAGTAAGGGCTACATCCAATAGCGGTGTGTCGGGGGCTTGTGGATTCCGCAGACCGTCCGTAGGTGAAGATGATAGAGTTAACCTAGAAGATATTGGTATAACGAAAGATTGTTATTTCGGCTTCGCTCTGTTCAAAAAAGGGAAACCTGTTTATTTTAGGACGGAATCAAACACTGTAAGCAATGGTAATTTTCAGGTGCAAATCGGTGGAAATGGTTCTAATTTAGCTACAGGAACTTACGTTGCCATTCCTTTTCTTTCCACTGCTAAGTATGACACTAGTGACAGACCTAATTTTGTAGCAGGAAGTTGGTATCCGATTCCTACAGCAGTGCCAAACGATGTGATAATAGAAACAACTCAGAATGCTTACTTGCGAGACTTGAAGTTAAGTTATCAGGCATTAACCCAAAAGGTTACATTGAAGAATGTTGGTTCTACGACATATAAAAGAATCTATATTGATATTAGGTTCTCTACAAGTACTCAAACGACTGCTTTCCAATTTGGCGAGTATAGGGCTGTAGCCAACAAAGATATTGCACCTAATGAGATTATCACAGTTGATATAAGTAAATATGCCTTACTAGAAGGGAAAAGTTATAAAGCTATGCTTTACGCAGCAAATACGTTTGTTGACCAGATACTCTTGCTATCTAATTCGGAAATGTAAGGCTAAGGTGTTAGGTTATTCCGATTAAACACTGTTGAGATTGGGATGGAAGCAAATGGTGCTGAGTTGTTTGGTGGTAGTCTATATTATCATCGTGGTGTGCCAGGATGGACGAAGATATAAGTTGGTATAATAATTCCTCTTATATCCTTGCATATATAGAATATTTTCCGTATCTTTGCGGAGGATATAGAATATTATTTTAAGTTTAACATAAAGAGCAGAACAAAATGAAGAAGATTAAGACAATCGAGGCTGTTTCAGCCTACAGAACATTGAAGGCATTGAAGACATCATCAATGAGCGATGATGCCGCTATGCGAGTTTGGAAGAATATGAAGGCTTTGCGCCACGTAGCCGATACCTACGACAAGGATGTGGAGGAAGCGCAGGAGAGCTTGAAGGACGATAAGTTCGAGGAGATGCAGCGCAAGCTCCAGGAGTGCCAGCAGTTGGAGCAGAAGCACGCCGATGAGGGCTACGAATACACCAAGGACGATTCAGCCAAGTTCGCTGAGGTCAATGAGTATTTCTTCAATCAAAAGCAGAAGACCGAGAAGTACTTCAAGGAACTTGCCGACAAGGAGGAAGAGGTAGCCATCGAGGAAGTTGACGAGAAGGAATTGTTCAAGGCAGCTAAGGATTGCGGCTTGAAGTTCGCCGATATGGAGAGCCTTGAAGTGGTGATAGGATAATTCCAATAGTAGATACAATAATAGCGTTAGAATGGCATTCTTGTTCGTTCTAACGCTATTTTGTTACCATTTTATGTTATTTTGGTAACAGAGAAGCGGTAACGGAACTTACGAATTGTTACTTTTTACAAAGTTTAACACAAAAATTAATCAAAAACCGATTGCTTTTATTAGAGAATACGTACTTTTGCGGCATCAATCTTTTAAATCAACTAAAATATAATAGCTTATGACTAAAGAAGAAGAAGATGAAGTCCATCGGTTAGTTCAATCAGTCGGTGTTGTACAGTTGTCAAGAGTAATGTTTAAGGACATGGACGTTAGCGAAATGATAAACGTCATTATCCTTGCAGGTAGAGGCTACAGCATAAAGCTACTCACTTGGTTTAAGTATTATTGTGAAGTGATGCCTCTGTTTATCATGCTTTTTCATATTGCATGCATGGTAACATTTGCGTCTCATGAAAAAGAAATGTGCGTATGGTTTAAGGAGAATTGGGTATCGGCAGCATTTATCTATTTTTCCGTTTACATCCATCCGCTTGTACTTATAATTGCGAGCAGATTCTTTTGGCTCTGCTACAGATGGCGTATTCCGATGATCATCTACCTATTTGGGATAAATGCTATTCATATCGTATACTGGAATGTTTTTACCACCAACGAAATGGTGGAAGCTAATGCTGTAATACTTGTAATGACCATTATATTTTATGTATATGGTTTTGCCGATAAGTATTTCTCAGGCAAGGGCTGTCAAAGTTTAATCTCTAGATTATAATGATATGGGAAAGTTATTTGGTTATCACACCTTGGGAGTGTTATTAAAATCGTTATCGGATTCTTGTTTTCGAGCAGACGAGCAAGAGAAGAGAGGGGAGAAGGTAACTGCTTGCGGAATGAGTAGCGATGAGATAGAAGACCTTTGTGAGAACTATCTGCCGTATGCTCTCAACCCGATGCTATCTACCGAGGAAGTCAAGGAGAAATTGCACGTTTCTGATGCCACTTTGAACAGGATGGTTGCTAGAGGTGACATTCCGAACGGAGAATGCAAGAAGCGAGGACATACGAGATATTGGAAGAAGTGGGATATTCTTCACTTCATTAAGAGTAAGAGAAAATCATAACGTATCAGCCCTATCGCAGCACGGATAAGCGAGCATATATGAGTATGGATTATATGTTTTGTACTTTGATTATAGTAGCGATGCTAGTAATCATCAACAGCACATTCATTGCTTATCTATACCTTTCTTATGAATATAAAAAGGTAAATAAGTACTTCTTAGCTTGGGTAACGGTGTCAACTATGATGTTGACAATGTGGTTCGGAGTAGGATTGTATCTGTACTTTGAACATTTCTTATAAGTTAAAGAGAGGTAAGTGATTACTTCTCTTTTTTTTGTTTCAGTTTGCGTGAGTGACTGTTGCAATTTTTGCAACAGTCACTCTGACTTCCCCGATTTCGTGGGTTTAAAAGTACAATATTTCGGAGAAATTATATACAATATTTCTTCAAAAATATATATTGGTTTAAAATGATATTACCCACTATCACCTTAAATCTCTGATAATCAGCCACTAAAAGAAAGTTTGATAGAGTTATATTTGCTCTCCCCTATTCTTTGTACCTTTGCATCCGTAACGTTACAATAGTGTTAGTTAATATTAAGGATTTCAAAAGATTGTATTATGGAAATGACAGATGCAAAGGTCGTAGAGAAGAAAATCTACGAAGAGGGAAAGAAGCACGATGATTATGCTTCTAAGGCAACAGGCAATGCTGGTCTTACCCTTGGTATCATCGGTACAGCACTCGGTGCTGGTGCTTGGTTGCTTGGCGGTAACAACCGCAGTGTGTTTGGTTCACTCGGTGGCAGCAATATGCCTGAGAACGTGAACATCAACGCCTATGGAGCTAACGCAAGTTCCAATCAGCCAACCGCCTTGCAGGTAATGGAGAAGGAATGCGCTGATGAGGTGAAGCTGCTTACCGATATGTTCGGTTTGAAGCTCGACACCGCTAACAAATTCTACGCTATGCGCGAGACAGACATCGCTGAGAAGTTCTCTATGTATAAGGGTGCTAACGATGCTATCAACGCTGAGAACCGCCGTGCAATGCAGGCTGAGTTCGGTCTGTACAAGTCTCAGATTGATGCGGACTTCGGTCTGTACAAGAATCAGAGAGACCAGTACGATGCGTTGCAAGCGAAGTATAGTGACCTCGACAAGAAGGTAGCCGTTATGGAAGCCCTCACTCCTTACAAGGAGAAGCTTATGATGGCTTACGTGAACGAGAAGACTTGCAATTGCTTGCGTGGCCAGTTGGTACTCCCATCTACGCCAGTAATTTCGGGCTACGGCAGCTATTGCTGTAACAGCACTGCTCCTTCCACGCCCACTACAGGAGCGTAACAGAGCAAGAAAGTCCGTAAAAAAGACTAAGAAAAAATGAGTTGGTGAGGGGTGTTTGCCCTCGTTGGTGGATGTCCTCTCACCTCTCTATAATATATCACCAACTTTAAAGATATTGATTATGATGAATTTCGGGAACAGCCCATTATTGGATATGGGTACAAGTCAGCAACAGCCGCCAACGATGGATGCCGAGCTACAGAAGATGTATGAGGCAATACAGCAGAAGCGAGCATCTATCAATATGCAAGCACAGCAATCCGCCACCCCTTTATGGGATGAGATTGATAAGATTGAGGACAATCTTACAGGCGCACAACGTCAGTACTTGATGCAGAATCAAGAATATGTCAATAGCTTGCAATATGTGTCTAAGCTGGTTCAAGATGAGGAATTGCGTATCATACGCCCTCGTATTGAGAGCACTCAGCAAGGACAGGAAGCATTGAAGAAACATCTGTCTTTAATGCAACGGCTGAGAAAGGAGGTGGCACAGGCAGAGGAACAAAAATCTGCTATGCTCAACGATTATATGACTAACCACAGCGACAAGACTTGGCAAGAGTATCTCGCTTGGTACACTAAAACACATAAAGGAGAAACTAAGAAATGAATGTAACTGAACTGAAAGAGAAACTGCTTACATCGCTTGATTTGTGGGCAGACGCAAGAATTAGCGATATGGTGAAGGAGAACCCAGCACTGGCTATTCCTTCCGTGTATATGAAGCGAGCTTCACACAACATCATCGCAAAGCACAAGGATAGTTGGGGCAAGAGCATTGACAACGCTACCCTATTCATCGCCGATGAAGACGGAAACATTGATGCCGATACCATATTCTCAGACCTCATGCAGATGCTAGAGAATATAAGCAACTATGAGTTTGACCTTGGTTTTATCAAAGGTCGCATTGATGGCGGTACTTTGTCTATTGATTTGCCTGATAATATTATAACGACAATATTGTTCGGCAGCAAGAAGAGTATCAGCTTTACAAAAACTGACTTTGAGGAGTTGAAAAGTCTGATAACAGCAGAATAATCACATATATAAATACAAGACAATATGGAAGCAAAAGAGATTATGAGTAAGTTCGATGAGCTGTATGGAATGATGGCATCATCAGCAAACGTGAAGTATATGCACGTATTCGGCAACACAATGCGTTGCATGATGAAGGATATGGCAGCAAAGCACCCAGAGTTGGCGCAAGAGTATCTTGATAAGCTTTGCGCAATAAAGTGGAAGAACTATCTCACTAAGAAGGAGGCTTCAGAGATTGTGAACGGAATGAATCCGCCTGCAACCTGGGATATGCAGACGTGGCTTAATGCAATGACTGGTCTAGGACTTGCGACAGAGGAGAAGCCTTACTACAACGATTATGCTTTGTACGTTGCAATGAATCAGGTCGTAAGTGACCACGGATGTACCATCGCAAAGATACTCGGAAAGGATGACGTAAAGGATATTGGCACTGAGCATCTGGTTAAGTATGCCAACCACCTCGCACTCGACTTGTTAAAAGACAAGGATGGTGTGTACGACATCAGAGAGTATTTCTTGAAGTAACACTAAAAATATACGGTTATGAAAAAGGTATTTGAAAACATATTGGCAAGCAACGATATACAGGCTATTAAGAATTGTGTTGCGACAATGGCTGATTGTTGCGAAGTTGGAATGAATGACGGTGTAATGCTTGATATGATGAAGCAAGTTCAATGTGAGATTGGTGAGTGCCATTTTGATGAAGAAATGGCAGATATACATCTTTGTCTCATTAACCAGCTACACACAAAGGATGTTGCTAAAGATTATTGGCATGAAGTCAAAAACGACAACATCACAATTAATGATTGGTGCGTTCTTTGGGGCGAAATGGTTAAACGCAATGACGGAAAAATAAAGAAATGGTTTCCTAAAATCAATGCGCTCGATTATGAACGTAAGATTTTCGATGAGTGCATTTCTTTCTTGGACAACGGAGGATTGCCGTATCATGATTTAAAAGTCTAATTTTTTTCGTTATTCTGAATGAAGTTTCGGTTTTTTTTGCTATCTTTGCAAACGGAGACCGAAACTTTATATTTATGTATTATTCAGGATAACAGATTATGACAGATTTATTAGATTCTTCACAGATTCGGCAGATAGGTGTTACTATATTTTCAGCTATACTTGCCTTTGCAACGCCAACGGAAGGATTCGTTTTGGCGTTGGTTATCGCCTTTGGCTTCAATATCTTCTGCGGTATGCGAGCTGACGGCGTGAGTGTTGTACGATGCAAGAACTTTTCTGCATCAAAGTTCAAGAACGCACTTTTAGAGATGCTCTTGTATATTGTTATTGTGTATGTCATGTATGGAATCATGGTAAGTTGCAACGACAATACAGAAGCATTATTTGTGATTAAGATGCTTACGTATATATTCTGCTATGTGTATATATGCAATTCGTTTAAAAATCTCATTAAGGCGTACCCTAAGAATGTTGCATTCAGAGTTATTTATTACATTCTGAGGTTTGAGTTTGCGAAGGCATTGCCGAGTTATTGGAAACCGATATTGGAGAGATTGAATCAGGAGTTTGATAAAAAAGAGGAGGAAAACAAAAATGGAAGTACTAATTGATAGGGCTTGGAAAAAGGATGGCTATACTATTAGCCGTCTGTACGTGAATGGCAAATTGTTCGGATGCAATACTCTTGAAGATACAGACAGAGGATTGAACCAAAGTATGGAGTTGAACGAAATCAAGAAAAAAAAGGTGTATGGGCAGACTGCAATTCCAAGCGGCAGTTATGAATGCGTATATACCTACTCCAACAGATTCAAGAAGATGTTGCCATTACTTCTGAATGTCAAAGGATTTGAAGGAATACGCATACATAGCGGTAACTCTGCAAAAGATACTGAGGGGTGTATTCTTATCGGTAAAAACGATAAGAAAGGATGGGTTAGCGATTCTCGATTTTGGACAAACAAGCTCATTCAGACCATGAAGACAGCTTGGGATAAAAAGGAAAAAGTAACGATTGTAATTCAGTAAGCTTATGAAACTGATTGATAAGATAACAAGAGTTGTAATTGCTATTGCAGTAGCAATGCTGATTCTATCAATGTTCTGTAGATGCACTACTACTAAGTATGTTCCTGTTACAGAATACAAAGATAGGGTCGTAGTAAAGACGGATTCTTTGTTGAAGACTGATTCCGTCTATGTGCATGATAGCGTATCTGTTTATATTAGAGGTGATACAGTCTTCAAGGACAAGTACCATCTTCAATATAAAGACAGATATATTGTAAGAAACAAATCAGATACCTTGATTGTACGAGATTCGATTCCATATAAAGTTGAGGTTGGCAAGCAACTATCAAAGACTGACAGAGCTTTCTTGAATATAGGTAAGATAGCATCAGTTTGTCTTTTTATAGGCATTCTCGCATTTTTAGGTTGGATATATTGGAAGTTAAAACTACATAAACGTTCTTAGTTTTTTCTTATGTTTTTATTTGGTTATTGATTTATAAACAAAAGGGGGTGACCGCACGCGATGTGTAGCCACCCCTAAACATATAATGCACAGAAGTTATTCGTCAGCCTGAATAAAAGAGATTCCATACTTTTCAGTATAGTAATTCTCGTTTTTCACACGTATTGTTTGTGAATCGTAATATAATACAGTTTTGTCAACAGTTTCATAGAAATAACCATACTTTTGCCTAAGATGATACATTGCATTTTGTATGCGTTTTGGAGTGATACGAACTTTATACTTTGTATTTTGTTCTAGACCGCTTCTTACACGCCACGATTCCATCTTTCTTGTATGAGTAATCTTCTTACTCAGTTTAGAATAATCGTATGATTTTCTACCAGAAGACCTCCGCTGTCTTACATATTCATCTATTCTTTTCTGTGTTTCTTCTGTGTGCTTTAGATTGTTCTTTGCAGCACACCGAATTATAGTAGTCTTGGCAAATCCTGTAATATCTGCTATTTCCCTTGAAGACATCGTGGGATATAACTCAATTACTTTCTCTGTAAGACCTTTTACTTTAGAGTACCATACCATTCTTATCAGAAGAGCCGTAGCCGTTATCACCACGTTCTGTTTTGTTTAATTCATCCGTCTCTACAAACATGATGTTGTCACTTGTTTCTAGGTGAAATTGCACGATTTTATCACCAACCTTGTATCGCGGCATATTTGGCATAACATGATAGAATACGGCAGAAATCTCGCCGGTATAAGGGTCATCGATAGTGCCTTCACAGTTACTGAGAATCATACCAGTCTTCCATATAGAAGAGCGACAACGAAACGTAAAGCATCTTGAAATATCGACAGGCTTGTTGCGATTTTCAATCTGTAGCGCAAATCCGAGACCGTATTTCCACACGTTAGGTGCAATCTCTTTCTCTGATACTGCATAGCAGTCATAACAGAAATCATCATCATGCGCCTTGGATGGCATAACAGCGTTCTCGTTTGTTTTTTTAAACAAGACTGGCACACCTACTACTTCTTTGAATCGATAAATATATACACCGTCAATATTTACCTGTCCATAGAACATATCAGCAGGACGAGTCCAAACCTTGTGTTCCCCATAGAGCGCCTGATAAACAACTTCTTTCTCCTGAGTTTCACTATTAGTGACCTCAGTAATAAATCTGTAATAACCTCCTTTGAAATGTCTGTAAATCTTTTCCATTTTAATATTTAAAGTTTAAAATTCATGTTCATCACATACTTGGTCGCAAGATGATTCGTGCTGATTATTACAACACCATCCTACACCATAAATATCTTCGTTGTCAAAGCAATGGCAGTTGCCGCAACATTTCAATACGCTGCATTGCTTTAATCTTTCTGCATCACGTTGAACATCTCTTAGCTTGAACGGATGCTTCTTATTGAGCTTTATCAATTCGTTAATATACCTACGGGCATTCCAGTGATTTGTTAAACTTATCGCCTTGGTGATGCGGTGGTCTTTCTTTGCTCCCCATGGCTTATTTACTGTACATACATATAAATGGTAGGGAGTCCATCTTCTGTGCCAATAAAAAGGATATACCTCTAAATTGGCTTTCATTATCTTCTTTGCTAGTCTAATCTTCATATTCTTTCTCCTTCTTTAAAGTTGCAAGAATCATTATAGTTCCAAAGCAAGGCGTTGTCAATGAAGTCATCAGCATAGTTGTAGGAATCAAATTCCATTGTACCAAATGCCAACCACAACCACTTTCCTCATTGAGGACTTCTGTTAGCTTAGATGCCATATCCTCATCAGGATTGATAGTGATAGCTCTTACTCTGTATTCACACTTCTTCATAGTTCTTCTTTTTTTTAGTCTTCATACGCTACTTCTTTTTATCTAACCATTCCATTACGTGACGATAGGCATCATTTTCGTAACTTCTCATAAAATACTCAAAATTGTTTCTATCTTTGAGATAGTCAGATAAATCACCTCGCCAATAACCATACAGATTACCGAGGAACACACTTGACATTTCATTAATACAACGCTTGATGAGCTTCTGTTGCTCAACATTCTTGTTGTAGTGAAAGAGTGAATACGATGCTCTTTTGAGCCATTTCCACCACTTTGATGTGAACTTCTTTACTTCTATCTTTTCGGGAAGTTCCTCTCTTTTCGTGTGCATATCAACGAGCCTGTTATACTCTTCTATGCTAATTGTTATTTGTCTTTCCATACGCTACTTCGAATTTATTGCCAACAACTTTGAATTTGAATACTGATAATATAGAGCCTAAGAAATTCAATAAGTGCCCACCACCTACTGAATCTTTAATAACAAAACCTCCATCTTCATACCAAACAACCTCATAGATTGTTTTTGTTTCTTGGCTTTGCAGAAGGTCGTGTTCCCAAATTTCATTACCCTTGCAGTCTTTCAGACCTGTAAACTGACAGATGGTAGAGGGGTCAATTGGTGATGTCAGCCGTTTCTCAAAGTCTGTCATCCAGACGTTATCTGAATCTTTGTGATGAACCAAGTCACCTTTTATCCATTTCCCATCCAATGTCTTCTTTGCCTTGAATTTTATGTTTTCTATTTTCATAAGCTATTTCTTTTAATCGAATTTATTGCCAATAACGACCATATCTTCAGAAGAGTAATGAACTAAGAGACCTTGCCCAAAGCAGAAAGCTTTACTATCCCAATTAATATTGCCTATTCTTTCCGCATTGTTATCTTTGTACATAACTATATCCCCCTCATAGATAGGTGTTCCATTCTTGTCTGTCAGTCCTGTGAACATACAGACTGTTGAAGGGTTAACCTGATGTGCCTCGTTTCTATTAAGCATTGATTCACTCTGCCTATCCTCGATGATGTAAGTGTTACCACATTCGGCATAAAAGTAACCTTCTACCCATCCTTTACCATCAAGACGTTTAGCCTTGAACTTTATATTTTCTGCTTTCATAATCAACTATAAATTTATATATTATTTTAGAGTAGTCTAAATTAGAACATATTTAAAACACATTAACATTGTTATTGTTTATATAATCATATAAATGATTACCTTTGCACTCGGATTCTAGGACATCATAGTCCCCCATCGGCGACACTACACGCCGTTCTTCCTCTGTTCAAGGAGATTACAAAGCCCCTTAGTTGCCGCTTAGGGGCTTTTTTCTTGTACTGCTTTGTAGTGGGCAGTATTCCCCCAGATAGAGAAGTCTGGATAAACGATGGAGGGACTTTTGATGGAAAAGAATCCAAATGACAACAAGGTTCGTGTTTTCTGCAAGTACATCATTAGGAACGGAAAGCGCATCTATCCCAAAAATGGGACTTGCTTTTCTTTCTTAGTATAAGCAGAATGAATCTTTTTCGGGGTAGCGGCAACTACCCCTTTTTACTTTGGTTCATACAACTCACAAGACTTGCGATTTATTCCTCCAACTTTTCAATAGGTTTCCAATGAGTGATAGAAGCCATTCTTCCTTTCCATAAGATAATGAAGCCATTACTATCTTTTGGGACAGTTGCGCATTCTACTCTTTTGTTTTTAAAAACATTATCAGGCGACATCTTACTTGTCACCCAAACTACTTTATCATAAGGAGGCAACTCATCCTCAACAGATACCCAGTCTGACTTATTGAGTTCTTTCAAAGCTTCTTCTAAGTTAGAGATAACGCTATATTGGTTAGCTTGCCTACTCCAAATGATAGCTTGTTCTATCAACTCTATTACTTTCTTCTTATCCATAGTTATAAATTAAAATATTCACGTATCTGTTCACCTGTCATGCGATATACCTCAGATATTCGGCAGTCTCTAATTGGGCTATCCCATGCACCTGTATGTTCATCATTACAACTACCATCAGCAACACGCTCTACGGCTTCTTCTGGTCCTGTTGCAAAGTCAACGCTTAGAAGTTCCTTTTCTTCATCACTAAGCCCTTTTCCTTCCAAAGCAATATTTAGAGCGGTTTGCAACTCGTAATGAGCCTTATCTGAATAGCCTATAGCCTTATCAATATGACTATTGATTGATTTCTCTTTCTTATCCATAGTTCTAAATTGTTTCTTGTTTAATCACTTCATCAAACCTTGCCTCCATCTGCTGAATGATGTTGTCGATTGTCTTGCCTTGATAATCATTGGCTATCTCTTGGAGGATGGCTAACTGTGATGTAAGTCTGAATCTGTCTGTCATATTCTTCTTTTAAATTATTGGATACAAAAAGCGGCAACCCAACTTATGGATTACCGCTTATAAAGTGGTCGTTAGACCTATGTTTTAAAATTTGCTGATATAGCCTACTCTAATAAAGGAGAGTCACCTCCTGGAGATAGTTTTCTAAAACGTTGCTCTGCATTATGCTTGTCTAGAGATTTTAATTGCTCCTTTGCCATTTTATGTAAAGCAAGGAATCTCTCTCGTCTAGGCTTTCCATCCTTTATGAGAACAGAGTTATACGATTCCATTGCTGATAGTACAATAAGCTGATTAATTGTAGCCGTGTCACGCATATTCAACCCCTTCTTAGCTAATACTGGGTTAGCTTTTTCCCAGTCTTTCGCTGTATAACCAAATAATGCAAGGTTAAGCATATCAGCCTCGCCTGCATAAATACTGCTTGTGATATTACGTTTAGTCTCTTCTATTGTCAACTGTGGTATGATACATTCTTTAATAGCATCAGTATGTACAGCATAATTCACCTTAGAAAGCAATCTTTTTACATCCCAATGCAGTAATAGAGGATTGCTTTGAGATTCTTTCAATCTTTGAAATTCTTTTATAACTAAAAGATTGAACTCAGGACTAAGCCACATTCCGAAATGATAAGCTATGTCCTTATGCGCAAATGTACCACCATATCTACCAGCCTTTGCAAATATTCCTATTGCATTGGTCTTTTTAACGTATTCAGAGATGGAAATGTAAAAGCTGTTACTTCCCGTCTCTTTTCTAATTCCCCCGAATTCGGGGGAATTAAAATTAGGGTTGTTCATACTCTCCCAAACTCCAAGGAAATCAATAGTAGATTTGTTACTCAACCATTTCTCGATTAATTTACTTCCACCATCAAATCCTTTTGTCATATCCGTTAAACAGATATAGTCATTCTCATCTCCCTTTAATAATACAGAGATTTCAACATCTTTAACTGTAATTTTCTTAGTCTTTGCCATATCATTTATATTTTAAAACGCTGCAAAGATACAGAAAATATTTGTAATCTCCAAATTTATTTGCGGTAATCCACTAAGTCAAAGAACACTTTTCTCTTCTTATTCCACCTCTCCCTGTTGCAGGAGAGGGTGGTTAGTTACTCCCCAACTTCAACAAACTTTCCGTTTTTAAGTTGATACCAAGTATCAGCCTTGATATTCTCTCCATCAACGTACTCAGTCTTAACACATACTGGAACATCACGTTTCTTTTTATCGCTCCATTTCCATTCTGCCAGCGTTATCCATGAGCCTACCTTTGCTTTGGCTATTGAATTGTTGCCAGCACACATGATAACAGAATCTTCTCCAGTGCTGTCAATCTGAGCAGAGTAACCGCTTGAACCAATCTTAGCAGAGTAACCGCTTGAACCAATCTTAGCAGAGTAACCGCTTGAACCAATCTGAGCATAGTCACCGCTTGAACCAATCTTAGCATAGTCACCGCTTGAACCAATCTTAGCATAGTCACCGCTTGAACCAATCTTAGCAGAGTAACCGCTTGAACCAATCTGAGCATAGTCACCGCTTGAACCAATCTTAGCATAGTCACCGCTTGAACCAATCTTAGCAGAGTCACCGCTTGAACCAATCTTAGCATAGTCACCGCTTGAACCAATCTTAGCATAGTCACCGCTTGAACCAATCTTAGCAGAGTAACCGCTTGAACCAATCTGAGCATAGTCACCGCTTGAACCAATCTTAGCATAGTCACCGCTTGAACCAATCTTAGCAGAGTAACCGCTTGAACCAATCTGAGCATAGTCACCGCTTGAACCAATCTTAGCATAGTCACCGCTTGAACCAATCTTAGCAGAGTCACCGCTTGAACCAATCTTAGCAGAGTCACCGCTTGAACCAATCTTAGCATAGTCACCGCTTGAACCAATCTTAGCATAGTCACCGCTTGAACCAATCTGAGCAGAGTCACCGCTTGAACCAATCTGTTTTCTTCTGTTTCCGTTGTCGTTTAACGCACCATCTACCTTAACTTTAGATGGTGATGTAATATCTTTCAGCCACTCGACACCGATATTAATGATGTCAGCCAGCTTCAACTCAGCCTTAATCTTGATGCGAGAAGAGCATACCTTTGTCGAATTTTCTTCTTCTTCAATCTTACCAGACTGTTCTACCTCTGCATAGCGAGAGTTAATCATATAGTAGTAGTCCCACACTTCCATTGGAGACTTGCAAGCGTGGAAACCTCGGTTACAACACTTGATTTCTCCGTCCATTTCATACTCTTTTCCAACTTCGTACTGGAATCCACGGCATTGCATATTCTTGTCGAATCCCTTGTACGAGGTGATTACCTTATCACTCATATTACTATCTATTTATATCCCATAAGGGATGGTTAAATGAGAAGCAAGCGATGATAAAATAAAGTGCTTAATTTTAAAAATATCATTTTGTTTGCTTGCTTCTCAAAAAATATTATTATCTTTGTACCGCTTAATTTTAAAAATAAAAACGATATGAAGCATTTAATTAAATTAATGTCAGAAGATTGCACATACATGTGTGTTATCAATCCTGACCACATCGTTAAATTCTATGAAGAAGACGATGTTTGCTGTATCAAACTTTCAACAGGTGAAACTTTTGTAACTAAAGTTAAACTTGATGATTTAAAAGATTTGATAGAAAAGAGTTACTTGTAAAGATACTCTTTTAGACATTTATCATACCCTTCTTTTTGTTTGAAAGGGCAATGATTGACAACCCAGATTCTATCTCTCCACTGATGAAGAGGTGAATTGTAAATCCACTCAAATCGTGCTATGTTATTGGTTATTGGTGAATCTATACTATAGACAGTCTTCTTTAGCCACTTACGTAGCACCTTTTTTATTATATTCTGTATCATGTTCTTAAATTTATGCCCGAAGGCGTTAAACACTAATGTAAATAAATATTTTTATCACCTAAATCTTTTAATGCTATATCCTTACACTTTTGGCAAAGAAATTTGTTTCCCAAGCCTTTGTCAAAATACGCTAAAGATATAAAATCTTCTGGCTGGAATTTGTGCCCACAGCAGAAGCAAGTCTTTTGTACTGACAAATTAGACCTCTCACGCAACTCTTTAAAATGAGCAAACGTCCCAAAGAAGTGTCCTTCTTCACACCCTACCGCTTTGTAGACTTTTTTAGTTATTTTTACTACTTCCATACCTACACCTCTATTTATGTCCGAAGACGATTAAAATCCATACCATTTCGAAATCATCGTTTTTATTCCTTGTTTTAAAAACTTCTTTTCACGTCTTTTCAAGAACGACTTACTTCGATGTACACAATCTAAATACCAAAGAGACCTCTCAGTGTCGAAAAATCTTAAAGCATACAACATACCTATACCTCCATTTCTGAGTTAAGTTTCAATCCATAAAGAAGATGTTGAAGTTCGTGAACATACTTTATGTTTTTAAGCAAATCTTGATGAGCAAGACCAACAATCCATGTTTGACCTTCAACTCTTAAATTCACGTATCTCCCTTCTCCTATCGCTTTATAAAACATATCTGTATATCTATTTTCCATCCATCCATTCTTAATTATAATATCTAGGGTGAAAGGAATACCTTCTATCACATTAACATTAACTTCTTGTAAGCTTTCGTTTTCATCATAGTAAGTTGCATAGTAACCATCACAATTGCTAATGATTCTAAGACTTCCATGGATATAAACTAAATCTCCTGGTATATAACCTAATTTATCCATACGCTTTACTTTTTACGATGATTATACTTCTTAATAGCATCCTTCTTAGAAGCTGCCATAATCTTAACACCCTTGATTGTAAACTCATGCTGTGCCTTTGGCTGACACTTCTGTCTATCAGATGGAACGCTGCCATAGCCATTATTTGGTCTATGATATTCCATACCAAAAGGATTACCATAATAGCTGACAGCAGATAAATATGCCATCTGCATTCTAGTCAAATTTATGAATGTTTCGCTCATACGCTTTACTCCTTTACTTCTTTAAAGATTACATTCTTTTTGTCTGAACGATATTTTGGAACACACTCCATTCCAAGTGATATTGCTACACAACCGCCATTTCTATCAAAGAAGCATCCATCACAGCCTTTGCTTTTAACAGCTTCAACTGCTTCAAGAGTAATGGTTACTCTTTCTCCAACTTTAAGCTCTTTCATTGCTCACCTCCTTTTTTTGGCAGTAAATCATCAATATAAAGCCATTGAGTAATTTGAAGACATCTGGCTATAGCTTTCCAACTACAATCTATGTATTCTGTTCCGAATCCATTATTGTTAGTGGTTTTAAACATGATGTAACTATGACGCTTTGGCTCTTCAATAGCAGGATGCCACAAGTCCTTCAAGAACTCATTGATAGCCCAATTTGCACCATGTCTAAACCCCTCTGCTATAAACGGAGCATCCTGTGAAGCAGGATATCTATTGTTGCAATAATATCTTGCAGCTTCTTTTATTTTCTTGTCATCTATCATAACTTACTTCTCCTTTAAACGTTCTATTAATTTATCTGCGATTTTGATAGCCGAATTAACGATACTGTCATACATAGAGCCAGAACGTTGTGCAAGACTTGCAGCAACATCTTTTGCTATCTCGTATCTTCTTTGTTCCCAATCTACCTGTGTTGGAAGAGCTTTTTTGTCTGCTTCATAAAAAGAGCAAGTATCTGCGCCATCTGTCTCAAAAGATGGATGACAGCCAAATCTACTTACACACGTTTTACAGATATTCATGCCTCACCTCCTTTCCACTCATCAGTTGTACCAAGAAGGTGCTTGGTCTGCTCATTGTAAGGGATGCACTCTTCAAAGCGCATACCTCCTACAGCTTCATACTTTCCACTTTCAAGTTGATATGCAAACTGGCATAGACTCCAAGCAAAACATTCTTCTCCACGAATATCTCTCATCAAGCACCAATCCATAGGCTTGAACTCACACTTCTTTGGCAAATCGATAATCTGTTTCTTATCACTATTCCAAACCTTGCCTTCTTTGGCTAGAGCATCAAAGAGCTGCTGCTTCTCAGAGTCAGTTGCTGGGCGGAGACTATAATGAACTCTTGTATTACCATATTCAGCTGTAGTAAATTTATCGTCAGCATTATAGAAAGCATAGTAAAAAGCTCTTTCGTCTCCATCTTTATATTCACTTCTTAAGATGAAAATACAATTTGCAAAATATCCATCTTTAATTCCTTTCATAAACACAATATCCCCATCCTTAAACTCAGACTGCTTCTCAATCTCCAAGGTCTCCATGTTCAACTTGCCACCTAGTTCTTTCTCTATTTTGTGGATATATTCCTGAGCGTCTTCTTTATTTGCTTTGTTGAAATCAGATGTTTGCATGTAGTTTTCATCCTCTTCAAAGCTCACCATACTACCCCCTTCTTCCCATAGATAATACTGACCATGGAAATTTTTGTAGGCATCATCCTCAAACTTCTCAAAGATAATATGTACACTCTCATCTTTATTAACCAACACGTCTCCCTTCTTCCAGGAGAACTTACTCCAGTCACGCATTTCTTTTGAAGGAAGGAGAATCTGTAAGCCATCAAGTCCTCCTCTTACAGTACCAAATTCGGAATAACCACGATGGCAAGTAGTATTATTATCAGTCTCATTCGTACACCAAACTACAGTTTCTGTATCAGTAGTACTGATGGTATCTAACTCTACATCTATATTATATAATAAGTCATATAACTTAGTTCCTTGCGGCTTATCCTTTAGGATAGCCGCTACATTTATCTTTGTCTCCATATTACTTTACTCTTTTGAATTGAATATTCTTTCCGTCTTTTCGCTCATTTGATGCGCACTTGATTCGATTGCATATATCTATATTAATAATGCTTGAAATCTCGTCAAAGAAACAACCAGTACAATCAATTTCCTTGGTCTCAATCACCTTCAAGACGATTTCTGAGCCTATAGGTAAATCTTCCATAGTTACACCTCCTCGTTGTATTTATAAACAAGCCCGACAACCAAATTGACAAGTTCGTGATTTGTCATAACTCTAGTGTTTGTATTACCAAGTCTCAGCTCATTAATGATACGTTCTGCAACCTTCTTGATGTGCCCCATCTTAGACAGAGGGAAACGCTCGATGTCGGCAGCCTTATCAAGATGGAAGCTCTCACGAAGATAAGTGCCACGGATATGCTCTATTGTCGAACTTTCGCGAGTGACTACCCATACGCCCTCTTCTAGAGGACTATACGAGAGCATACTAACAGGCTCATACTTCCCATTTATCTTTCTATAGAAAGTCTTCGATATATCGATGTCAGGAATCTTGTATTCCTGATAGCGACCTTTACTGTTCTTTGTGTACAGCTGTGGAATCTTTTTCATTTTTGCTTCTTCTTTAAGTTGTTAGTTTCAATCTCGTTGAGCGTTTTCTCAATCTCATCGCCACCAGAAAGCATACTGGCTTTAGTTTCCTCGTCCAATGTATCGAACGCAGACTTGGCGGCATTCTTCTGCATCTTTTGGTCGATGAAGATACGCTCGATGTTGGCGAACATCTCAGTTACCTCTTTCTTTTCGTTGAACTTCAAGACGAACTCCTCGGAGAGACCTCTTGACACCATAAACTTCTTTGCTTTCTCGGAAGCGAGTTCTGGGCAGAGATAATGAAACAGTTCTGTGAAGTCGAAATCGTAGTCAGTCTTTGCTCCACTCATTATTGCATTGTAGTTCACGAATCCCTCGCAAAGCATTTGGAAGCAGATGTAAGACAATGCAGGTATACTGACGTTCTTGTGCCCAAGATTAGCGAGCTTGACCTCTATGAACTTCTGAAACTTCTCCATATCTGGAGATACGGCATCAATGTAAGACAGAGAAAGCTCGTCGAAGTAGTCGGCATTACAGAAGTCGAACTCGAACCAGTTGATGATTTTCCGCACTATCGACTTGATTTCCTCAAGGTTTCTCTTCGCCTCGAAGCGATAGAGTTTCTTGTGTTCCATCACCCCCTGAAGCTTGGCTAAGTACCAATCGGAGATGACGCAAGGGATATATACATACGTTGCTAGGAACGTCTTGACCTTGCGAAGGATTGCATTGACCTCTACTGTAGAGTATTTGTACTTGCAAGGTATCTTGTACGTCTTGTACTGCGACTTATCATCGAAAGTGTACATCCTCGGAATAAGCCACTTGACACCTGCCATAGGGGTTGGTTTCCAAATCTCCATATCCTACACCTCCCTCTCTACTGCCAATGCGCAACTGATACAGAACACCATCAGAAGCGAAAGGAAAATGTGTTCAACCATAAAACAGATGAAACCGTAACCTGCGATGAGTGCTGCTATTACAAGCAGAATCATTATTATTGTATGTTTGTATCTCTTCATAATTACTTTGATTTAATGTTTCCGTATGCAGCCATATAGCTATCAAGCTGCTGTGTTGCGTGTACCAGTTTCTGATTGTAGCTACCTCGCTCTGCTCTAGCCTTAGAAATAAAGACGAAGCTAACGATGATTGATATTACTACCGTTATCACGATGAACAACCAAGGCAGCTTGTGTACTGCCTTATTGATTGCTCTTCCTAGGTTTCTTACAATAACCCAGGAGTAGATCCAGATGAACACTACCGCTTGCTTTGTGGTAGCGTTCTCGATACGTTCTTTCTGTGTCATAATTCTAAAATTTACTTGGTTCGGTTGCACCAGTTATCGGTTGATTGCCAATAACCAGCTAACCATATTTCTTTTGGTGTCGCATCAGGATGCTCACTGAGCCATTCCTCTGCCATTTTACTTACGTCTGCCATTTTGGTCTCGTTTTGATTCTTTTTCAAGCTTTTGCTTTAGCTTTTCAAGAGGCGATTTTTCAATATCAACATCCTTTAAGCGGCAATGTTCTTCGTAGGATATTGCTTTTCTTCTAGATTCCTCATCTTCTTTCTTTTGTTTCTCAGCTAACTTTTGAGAATCAATTTCAGCTCTCTTTTCATAGAGCTTACACATGTATTTTTCGAGAGCAATAAAAAGTTTTTGAGGATTTACTGTCTTTCCTACATAGATTTCGCCATACTCACCCATAGAAAACTCGTAGAAGAATCTAGTAAGCTCACTAGGCGTAAGGTGATAGTATTCTTGTCTGATACGCTGTGCCATAGCCTTGAACTGATAAGGAGTAGTCGAATCGATAGCTCCAATAACCATAAACAAGTCTATAAGCATTATCTTAATCCAAAACTCGCTTGCGCCATCTTTGAAGTACTTATCAATACTAACAAACGACATACCGCCTCTAGCTACAGAATCATATACAGATGTAATTGCATCTGTCCGATTTTGCAGAGTAGGATATTTATCCAAGAATAGCGCATATTGTTTGCCGTATTTTGCTACAGCTTGGCTACATTCAGTCGGCAAGGATTGAACTAATTTTGTTGAAAGTTCGTTGCTGTTGTTCATAACTATTTGCGTAATTAATTTTAGGACTGAACAACCCAGTATAGTTGTTGCCCATAGAATACTCAACGATTTCCTTTGCGTATTCGGGATTTCCATTTGACAACTGTAGAAGTTTCTTTTTAAGAGCTTCTAACCCACGTGGCTTGTAAGTCTGACGTTTTTCTTTCTTGTATGCAAGCCACATTTCAAGAGCTTCTTTGCAAGGATAATATTCTTCCTGTTTTTGCTCTGTAACAATCTCGAAATCCGACAAATCGTTTCCTAACGAAAATGCAGCACCCATAAGAAATATTCTCTGTTTCTCTGCGTCATTAGGGAACAATTCGCTAGACTTCTGACGTATGTTAGTTGGTAACATCATAAGCTATTGTATGTAATTTTGTTGTCTTTCTATATCATGCTGAATATGCAGTAGTGCGATATATTCATCAGAATCAGGAAAATCAAATCCAGCTTCTTCTTTTGCCCACGATTTAAAATCAGAAATTGATTTGCTCATTTCGTCTTTTGTGAGGTCGGCAGAAGAACGAAGATATTTATAGCATTCTCCTGTGAATTTATCAACCCCCTCTCTGAGGAATATATCTTTGTTCACTACTAGCTTATAGAAATGTGTTTTGACTTCATCTAGAGTGTAGCCGTATTGAAGAGCAAAGGCAGATAGAAGTAAATGAAGGTATGCATTCTGATTTAAGGAACGACCACGTTTCTCTTTCAGTTCTACCATAGCACCTTTGTTCTCCAATTCGGTTACTTTTTCTCTAAACTTTTCCAGTTCAAACACATTTTTCAGATTGAACCACATAAGCGTTGAATGCTCGTTTGATTAATTCTACGCTAGAAGGGCAAGTCATCAGAAGACTGCGTATCAGAAGATGGAGCAGCAGATTGCGGTTGCTGTGGCTGTGCAGGTGGAAACAGACTTTGCTGATTCGTCGGGTTTGCCACGCCAGCAGCATTAGCAGAACTTGCCATAGCTTGTTGCGCTGCTTGTGCGCTAGACTGGGCATTACCACTAAAGCCACCACCTTGTGCAGCAGTTTGTTGTGACACCTTAGTAACATTCCAAGCACGAATCTGATTAAAATATCTGCCTTGATATTCATGTGCATCAATATCAAAGCTAACGTTAATAACCTCACCAGAATGAATACCAAAACTAGCAATTCTATCCGCTCCAAAAACATCAAAAGCCATCTTTTTTGGATATTGCTCTTGTGTTTCTATTACATAAGTCTGAGACTTCCACTCACCTCTTGCAGATACGCCGCTTCTTTCAGGTAAAACGGCAATAACTTTTCCTTGAATTTCCATTATTTTTTATTTAAAGAATTTTGTAAAACCAAATCAGCCAACTCATCAAAGTAGGCAACATCCTTAATAGCGGAATCTTGCTCACCAGTAACCTTTGATGCTATAGAACCTTTCTTCATAATCAAACTATAAAGATAACTGTCAATAGTATTAATTCCCATCAGAATCCACGATGTAACAGCATTCTTCTGTCCGTTACGGTAAGCACGGCATTCACACTGAGATAAGTCTGCCATCGTCCAAGGTAGCTCCGTGAATACGACATTCGATGAAGCCGTAAGAGTTAATCCTACACCAGCAGCCTTAATGGAACAGATGATTATTCTCTTTTTCTTAGCTTGGAAGGAGTCAATAGCCCATTGCTTCTGCTGCTGATTATCAGAGCCAGTAACGGAACATACCTCATTTGGAAACTCCTTTTTGATTGCATCAACAACATCACGATGTTCTGCGAACACAATTATCTGTTCTTCCGTATCATGTAGAAACTCGATTGTTGCCTTCATCTTTCCCTTTCCAGATATAGAACGAAGATTCATAAATTTAACTAATGCCTTCATTCGTAGCTTTTTTCTAGCTTCATCCTCAGAACAATTCTTATATTCAAGAAGGAATGTAAGCAGGTCTTTCTGACAAGTATCATACTCTTCTTGTGTTTCAGAATCAAGAGTAACACTAATTGTTGTTCTTGTTAGTTCAGGCAAATCTTTGAGCACATCTTTCTTTTCCCTACGGAAGTAACATGTTTCGTGAATCTTTTGATTAAGCTCTTCGAGATTCTCGTTTTCTCCATATCTATTACAGAACTCGCCATATCCGCCAAATTCATCAATTCTACCAAGAATAGCCAACTGACAAGCCATATCAGTAGCATGGTTAACCACAGGCGTACCAGTCAGCTCGTAGATATATTCCTTGCCTTGGCAAATACCCATTATTATTTTTGACTGCCTTGTCGTTGGGTCTTTAACTCTTGCAGACTCGTCAATAATGACCGATTTCAGAATATCGACCTCATTCCTAAAAATGAAATTTTTAAGCTTTAACGGCTTTTCTCCGAGTGATACAACGAAATATTTAGCAAGAGACTCGTAATTGCATATAACCACATCATACAAATCCATCTTAGTAAGATGATAGCCGTATGTTGCGTTTACAGAATCCGTAAGGATAAGCGGACGAAGATTTGTGAATTTCTTGATTTCACGTTCCCAATTGACTTTGAGGGCAGCAGGGCAAATAACCAAACAAGGAGTCGCTTTTGCACGTTCAATTGCAACGATGGATTGAACCGTCTTGCCAGTTCCCATATCGTCACCATTTATGCAACGCTTCATAGCAAGTTCCATGCGTACACCCTCTTCTTGATAATCGTATAATTTTGGTTTATCTGACATAATGATAATTATAATAAACACCACATTCTGAAAGCCCATTCAAGAGCCTTCTCTCTACCACGCAAATACAACTCGTCACCACGTTCAATCTTTTTGTAGAATACTTTCTTCTTAGTCTTTGAGACTGCAAAGATAAAGTCTTGATTTCCGTATCTAGGGTCAATGCTGTGCGTCAAGTCCATATACCATGCACGGCTTCTATCCCAGTCCACGAAATCAATTTGAGCTTCAAATTGTTCTTGTGACGTAGCTGCGGTAGTTTTCAAGTCTCCGCCAAACTCGCCAAGCCACCAGTCGAACTTACATCGTACAGGCAGTTCAAACTCGAAACCTTGGTATTCCATCTTCATGCGCGGGTTGATGAATGTTTTCTGACCGACCGCATTTTTCAGAACAAAATCAAGAAATCTATCCTTTGTTGCTTGTTTCTTTAATACCGCAAGTCTGTCTAATCCCCATTTCCAATCCTTCTCTGTATATTTCTCATCATCAACCGTCATAGCGTAATGATTACACTTTTCTGGTTCAGTAACGAGAGCATCAACGAGAGTACCAAGATGGAATGCCTTTTTCTTGTCTGATTCCTTAACGAAGTTAAGTTGTGGGTTAAGAGCGAACTTCAATGCGGTGAGGTCTGAGTTGGAAACCTCACCACGTGAATAATAATGGTCAAACGGTTGCTCTGCCATATTACTTAGCTGTTACTTCATCCTCATATTTAATATAAGGGGAAACGATATACTCCTCCTCATTGTTAGCATGTTTCTCGCAAGCTTTGCGCATAAACTCCAACTTAGATGCAAGTTTGTCAGGTGACATAGAAGAGCCTTCAATCGTCCACCACTGCTGAATAATATCGAGCCAAGCGTTTTTGTCAGTAACGACAAGACGTTTTGTGACCTTTATTTTCTTCTTACTTGTGTTGCCAACAGAAGTCTGAGCGAAGAGCGATTGAGCTTGTGCAGTAGCATGTTGTGCTGCGTTTTCAGCATCACGTTTCTCTTGCTCTGCTGCAAGCTTGCGTTGCTGCTCTTCCTTGGCTGCTTCATCAGCCTTACGGATAGCCTCTTCTTTAGCCTTACGTTCAGCCTCGGCAGCGGCAGCTTCAGCCTCCTTGCGCTTGCGTTCTTCTTCGGCAGCTTTCAGTTCTGCCTCCTTGCGCTTGCGTTCTTCTTCGGCAGCTTTCAGCTCTGCCTCCTTGCGCTTGCGTTCCTCCTCATCTTTGATGCGTTGGATTTCTTCTTGCTTTTTACGCTCTTCCTCGGCAGCCTTACGTGCTTCCTCTTCCTTGCGTTTGCGTTCCTCGGCAGCCTTACGTGCTTCCTCTTCCTTGCGTTTGCGTTCCTCCTCTGCCTTCTTGATTTCAAGAAGTTCAGCAATCTTAGAGTCAAACTTCATAAGGAGTTCGTCACGTGTAGCAGTGACTGTCTGCTTATAAGACGCAAGCAATGATGCGGAAATTTCCTTGTACGCGCCGTTCATAATATCCTTTGCGTCATTCTCTTCAATTTCAGAAGAGTATGAAGGCTTGTTATTAACGAACAGATGTCCGAGGTCAAGAACATCAGAATACTCTGTAATACGTTTCTTAACTTCATCCTTGTTATCAAGGGTAAGAAGAGAGAACGTATTATTAAGTGAGTTGATAGCAGCAGAAGAATGCTCAGTAAGAAGATTGTTGAGCGTATCAATAGTATCAGTCTTCAACTTAATCTTAGCCTCTTTGATACGCTCCTGGCGCAGGCGTTCCTGCTCAGCCTTACGCTGCTGTTCTAGCTTGTAGGCAGCATACTCATTGCGCTTTTCCTGAATCTTATAGACAACAGAATCTGTATTCTTGGCAGAGATAAGGCTCTCCATCATCGTAAATCCTTTACGGACAATATCGAACACTTGGGTAACACCCTTACGTTTCTCCGTCATTGCTTTCTCTGTCAGTTTAGCCTTCTTGATAAATTTAGCAGCTTTCTCGTCAAGAGCATCATTCATACCAGAAGCACTAATATCAGACAGAAGAGATTCACCTGCCTGAACACATGCCTCATAAGACTTTCTGTTAGCTTGCACCGCATTTTCTGTATCGGATTTGAGCGTTGCAATCTGTCTTGTAATATTGTTGGCTTGTTGTTGTACCAACTGCAATTCTGTATTTTCAGCCATACTTTATAAATTAAAATGGAGAATCATCGTCAACCTTTGCCTTAACACCATTTTTCTGTGTCTCAGTTTGCGAAGCACCAAAAGCTTCTTGTTGTTGCTGTTGTTGAGGTTGGCTGTCAACATCAGCTTGTAACATACCGCCAAGACCGACAGGTAACTTAGGATAAGTCTTAAAAGCATGCTTACAAGTCTTAGAGATAAGGAATCCTGTATCAATATCCTTGAAGTACGTTCTGCCATCATTACCAACATAATTACCGCCATAAAGAGCGTTAGCCTTATGGTCTTGACCGCCAAATTTAGCAGAATATTCACGCAATCTGTCGATACCTTCGCGGTCAAGAACGAAGTAATCGTATGAATTGTTTGGAAGGATAATCTTTACGTAACAAGCAACGATATATGAATTTGCTGGTCGTGGATAAGTCTTCACATAATCAACAAATTTATGACCGTCACGCTCACCGAAGCGGAAATCATCGCAATCATATACCACTACAGGGTTGTCACAACGAAGAATCTGTCCAGCTCTTTGACGAAGAAGAATCTCACCATATCCTGTATATGTAATCTTAGCCGTATAAGTTGATTGTCTGGTATTCTTGTCGTAGTTGCTATAACCCATAAGGTAACAGAGTGTTGTAGTTCCCTTTTCTAGCGACAATCCATTAATCGCTAAATTCATAAAGGCATCGTGAATATTCAACGATGTAGCTTTTTCAAGATAACCCTTAAATGAGCCGTTGAGAAGCTCATTATTAAACAGAGACTTCTGTTCTTCAAAGAACACTTCTCCACCCTCTCCGAACTTCTGATTGTACACCTCAATAAACTTATCTCTTGCCAAGTCGCAAATCTGATTATGAGGCGTTTTATTTAACTGTTCTATATCCATTTGTATAGATTTTAAAATTAGTGAACTCTATCAATATAACTAAAGTACGTTTCCACCATTACCGAACCAGTAGTTGTAGGTCTTTCGTAATAATGTGGAATCGTACCTAACTTTCTGCCATCACCATCTTGGTAATTCAGAAAAATAGCTCTAGCCGCCACTTCTCTTGACTTGTTTGCAGTAAGTTCCATCAAACAAGCATGTAACTTGCGTTGATGGATTACTGCATTAGCCATTTTTGACGGCATAGATGCTATAAGTTTGTCGATTTTACTCATTCTTTTCCTCTTTGTTTTCGGAAGATGGAGCGTGATGTTCGAATACATCGAAGACCTTTGTTTCGTTGAGACCTACGATGTCGTAATCAATCATTGTTTTCCCCATTACCTCATCAATATATCGAAGAGCACGTGCCAACGACTTAGCCTGAACCAGATAAGTTACGTTAGAACGCTTCTCTTTTTGGGATTTCTCATCAATAGTGATAAACTGGAGTTTTGCCTTGTACAACTTATCATCATCATCCAAGTCAGAGAAGAAAATATCGCCATATTTGGTTTTCTTTGCGCTTGTAACGGCAGAATCGCCACTAATATAGCAACTCATTTCTTCAATGACAGATGTTTCTGCCCCGGTGCAAGAAAGTGCATCAACAACATAAAGTTCGTTGACTACTTTTTCCGAGCCATCCTCCATCGTCTTTTGGTACTTGATTCTAGTCTCATACCAAGATGCTGTTCTTGCTCTCATTACTCACCATCCTTTCCATTATCAGCCAAAGAAGCAATCTTATCAAAGAGTTCTTTGGCAACGTTGCCTTTGATTTCGATGCACTTTACGTTGCTGTCACCATCACCGTCACCTTCGCCATTGTGAAGTGTTTCATTCTCGCTCTCCAGGCGTTTGCGAAGAGCCAAATTCTCGTTGTTGTGCAACAACTGTGCGAGAATCAGTACACAGTTTATCTTCTCAATTTCTTTGTCATTGCGAACAACCTCATCAGTACCATTGATGATTTTCACCAATTCATCGTACTCTTCCTTTGTCTCACAGTTATGTGCGACACAACCGATAACCTTAAAACGGTCAATCTCGAAAACCAACTTAATTTTGTCTTTTGCCATAATAGCTACATATTTAATTAATTAAACAATAATAATATTTCTCTTTCTACTCTTTTCTTTTTGCATCGCTTTACGCTAGCCTTGCAAAGTTCAGTATTATTTCTGTAATAATCTCTTTGCTTTTGCAGTCTTTCTTCACGATTTCTCATATATCTTTCGTGGTCGAGCTGGCTACGCCTTGATTCGCTTCTCATTTTGCTAATCTTCTTTATCCCAACCTAGCATCATCGCTATTGCGCCAGCAACTGCGAACATAAGAGCGGTTGCAGCAAGCGCAAATAAAATTATACTCATAAATCAAAACATTTGATAACTTTCTTGCCGCATACAGTCTTGCTTGCGAAGTTGATTATCTCAGCAGCGACTACAAGAACAAGCATGGCAACAAGATAGCATATATAATACATACCTTTCATTACTTAGCTTTTTCAATAATTTGGTTTATAAATTTGCAATAACAAGCTGTATAGCCAGCTATATATACAGAAAACAAACTTTTAACCTTGAGATTAAAATAATCATCATCACAAAAACTCAATATCTTACAAACAAACTCCCAAGGTTTATTTTCTGGTACACCCATTTTGTTCATAAGCTCAAAATCACCCTTTATCAATGGGTCTTTTCGTAATTCTTCAAGCGTTATTCTCGCCATTATACACCTCCATACTTTGTAAAAAAGAGCCTCGGCAGTTGGTAAAATTTAAGTGATGAATCCTACAAGAATTGTATTGACTATTTCCCGATGGTCGGTCGGAACTGCCTTGGCTCGTTAAACATTGACCTATTCTAAAGAAGTGGAGATTTGAGGAATCGAACCTCATCGGTTGGCAACATCCCATTGGATTTCGGTCAGCAGTCATAATAAGAGTTTTTTTATTTTTGTGGGTTCTGCCTCCTAATTTCTTGTATGTTCCGTACTTTGCCATACGCTACGGTCACAATCTCCAGTTACCGATGATAGCTACCAGATTTCAATAGTACCACTATTTCTAGCAGTACACCATTATCGTTCTTGCCCAAGGAACACTATCATCGGTGTGGGCTACACGGTTATGAAAGAAAAAATCCAAAGAATAATCGGTGCAGTGCTCAGACTATTACATAGTGAACATCACGCAAGTTCCACCACACCGATTCACGTGAATTGCATATATATAAGGGCAAATGAAAAGTTATATACCCACTAATCAAAACAGGCTCGGCTGCGCCATTTCAAGCTGAATGCGCTTGCAAGCCTTGTCGTAATATTCTTTGTTCAGTTCAAAGCCGATGAAGTTCCGCTTCTCCCTGATACAGGCAATAGCAGTAGTGCCACTGCCCATACAGTTATCAAGAACGCACCCCCCCCACATTGGTATAAGTCCTAACGAGATAACGAATTAAATCCACTGGCTTCTGTGTAGGGTGAATCTTCTCTTTATCTCGTTTGAAAAATATAATATCGTTTGGAAAACGTTCTCCATTGTTGATGGTTGTAATTGGCTTGGAATGTTTGTAGTCGTAATTTGTGGATGATATTCCAGTCTTATTACTTATATAAGGCTTGCAACCATGTATCATCTGAGGATTGTATATCATCGCCAAATTCTTATCTTTTACAAAACAAGCACTAGATTTAGAAAATACCAAAATATTTTCATGAATCTTCATAGGAGCAAAATTACTATTTAAGAATCCAGTAGCATTGTCTTTTTGCCATACAATTTCGTACTTAAAATCATTCAAGTTGCTACAGGCGAGGACGGCAGCAAAAGGCATTTGAGAAAACAAAATTATCGCACCGTTTTCTTTGATTATTCTGTTATAATGAGTCCAAAGGTCATTAAGAGGGATAACGCTATCCCATGCATTCTTGGTCGTGCCATACGGCAAATCACAGATAATACAATCTATGCTTGCATCTGGAATCTTCGCCATTCCAACCAGACAATCCTCGTTGTATATTCTATTTAACTCTATCATGTATGTGCAAAATTAGAATAAACTTGCTTGTGTGTATTGCTTTCGCTTTTCAAGCTGCGGAGATACCTCAAACATATCATTGCTTATGTATCTCTTTACATTATCTACACCTTGTGAATAGATTTGTTTCTTGATTTCAAAGCCATAAGCCTTTCTCTGCATTGATGCTGCTGCAACGATACTACTGCAACTACCTGCTGTAGGGTCAATAACAACATCATCAGGGTCAGTAAATAACCCTATCAGCTTTTTCAGAAGTGGAATAGGTTTCTGTGTCGGGTGACTACGTGGCATACCTAAATCTCTCGGAAATTCCATGCAGTTCATAACCATTTCTCCGTGATTATTAAACTTAGGCAGCTTGTCACGATAGAGTATCAGACCATATTCACAGTTGCCAACAACCTTCATATTGGCTTTCAAGACCTGTGCAGAATAATTCTTTCTGAACACCAAAGGGATGCAACCCTTGAAGCCGTACCTCTCACCTAATTCCTTGTAATAAAACTGTTGTTCCCATCCGCAAAAGATAATCATGCAGGGTGCTTTGCCCTTCTCTTTCGGTTCTGGTCGTAACATCTGCGAGCAGAAGTGCATGAACTCGGCAGGACGGAAATCTTTGTCAGTATCGAAAAATTCTTCTCCTGCAAGTTCGCTCTCACCATTTTTGTTATCTCCGTCTTTATACCAAGATGGATTGCTTGCGTAAGCATTAACACCGAGATTATAAGGTGGGTCAGCCAAAATTAGTTGAGCTTTCGGTATATTATAATGCCCAAAATTCTGAAAATGTGTATTAAATACACCTACTCTATTATGAAGCATTCTGAACTCAGGTTCTATCTTTAATTCAATATCATCAACTGTATGTTTCATATTAAACTGTTTTTAAAAGGATGCTTCGTTTCCGAGGTTTCAAAAGGCACACCATCTGCCAAACTTACGAGAGGTTTTATTTCCTCTTATGGTGCGTTCCCAATCCATGCTCTTGCCCAAAGAGCAACTCCACATCCTAGACTACGACAACCGAAGTCAGCGAAGGGGCGGTTTTACACAACTAACTAAAACAATAACTATTTCCGTCAGGTGGATAGTCGATTATCTTCCATTCATTTTTCTTGATATGGATAGCTTCACGAAAAACCACAAACGGCTCACCATTATGACGTTTCTTGTTGTGTGCAACAATCTTACTGATACACCCCTTGGCAGTTATTCTGAACTCCCTGAGAGAATGAGTGTACTTTGATTTTACATCACAAACAATCAATTTTCCGTCTTCCCAAAATATGAAGTCTGGTTTATAGCTATGACCGCTAACCATCAGTCTTTTATCGTACCGAACCTTTGTTTTGAGTTGTTTCGGCACAAGCATATAAAGGGATTTGAATATGTTGAGTTTCACTTGCCTATGAATACAGGAAACTCGTTTATCAGCAAGAAGAATTTGGTGATACAGATATTCTTCTCTACTATCGTACTCAGTACCATCTTTCGATGTGTACTTGTGTTGAACAACTCTAACAGCAGACATGGCTAATATTCTTTAGATATTTTACTCGGATTCCAAACTAGTTGTTGGTAAGCAGCATCGCCAAACTTCTGCCATTCTCCAGTCGCAAACTCAACAAGCCAATCATTTGTATGAGCAATCAGACAACCTCTAGTCTTGTTGTCTTTGAACTGACAAGTGATTGATTTGCCATCTTTACCGACATCAACAGACTGCAAGCATTTCAAACCTTGCAGCGTTTTTAGGTTGTCACGGTGAACCTTTATACTATATATTACTTTCATCTTTCTTTTTTTTGTTAAAACCTTGGCGGCAGACTAACTTAATAATCTGACCGCCAAGGGAAAATAGCCTAATTTTAAAATTTAATCATTTTCTTATGACAAAGTAAAAAATGCGCCCTTAGATGGAATCGAACCATCTTCTCTACGATACTGGTCGGAGCTTTAAATCTGCGTATGTAGCGCATTACCTACATGCTTTAAGGGCAAAACTCAACGACTTATCACAAGCAGTTGAGAAAAAAAATTAATTATTTAAGTAAAAGAAACACTTAAAAAAGTGTATAATAAATAAAGCACTACTACTTTCACAAGCAGAAGCACATAGATGAAAAAATTGTAGTAGTTCCAGACTGAATCGAACAATCTCTAAGAGAACCAAAATCTCTTGTGCTACCGTTACACCATAGAACCATTTTAAAAGGCATGCTATTCTCACGAACAATATGCCTTTCGATAATAACTAAAAACTAATAAACCTTACTTTTGTATCACCTAAAAATATAATGGTGCAGAGTGCCAGACTCGAACTGGCGACCTCTAGGATATGAACCTAGCGAGCTACCAACAGCTCCAACCTGCGATGTGCAGCCTATCTTCACAGACGAGCTGCATTTATTTATGTTAAAATCGATTTTCAGTTTCGCTGAGTTCTTGCAATCTCACCAAAACAATTCAGAAACTTATTGGAGATACTATCGGATTCGAACCAATATTTCCATACGATAAGAACGGTATCTTCTAGTTATATGACGTGCTTCCGATTGCACCAAATATCTCTTTGTTATTATTTAATTAAAGTATTGAGCAAGAATACCACTTACACCATACCTTGTGTTTTATGTATCTAAAACCATGGAACTTTCTGTCGTTTGTGAATGCCACGATATTAATCGTTTCCGTATTCCCGATACAGCTAGCATTGACGTTCCGTTGACACTCCATACATATTATAAATATCTTACACGTAAGATGGCAATAATACATACTTCGACTAGAATACTACATAGCAAACGATACAGACCTATATTATGCCCTTTGCTTGTGCTGATGTTTCAACATAGTTCATCGGTATAGTCTATGTAATATCTGTTACTGACTAGTTTTTCGTATGTCGTGCGTCCTTTTCGCCAGGTCACGGCATCCATCGATGCTCTCCGGCTACTTCTTTTCCACGCATACTATTCTGTGCGTCAATATATCAAAGAACTCTTCTCTAGCTTTCAGTTTCATCACTTCTAGTGATAATCTGATTCTAAAAGAATTGCGGTAACGGCAGGACTCGAACCTGCGACCTATCGGTTAACAGCCGACCGCTCTGACCAACTGAGCTACGAAACCATATTGGGCGAGCACAAACGAATCAGCATTTACTCGCCCATATACCACGCTTGGTAAGTATGAAACAAAACTTCATTAATACACACGATGGCTTTCAAGCAGATTATCTATATCGCTTGCGAGGAAGAATGCAGAGTGACCTATCATGCAGTGTGGTAGCTTTCCGCTCTTTCTCAACTCAACGATGAATGACTTTCCCATACCTATGTATGATGCAGCTTCATCAGTCGATAGCCATTTCTTAGCAATCTTTTCGACCACTACTTTCTTCTTCGGTGTTGCCATTTTATTATTCTCCTATTACTTTTCAAGCATTCTTTGCAGAAATGCTTTTTCGTTTTCTAGGCATTGTACTCGTTCTTCGAGTCTCGCCTTTTCAATTCGCAAAAGAGTCACATCGTCAAGATTTGCATCGCATTGAATCTGGCTTTCACCTTTTCCGTAAGCGAGCCACTGTAGGTTTACACCCGTAGCCTCACATATAACCATCATTGTGGCTTTCGTGAAGTTCTGCTGACCTTTCAGCATCTTATACAGATTAGAGCAGTCAATACCAACAGAAGTAGCAAACTCCCTTGTTGTCTTGTATTTCCCTGCGTCAATAATCTCCATAACTCTCCGACGAACATCTTCCTGATTATATTCTATCTTCATTACTTTTCCTCAGATAACTATATTTAACCAAAAAAGTTTGGTGGAATGAAGTAAAACCATTATCTTTGCAGTGGATTTAATAGCTTGGACTGGGTTTACACTCCGTCCCACCTTTTATTCGTCTTTCGGATTGTTCCGATTAACGATTGCAAAGGTACACATTTTACCTCAAACCACCAAACTTTTCCTCAAAAAGTTGTGGTTATATGTGGTATTTTAACCTTTCTTTGCAATAAGTGAGGTTTACTTATATGTTTTATTACAAAAATTAAGAATTATGAGCGACATCACTACAAATTTAAAGAAACTGTACGATATTAGTCGATGTAAGTCTATGAGGCAGTTTGCCAAACTAGTCAATATAGACCAGTCAAACCTCCAAAAGAAAATGGCAAGCAACAATTACACAAAGACTGACGTACAAAAGATATGTTTTCATCTTGGCGTAAGGAAGGAATGGCTAGAAAACTCGAATGGCGAAATGTTCGATGAGAAATCAGCAGTATGCCCTAATGATTGGGTATTCGGTAAACGTGAGCCTAATGTAAATATGGTAAACGAAGAGAACGCCCACCATAACAAACAGATAGTTGGAGACTTCTCAGAGAGCGAAATCTATCTGCTGCGTGAACAAGTGGCAGACCTGCGTAAGCAAGTAGAGAGAAAGGATGCTCAAATCAAGCAGCTAATGGATTTGCTTGCAAAAAAGCAAGAATGCAAGTAATATGCAAGTAAGGTATAAATTTAACATAATATGAAAACAAAGAAACTATCAGTAAACACTATATGTGTGAGGGGTGGCTATACCCCCAAAAATGGCGAGCCGATAGAAGTGCCTATCTATCAGAGTACTACATTCAAATACGACAACTCTGAGGAGATGGCGATGCTATTCGACCTGAAGAAGGAGGGTTATTTCTATACCCGACTCCAGAACCCTACCAATGATGTTGTGGCAAAGAAAATCGCTCAGCTCGAAGGTGGTGTGGGTGCCGTATTGACCTCAAGCGGTCAGGCTGCCAACTTCTATGCCGTATTCAACATCTGCGAGGCTGGCGACCACATCGTTACCTCTAACGAAATCTACGGCGGCACCTTCAATCTCTTCGGTGTTACCCTGAAGAAGCTCGGCATCGAGTGCACCTTCGTAAACCCTAACGCCAGCGAGGAGGAAATCCAGAAGGCATTCCGCCCTAACACCAAGGTGGTATTCGGCGAAACCATCAGCAACCCTGGTTGTGCCGTGCTCGACATCGAGAAGTTCGCCCGCATCGCTCACAAGAACGGCGTGCCGCTCATCGTAGATAACACCTTCGCCACACCTATCAACTGTCGCCCATTCGAGTGGGGTGCCGACATCGTTACCCACTCTACCACCAAGTATATGGACGGTACAGCATCGCAGGTAGGCGGCGTTGTAGTGGATAGCGGCAACTTCGACTGGATGGCGAATGCCGAGAAATTCCCTGGCCTCTGCACACCAGATGAGAGCTACCACGGACTCACCTACGTGAAGGCTTTCGGAAAGATGGGATACACCACCAAGCTGGTGGCTCAGCTGATGCGCGACCTGGGTTCCATCCCTGCACCGATGAACTCATTCATCCTGAACCTGGGCCTGCAGAGCCTGCACCTGCGCATGCGCCAGCATTGCGAGAATGCACAGAAGGTGGCTGAGTTCCTGCAGAATGATGAGCGTGTGGCTTGGGTTCACTATAGCGGACTGAAGGGAGACGAGTATTACGACCTTGCCCAGAAGTACATGCCAAACGGCACCTGCGGCGTCATCGCCTTCGGATTGAAGGGCGACCGTGAGACTGCCATCAAGTTCATGGATTCACTGGATATGATCAACATCGTGACTCATGTGGCAGATGCCCGCACCTGCGTGCTCCACCCTGCGAGCCATACCCACCGTCAGCTTTCAGACGAGCAGTTGAAGGAGGCAGGCGTTGCCCCAGACCTGATTCGCCTCTCGGTAGGTATCGAAGATGTAGAGGATATCCTGGATGATATCAAGCAGGCATTGAACAAGATCTAGAAAAATCTAGAAAGAATAAAAAAAGAATCGCCCTGTAAGGGCAAAAGCTTTCAATTTCAAAGCTTTTGCCCTTACAGGGCGTCTTTGTAAATGACCATAAGCCCCAGGGTGTTACCCTGGGCTAGGAGCTTCTGCCCTTTCAGGGCGTGCCGGGAATACGACGAATATTGGTTTAGGGCGTGTTTACACCAATTTATAAATCTCACTAGGCGTCTTCCGCTTCAGCACTTCCAGCTCGAAGTCCTTTCCGGCAACGATGCCCTTGCTCCTGAGAATCTGCTCCACGGTCTTTCTCGCCAGTTCGGGATGATTATTCTCCTCACTGAGATGACAGAGCCATACGTGGCGGAGGCTCGGAGTGGCGAAGTCGGCAAGCGCATGGGCACACTCATCATTACTGAGATGACCGTTCGGTCCCAGGATTCTGTCCTTCAGATACTGAGGATATTTTCCTGTCTGAAGCATCTCCACGCTATAGTTCGATTCCAGCACCAGATAGTTCGCCTTGCCGATGAACTCCTGAATCTCCTCCGTGATGTGTCCCACATCCGTAATCAGACAGAATGTGACACCCTCGTGCTCCACGAAATAGCCCACATTATCCGTACTGTCGTGAGGCACCCCAAACGGAGTAACCCTGAACTCGCCCACCTGGAACGGCACACCTTTCTCTATGATGTGCGCATGATTGGGCACGATTTTCTTTCGGACGCAATAGTTGCGCTCGATACCTGCATGAACTTTACGGGTTGCATATACTGGTAGATGATAGTCAGTACTCAAGCTCCCCACCGACTTTACATGGTCGGCGTGGTCATGGGTAATGAGGATATGATGCACATCCTCGAAGCGCAATCCATAGTTATGGAAGTGCTTCTTCAGGGTTCTGATACCTACTCCTACGTCTATCAATAGCGAATCCGTTTCAGTGTAAAGATAGTAGCTGTTGCCACTGCTTCCACTGCCAAAGGATATAAATTTTAGCATTTTAATTGTTATTTTCCCTGCAAAGATACAATTCGTTTGTTTATGGGCTTTTCTCTGTCTTACTCTAAACGTTTACGAAACATAAAAACCCACAACATCTAAGTATAAAATCATTGGCGTTTAGGATATTCTAAACTTTCCTATTTTTCCGTTTATCCGCTTCTAGCAGTTTAAACAAAAAGGAGAGTCTTGTTTAGAAACTAAGACTATGTTTAGACAAGAGATTATTCCTTCAATCGCTTTTGAAATCATGCTCAATTATTATGCAGCCTTGGACAGGCTGACTTACCTATACAGCCTTGGATCCTATCTCCGTTATTTTATTCAATAACATATTATAGGCAGAACTCATAGCTGCATACTTTCCTTCTAGTTCATGTTTTTTGGCTTTTTCTTCTTCATACTTTGTTTTCCAAATCGAAATATCAACAATTTCTTCTTCGGAATCCTCAGTTTTTCCATCAGCAGCTTTACTTTCTCCGCCAGTCTCTTGACTTTTAAAAAAAGGACTATATTTAGTACCTTTATAAAAGCTGTCAATAGTAAGACCAAGGCTGTCACAGAGTTTCTCCAAATAGCCAGTCTTTACATCCTTTACATTTAAGACTTGATTAACTTGCGTTAGCTGAACGCCAAGAATCCTTGCCAATTCTGACTTTCTGATATTCATGTCAGACAGTATTCTTTCCAATTCTTCACCTGTCATACTCGTAACTGTTAAATATGTAGTATTATAGTTAAATATAGCTAAATATTATATTAGCATATACCAACTTATTATATTTTTATATATCTTTGCACCGAAGATGCACCGAGTGCGCAACTAGTGCGCACATATTGCGCACAAAGGTACGATTATTTTTTTAATAAAACAAATTATATGAAGGAAAAAATAAATTTGTTGTCAGAAAGAGACAAAAAAAGACTCTTGATTATAGATACATATAAGAAAGAGTATCGTCCTCTCGTTGAAAACGGAGAGGTTACGCCAAACCGGGTGTTCATCAAGCTCGCTGAGGATTTTTCATATTCACGCTACGGAATAACAAGAATCCTTGCGAATGCCGGTTTATACAAAATGAAGAGCAAACAATCTTTAAATTCATAAATATGGAAGCAATTATCATAAGTGACAAAGCCGTGACATTTCAGGAGTTTGTTTCTGAACTATCTGACGTAATAGCTCATAAGCTAGCCAAGCAGATGAAGGAACCTGCCAAGGTGAGAGTCTCTCAGAATGAAGCCTTCCGCACCTATGGCAAAGGGAATGTACAAAGATGGATTAGAACCAACCGACTCAAACCTGTTGCCAAACATCCAGGTAAAATTGAATATTTAGTAGCTGATTTGGTGAAGCTAAGTAATGTTGAACAAGATTATCTTTATGTATGACATACAAAATAAAAAGAAGCATGACTTATTCACAACATTTGAGACCTTCGTGGATAGTCATATTACTATATGAAGTACCACCTTTTGTATATGACACTTGTCAAACGGTGGAAGAATGTAGAGACAAGCTCAAAGTCATCCTTAAAGTAATTAATACGACGGAAGTTATATATACAAATAAGAGACAGGCACTTAGAAAGGTCAAGCAAATTGAGCTTCGTGAAGACAGGATTGAGATCCGGTCCTCATACGGCAAAGTGCAATTGGTATTTAAAATTGAAAAGATTAACAAAAATGAATGGTAATAACACATGGATCAAACTGCCAAGGAACTTTCAAAACTGGCGTTGGTATAAAGAATCAAATATGGTTCACTTATACCTGTATCTCGTTATGAATGCCAATTTGCTGTCAGAAAATTACTTTGACATTAATATAAAAAGGGGAGAAATTATGATATCTCTTTCAAGACTTTCAACGGACACTAATTTATCTATCAAGACACTTAGAACTTGTCTTGATAGGTTGAAACGTACTCACGAGATAGAATACCGCAACCTCAACCATGGCAGAATCATAATCATAGTCAACTACGATATGTTTCAGCCAATAGGAATTGATGAAACTGCCCCAGACTGGGTAAAGCTCTACAGAAAGATAGAGCAATGGCGTTGGTACACTCACCCTAAAATGGTACACCTGCTGATTCATTTCCTTATTAAGGCAAAAGCGATTCTATCGGGGAACGATTTTACTTTTCAACTGGAGACAAGCTATAACTTGCTCAGCAAAGAAACAGGAATATCTGTTCAAAGTGTGAGAACATGCATAAAAAAGATGCAGTCAAGTGGAGTTATTGAGTTTCTGCCATCACCAACAAACCTCTTTAGTACCATAAGGGTTTGCAACTACGAAAATTACCAAGTAACCAACAAGGTAAGGGGCGTAATAGACAACCATAGCTATGGCAACAAGGGCACGATATCAGGTGAGTTAGATGTTGATTTTGAAAATAGCAAAAAATCAACAAACCTAAATATCTCCACAAGTCATTGTCCTCCAACGTCTTACGAGAGCGCAAAAACCTCAAAGGGCACGACAAGGGCACGAGAGGGGCACGACAAGGGCACGATACCAGGTGAGTTAGATGTTGATTTTGAAAATAGCAAAAAATCAACAAACCTAAATATCTCCACAAGTCATTGTCCTCCAACGTCTTACGAGAGCGCAAAAACCTCAAAGGGCACGACAAGGGCACGAGAGGGGCACGACAAGGGCACGAGAGGGGCACGACAAGGGCACGACAAGGGCACGACAAGGGCAACACTAAAAGAATATAATAATATAAGAAATAAAGAAATAAAGAATATCAACTACGACGACGCGCGTGAGGGAGTTGTTTTCGTCGAAGCAGAGGAAGTCAAAGACGAGCAGAAAGAAAACCTACAAAAGAAAGCAGGCAAAGAAACCTACAAAGAAAAACTTCTTGAAGATGGGGTTTGGATGACGGCCATGGAAAAGAAGTTTCATCTTGACCAAGGCGAAATAAAAAGACTGCTGGACGATTTCGATTTGGAACTCATCTGTCGAGGGAACAACGAAGACAAAGGCTTCAAGGATTACAAGTGCCATTTCTTCGACTGGCTAAAACTGAGAAGCAACACCCTACGCACCATTTCGTCTTCCACACAAGCTAAAGGCGAAAGGTGGGAAGGAGAAAAGTTCGTTCCTAAAAGTTCGGAAGGAGGTATATACAATGGGCCTTTTTGATTTAAGCTTTGACGAAAATTACTGCTCCAAATGGCTAGTACATTTGTTTGCGATAGAAGTAAAAAAGAGAAATCGAGGATATGAAGCCAATCTGGAGCAGCAAGAAGCTATAGCTAATGTTGCAAGATGGCTGGTTAATTCCAAGAATCACTTTGGTCTTGTCCTTAACGGCATAACCGGGAATGGCAAGACCACCCTGGTAAAGGCAATGAGAAGCTTTTTCAACGTATGCAAGATTAAAGATCCTGTATGCGAAGAAGGTGAATCATTATCCCCTAATGCAGGAATATGGTTTGAGACTTCTAGGGAATTGTACCATCTATACTCCTCTAACAGGAAGAGATTTGAAATGTGTATGAACACTTATATTCTTGCAATTGACGATTTCGGAACCGAAGAATCTGATTTTTGCCAGTATGGAAACAGATACAAGCCGCTCGAAGAGCTGCTGTCCTATCGCTACGACAGGATGCTCCCGACCATTCTGACAACCAATCTTGGAGGAAAAGCCATTCGTGATAAGTATGGAGACCGCTTGGCTGACCGATTCAACGAAATGATGCAAGTGATTACTCTCCCAGATATTAATTTTAGAAATATTAATCAAGTATGAGACAGACAGAATTAAGCGAAATACTTAGCAGAACTAGCGGAGGACTTACCGTTTTCACACACTATCTTGGAGAGAAATGTCTTTCCAAGAAGTTCTGTAATCCATTCAGGGAAGATCACCATCCGTCCTGCAGGTTATATCGTAACAAGGCTGCCGACGGGACAACGAGATACTACATGAAGGATTTCGCCAATGATGACTATTACGGAGACTGCTTCTGGATGGTCAGCAAATATCTCAATCTCTCCCTCTCCGAGGACTTCAAGTCAATCCTGGAGACCATAGACCACGATTTGTCGTTAGGAGTATTTGACAGAACACCCAAAGCCGTCAAAGGTACAATTGACTACGCAAAGAGAATGGAAGAGAAATACAAGAGAATGGAGAAAACGTCTATTGAATCTTTCACTCTTAAGATAAGAGAGTTTAATCAGTCGGAGTTGGATTACTGGATGCAGTATGGCATAACTGTGGAAATTTTGAATAGATTCAATGTTAAAGGAGTTGAATCCTGTACAATCGTAAAAAAAGACGGAAAAAGCTTTTCGGTTTTCTCGTCTATATTTCTACCGTTGTTTGCTTATTGTTTTGACAACGGCAAAGGATATAAAATATACAGACCGAAAGCAGCTAGCAGGTTTATGTATCTAGGCAGGTTGCCAAATCCATACATATTCGGGTGGGAGCAGCTTCCGGCGAGTGGAGATATGGTCTTCATAACCGGTGGTGAAAAAGATGTCATGTCTCTAGCCGCCCACGGATTCAGCGCAATATCGTTTAACAGCGAGACCGCCAAGATTCCAACAGACGCACTGAAAGATCTCTCTTCAAGGTTCAGATCCATTATTGTCCTGTTCGATAGCGACGAGACAGGAATTAAAGAGTCTGCATCACGTTGCGAGGAGAATAAAGACCTCGTATCTATCAAGCGTGTGGTTTTGCCGCTGAAAGGAGACAAAACAGAAAAAGATATAAGTGATTTCTTTAAGATTGGGAGGACCGCCGAGAATCTTTTAGAGGTTATAAACTCTCAATAAACGCCCTATAAGGCAAAATAAGGGGTGTAGAACAGAATATTAATTAGTTAATGATAAACGATATGGCAAACAGAAAAATAACGTCCCAGAGACCAAAAATGGGAAGAAATACAAAAAAGAAGGCTATGGGGTACGGAAAAAAGATAGAAATTAGCAATCTGTCTCCCGAAGACGAGAAGATTCTAAACTCTTTTGGAATAAAAGGAAAGAACTGTCTTTCCGGATTGTTTTCAATGGAGTTATATTCCCTGTCTGGAGTAGAAAAAGGCATCGGAATGATAAATACCAATTATGGATACGAGTTTCTTAACCAAGATACAAAGAAACAGCAATTTGGACTCGTAAAAACCGGATACGTGTTTATAGGAGTACAAGGTAAGAAAAGAACGCAAGATTGCTGCGTCTTTTTCGATTTAAAGGATTATCTGTCGTATCTGGGCATTAACCAAAATAGTCCCCTTAGTTTACCTAATGGAACCGACTGTTTTATTTTATGCGGAGCGACCAACTACTTCGGACTCGTTGTTGACACTGATGAATATGAGAATATAAATGTATTCATGCCAAATTCGGTATTTGGAAAATCTCTCGTAAAGACCATGCAAGAGAGAAATCCGGATCACATAAAGAACTACGATGTTTTTTATGGTGGATACAAAACTCTCTACGAGTATTATAACAACATAAAGAACTAGCCAATGATAATAATTATTTTTTCAGTCTTAATTGTAGTATTATTAATCGCCATCATCTATGAGATAAAATACACTTATAGAGACGGTGGGTTGTGGAAGTAGATTAACAAAAACTAATAAGCAATATGGAATTAGAATTTTTAAGTTTAACAAGAAGCGAGAAAAATCTAGAAAAGCTGGACGAATACTGGGAATCATCCAGCTATGAGGATAAGTTTTTCTCAATATCCCGGGAGTTTTACAAGAAGAAAAAATATACTCCTTTAGGTAATATGAAGTTATTCAGAGTGTTGTCTTTTTACATTAAAGCTTCCATCACCATGGAAAATATAAGATTACTCTGCAATGTGATAAGAGCAAAATATCAGATTGAGTGCTTTCAAATATCGATTGATAGAGAAGATAACAGAGTGTATCTCCAGTTTGTCTGGCTGAACGAGGAATATGACAGCATCATCCTCACACCATTCGACTGGAAGAAAATTACGGTTCTGATTATCAGATATCTGAATCTTCCACGTCCAGCTAGCACCAAGCCGTTAGTAAAATACTATCTCAAAGATGCGTATGAATACGATCAAGAAATCTTCAACAAGCAACTAGAGGTACTCTTCCAAGCAAAAGTAAAGGGATTGAACTATGGATTGATACAGGATGCCCTGCAATATGCAGAAGGGATGTGTAGAGGTGAATTAAAGTAAACGGAAGATGAATTGCTCCATATCAGAAGTAAAAGGCGATCTAATGTTCGCCAATACAAATGTAGTAGTATTGCCGGTCTCACCAGATGGGGCCGGTAATATTCTCATGACACGTAGATTTATGAATAAATTACCTATTATGAGACAGAAGTACGAAAATTTCTGTAAGGGGAATCTGTTTTCTCCCGGAAAAATTTGGATCTACAGAACTTACACTAGGAATATTTTGCTGTTATCCGTTGAAAATCAAGAACAGGAAGCCGATGAAAAGACGTTTTGTTTCGTTCTCAAAAAAATAAAGAGTATATATAAAGAAAGAGAAATCTCTTCAATATCCTTCTCTTTGTCTTCATTTTCAACCATTCCATCTGAAAGGGTAAAAGAGTTGATAATTAAAGAATTTACAGACACGGATCTTATTATTGAATTTTATGTTGAAAGCGAATTGTCTTCCACAAAAATCATATCAGCACTAGAATCCTTGTGTGCTCCAATTCCAGAGGAGACAAAGATTAGAATCAAGGAAAAAATATGTTTTGAAATATAAATAGCCCCGGTATTCTTGTACCGAGGCTATTAAACTTTTGAGTATCATCAGAAACTCACTCTATCAAACAATCAGTTCGAAATATATTCTTATCTATCTGGTCTGAAAGAATCACCAGAGTGCTTCATTGCGTTGCCAAACCCCTTGAAGAAGTTAGCAAAAAACAATAACAAAAAAATAGCTCCCATATATTTGACTTTTAAAATGGTTTTGAATAACTTTTGATTCTTACTTTACCGAGAAAGTTGACGGATGATTGATTTCCTTGGTGATTACGGCATATTCACCTGGTTCAAGTCCCTTTACGGTAAGAAGGAAGGATGATTCTCCATATTTCTTTGCCTGAAACTTAATGTCGCCAATATAGGTTTTTACATTTGTTCCGCCAAAAAGAGCACTCTCGGCCATCATCCAACGACGCTCCTTCTTCTTTGTCTCGAATTTGATGATACCAAGCAGATGATTTGGATTATCGTTGTGATTATCCACTCTAACTATGAAGGTAACATCCCTTGCAGGTAGTTTTGTAAGTCCTTCCCTACCCTTAACGGCAAGGTAAGACTGACCTTTGGCCAGGAACATTCCTGCTACCGGTACAAAGGCCAGATTATTGGATTTTGCCTTAACATCGGCATCCTCGGTAGGCATCAGCGTAGTTGTGCTATCTGCATTAACGATTGCTACCTGACCATTGTACTCTGGTTCTACAACATTCCCAGCATTTGCACCTAGTGTAAACAGGGAAACTAACATCGAAAAGATAATTTTCTTCATAACTTATGTTTTTATATACTTTTATCTATGTTTTTACACTGCAAAGATACGAAAAATATTTGAAATATGCAAATTTCTAGCCAAAAAATTTGGCTGAAACTTATATTTTTATTATCTTTGCACCATATTTAACGATATAAGTATATATTTATATAAGTATATACCTATATAAAGGAATAAAACGTGGTAGTTATACCACTGGTATAAACATTAAAGTAATAGTTATATGAAAAAAGGTACAAGAATCATTGCAATTGCCAACCACAAGGGAGGTGTGGGTAAGACAACAACTACTGCTAGTATGGGAGCAATTTTGTCACAGAAGGGCTTTCATGTGCTTCTTATTGATCTGGATGCACAGGCTAACTTAACCTGTTCACTTTTGAAGCAAGAGGTAACAACATCCGTGTATAACGCATTCGTGGAATCAACAGACTTACCTATTTATAATATAGGAGAGAATCTAGAACTGGTTCCTTCTTCGCTGCAGCTTGCTCAGGCAGACCTTCAACTCGGATCAGCACTAGCAAGAGAGAGATTGTTAGAAGATCTCCTCTCTTCAATCAAGGAGAGATACGACTATATATTGATAGATTGCCCTCCAAGTTTATCACTGATGACCCTGAATGCGATAACTGCTGCAAATGAAGTTATCATACCGCTTGTTGCAGAAACCCTACCATTCAAGGGATTGACAATGATTACCAACTTTGTTAAAATGGTAAAAGCAAAGCTCAATCCGAAGGTAGATGTCGAAGGTGTTCTGATTACTAGATACGAAAAGTCGAATCTCAGCAAACAGATAGAGAACGGTTTACGTGAATCTCTTGGCGATTTGGTTTATAAGACCAAGATACGCAAGAACATCACAGTTGCCCAAGCACCTTTGGAAGCAACAAATATCGTAGATTACGACAAAAATAGCAATGGGGCTATTGATTATGTGTCTTTCACTGACGAATATCTTGCTCGTACAGCTGTAGATTAATGTATAACAATTGAATTTAATCAAAGATGACAAAGAAAATCAACGATGACGCTATGTCTTCACTGCTTAATGGACTTTCCGGCGGTGATGCTGTTCCGGCTGTAAAAGGAGAAGTTGCCGAAGCAAAAGCAATTGCCCAAAAGGTTAATTCCGAGAAAAGCTCTATCGAACGAGAAAGAATCTGCACTCTCATAGAGTCGGATGTAATGTCGAAGGTAAGAGCAATATCTGAGAAGGAAGGACTTTCTATTGCATCCATCATCAACCTTGGACTTAAAGTTGTTGTTGAGAATTACGAAAAGTCTCACGGCAAAGTTAAGGGCAGTAATTTCAAGAAGGGTAAGATTGATGAAGTCTTTAATATTTAAAACATCACGAAGAAATCCCTGATGAAGAATCATCGGGGATTTTTTCGTGTTACACGAAAGGCGGTATTTCTTTAAAATATACCATATACTAAACATTTGGCATTAAAAAAAAGAAAATGGGAAGAAAGATAATACATGTACACTTTTTGGCTAGTCACAAGAACTATTATTTTGGCAGCGTGAGTGCCGTTTACAAAATGTTCACTGCCCAGGATTTGGGAATCAACGAATCCTATTTGAGACATATACTTACTGAAGACGGCAATCACCATCTGACAGACAAGGTGTTGATTATTCGTTCCAGACTTCTTGTCTAAAACAATTGCATTTATGTGGTTGGTGAATTGTGTTATCACCAACCACATATTTATTGTTTTCTATTATTCTCTTCAATATCTCCAAAGTCTTCTGCTTCGATACGCTCACTATCATTACCCATCGCCACTGCTTGTTGTTCACCAGACAGACAGGAAGGCCACAACAAAAGATCTTCTGCAAAATCCTCGATTTCTATTTTCGCCTTGATTTTATGGCTCCAGTAAACGGAAACCAGGCAAATCACCTCCATAGCCTCTTTGTTGGAGAGCATAGAAATTACGCCCAGCAAGTTGACGATTTCATGATCATAGTAGAACTCTTCGGCACCATCACCCATGTGAACGTAATGATCAATCTTGTTAAAAAGAATATCAGAAGCCTTAGTCACATCAATATTATTTGGCAAAACACCCTTGATGGCGCAGATAATAACCGCCAGGTATTTAGCATCATGCAGCAACCAGATAGCACGGCAACGAGCAGACACGTTACATACGGCTACATCCAGGGCGTTTTCTCCTATCCATTCCGTGATTTTTTTCAACGTCTCGCTAACTTCTTCCTTCTTCACCTCTCCCTTCATAGTATCCGGAACATACAGGCTATTATCCATATAACATCCTTCAAGAAAACTTACACTTATGCCAGATACATTATCTTTCACCTTCCATCTTATGGAGTTTGTGATGCTAGGCTCAATCGTAAATCTATCTTTCTGATTCATAACATTGACTTCACCGTGCTGTCGAGGGCTTAATATGTTAATAAGTAACTCCGTAACCTTCGTTGTTGTCGTACTTAGCGAGCAAACAACCGCCACTATTATAGTAACATGTGATGCCACCATCTTCTTTGGTGTAATCATCTTGTTCCAGGCGTTCATTCATGAAGTCGTCAAACTCTGGAAATGAAACAAAAGCCTGTCCTCTATCATTAAAATCTAATGTACTCATAAAGAAAAATTTAAAGGGTCAGTTCTTCGAGAATAGCCTCACTAATGAGATTGGCAATATCTACAGGTATCAAGATACCTATAGTTTTTCCTGTATCATCCTTGCAATAGCAAATCGGTTCAGCCTTTTCGTTTAAAAGATACAACTGCAATTCATCATCATAACCATCTATGTCATAAGAAGCAGTAATATTGCTTTTCACTTCCATCCCTTTGATGGAAAGCTCGCATTGCCAATAATCGAAAGGTTTCTTCTTACCTTTAACCATTTTTCGACCACGAACGACAATCAGAGTGACTTCTTTGCCGCTTTTGGTAGTGAATGTAAAGTCCGTTGTTTTTTCTATCTTTTGTGTAAAATCTTTCTGATTCATATAAATTCGCTTCACCGTGCTGCAATAGGGCTGAAATATCTTAAAAAACATTAATAATCCGGGTGAAATAATACGCCGTATTGTTTTATTTCTTAAATTTGCACCTGTCTTCGGAAGACTTTAATCGAACCTTTATGGAATTGAAATAAAAATAAACTTCCGTTGACGGTCAATTCTTCGGAATTGTGGATTTAAACGCTCATAAAGAGCAAATTTCTACTATCGTAGATGTCAGGCTGTAATGGTCTGTGGTAGCCCCGGCTTAGGTCGGGGCTTTTTCGTTCTACTGCATCCGTAGAGATTCACTTTAATTGCTTTTTGAGCAAATTAAATATCATATTTTCCTCTGCTTCGTCGAGATTGTAACAGGCGTGAGGGAGGATGGTAGTTTTCTTGTTATCTCGATGCAAATAGATAATATTCGCATTCTCATGCCATGGACGTGATCTATAGCATCGATTCACCATCTCCGAGAACGATGTGTTCTCATTTCTAGCGAAGCTGGAATCCCAGGCGCCCAGGAGTGCAACGACCTGCTTCCAACTTAATTCGTTTAAGTCGATATTTCCATTTTCCTTCACCGTCTTTTCTAATAAATTCTCCATATTCTTTTCGCTTATCCGTGCTGCGTAGGGCTGAATAATATTAATTTATAAAGTTTCAAATTGTTTGTTCACGTATACTTTCTGAAACTCCTGCTTAGGCTGATGATCTTTGTATTTTTTCAATAGAATTTCCAGGTATGTTTCACCTTGATGAGCAAGTTGCTGTACATCGTAGGATTCTACGGTTCTATGCCATTCAGTTCCGTCTTCGAAGTAAACGTTTACCTTGCTATTGTTACCATTGTTGTGATAATTAAATAATCTCACCTTCTTCATTGATATTGACTTCACCGTGCTGTCGAGGGCTGAATGTATTAACTTCCTATACTCATTATCTATCAAGGAAGATCTTAACCCAGGTTTTCCTGTTCCATTTCCTTTTTGAATTTACGGATTAACTCCATAGGAGAAAGTGAAACTTCCCATTCGTATTTCCTTGGTTCAATATACTCTCTGTTGTCTATCCAAAACTTTGCGCTGGTCTTGTTCGTCAGCAGATTGTTCATAACCTCGTAAAATTCAGGTAAGAACTTTTCGAACTTAGTTAGTCGAGCCTTTTTTCCTCCTCGTTTTCAGAAAAACGCTCTATACGGTCTCTTTTTTCTTTTATCTCAGCTTCAACATTCTTGACGAAAGTATAGCGCAAGTCTATTGCCCATGTCACTTGCTTCTCTGAGCCTTCAAGCTCCGGATAGTCATTTGTAGCTGCATCCGCAAGAGCTTTGTCATGATGAATCTTTCGCTGACAGGCAGGACACAACTGTTCCTCTGCCCAAGAAATATAGTTCTCACGCTCGCTAATCTTGCCGAAAAGTTGCTTTTCTACTTCGTGACCGCACTTGTATGTAATCCAATATTTTGCCATATTAGTTCCGCTTCACCGTGCTGCGGTAGGGCTTATATAATTTATAACGTTTTTAAATCAGTTATATTATTTAAATATCCTTGTTTTTCCCATTTTACGGCTTAATAGCTTAATCTAGTTTTTCGCAATTGGACAAATGGTCTCCTTTTTTGGGAAAAAGTCTATATTACTTTAACATCTATCAGTTTTATAATAAAACCTCGCTTAGAGGAACTTCCTCAAATTCCCATTCATAACCAACATCGTTACATTGGCTCTGATTCATTTTTTCAAGCTGCTCGGCTTGTTCCTCTGTCATAGGATGGTTAGCCAATCCTTTGAGAGCCTTTATAGCCTTCTTCTTATTTTTAGTAACCATAGCAATCTCCCTGCTCTTAGTAGAATGCCAATCATCAGTTTTATATATAACAAAAACATTCATATTGTATCTGTTTAAAATTCATAATAGCCGTTCACAGTCTCATAAGGAAGTTCTTCTCCTGTAGTAAAGCTGCAAAGCTTGTACTTTGGTTTCTTCCCCTCCTTCAACATCTTGTCTATCGCCTTTTTGCAAAGCCAAAAGCTCTGAATCCAGATACAACGATTGCACCAGAAGTTAAAGAAGCAATAATCGTCAAATACAGCTTCACTGCCGGTCAGATTGTAATACAGACGGCGAAGTTTAGCCAACGTTTCGTTATTTACTTTCATAATCTATATGTTTTTTTGAAGTTCAACATTCTGTTAATTCACACTATCTCGGATATATCGGGTAACCAGATTCCTGTCTAGCCTTTTTTATGATTTCTCATTTCCTTCGATCCGAGATTTTTTTTAGAGATACATCGGTCTAAGCGAGTTCCTCTGAGCCTTTTTACGTGCAATATGGGATGGCGGTGTATTGAGGACAGTAAGCCAAGGAATTTGGCAGAAAGTTTTCTGGAAAGCCCAAATCTGTGATTTGTGGAAGGCTTCCGGAAAAGTTTGTGTCAAATAGCGGCTCTGCCCGGTCCTTGGTATCTGTCTGCGCCGCCATAACTTTGCAAAGTAAAAAGTTAGAGGGACTTACATAGAAACGCAGTCAACAAAAAACGAGGTCGAAGAAGAAATGAGGATAACCTTTAGGTATAAAAAGAGCTATGCCCTGGCATATCTATAGAGTAACGTAGTTATATAATTGCATAGCTATATACGTATATATAGGCATAAATATATAGGTATATCCCCCAATAACTATATACCGACATGCCTATGCCCCATAAGTGAATAAGTCCATATAACCATAAATCAATACGTATATAACAACATAGAGATGCAATAGCATAAGTATATAGGTATATACATATATAGATATATACTGCTATCGTGACATACGTAAATAGGTATAGTTCATAATCCCAGCATCCCTTCTGACAAAAGAAATCCGGGGCTGCTACAGTCCCGGTTCCTATGGTAGAAAAGAGTAAGGAGGGTTACGCCTCCTTCTCCTCCTTCTTCTTCTTGTATTCATACTTTGCGATGGTCGTTGCGATGAACTTGATAGCGACCTTCTGGTTTCCCTGCTTGTCGGTGTAAGGCTCTGCCTTGATGAAGCCCTCTACCTGGACGGTCTTTCCTTTCTTAAGGAGTTCCTTGGTCTCGTCATCGTTCTTTCTGATGATCTTCTCGACGTTGAAGATTGCTGAAGGAGTCTTCTCCTCACCTTCCTTCTTCTGTGCGTTAATGAAGATACCGAAGCGTACCAAGTCGGCCTTTTCGAAGTTAACAACATCTGCGTCCTTGCAGAGATTACCTACCAATGAAAAACTGTTATTTGCGTTCATAACTTTAATTTTTTAAATGTTAATACTTATTTTACGTGCTAAAAACAGCTGGCAAGGAGAAGGTGAGTACCGGTCAAGGGATGACCGATATTTTTTCAAGTTTTTTGGATCAAGGAGCAACTGCACCCCAAAAAACTTGAAAAAATATCGAGTCAATGATGGAATCGTGCCCTTGCCATCACCGCTTGCGCTAAATTTGCAAAGTAAAATGAGTGTTGACATAACAGAAAAATAACGAGAACGCAAGGAAAGACAATATTATAAGGTAGGTAATCACTCCATGGACGCTAACCAAGAGAGGAAATCGAAAAGGCCGGCCTGGTACGGCTGAGCATCCATAAAACCATCACACAGGAACAGGAAGGTGAGGAATAGGCTCCATAACCTTGATATAAAACGAGAAGAGTCAGAAAGAATGATATCGAGACCAGCCTATTGAGAAAGATGGAAAGGAAAGACCATTCAGATAGAGAAGCCAGGATAGGATAACCGACAAGTTGCGAGAACAGAAGCCTACATCAGCCATCAATCGCCGACATAACCATAACAAGAAATACAGGAAGGAAGAGGAGAAGGAGAAGCGGTACCTACATATAATATATACTACCATAAGAATCTGGAGACATCCCAGCCCCGGTATCATCAGTACGTAGAAAGAAGGATGCTGTATATAATCCAGGCGAGCATTCGCCTACCTCTCTCCCACAGCCACTTCTGCAGGGTAGTGCAACGCCCTGGAGAGGTGGTTCCGCAGTTCCCCTTTTTCCGGTATCGAGTCCCTGAACATCGGCACTGGAAAAAGGGGGAAGCTCCGGAAGGGTCTAATGAAACGTTAGGTATAAGGAAAGTGCTATATATGCAATATGTGGCATAATGGTATAAACTTTGCCTCTATGAGGAACGCCATGAAGCACCCATCGGAGATACCTCTTAGCAGGTGAAGCTGAACGGTTCGCCTGTTGGCTGCGACCGGAGAGGGAGCAGCCCGGTAGCCACAAAAAAGAAATAGGTTCCCTTTTCGCAAAGGAAACCTATCTGTTAAACTTCACATATATTTATGACAAAAAACGCTTTCTATAATTCTTAGTTTTGCCCAAGAAGACAGCCAGTTTGACAGTTGCTCCTAGGCTTTCCAACCTTTCTTTAAAGGTATCACAAGTTTTGCCGGTGGTTATGACATCATCAAACAAAATGATGACTTTTCCTTTAACGGCATTTTCATCAATATAGACTTGCTCTATTTCTTCCGCCACTACATGTTGGCGAGAATTATGTAGTTTAGCCCTGCGACCAATGACATTTATAAACGGAAATCCGTCGGTAGCCCCTGTTCTTTCGCAAACTATTTCTGAAAACTTTTGGCATCTACGAACATAAGTACGCTGACAAGCAGCCGGAACGCACATAAACACTACATTTTCCATATTATATGTAGATAAAGCCTCTGCCACCATCTTTGCAGCCTTCTTGACCGCCCAAGCCTTCCCATCCTTGAAATTCCAAATGAAGGAATCATCCATCAAGGTTTCAAACTTCGCTTTACGAAGATATTTCTGCGGAACATAGTCCATCAATGCATACTTAATCATATTGCCAGTATTTAAAAGTTCAACATTCTGTTTCTTCACTCTAATCTCGGATATATCGGGTAACCAGATTCCTGTCTAGCCTTTTTTATGATTTCTCATTTCCTTCGATCCGAGATTTTTTTTAGAGATACATCGGTCTAAGCGAGTTCCTCTGAGCCTTTTTACGTGCAATATGGGATGGCGGTGTATTGAGGACAGTAAGCCAAGGAATTTGGCAGAAAGTTTTCTGGAAAGCCCAAATCTGTGATTTGTGGAAGGCTTCCGGAAAAGTTTGTGTCAAATAGCGGCTCTGCCCGGTCCTTGGTATCTGTCTGCGCCGCCATAACTTTGCAAAGTAAAAAGTTAGAGGGACTTACATAGAAACGTAGTTAATAAAAAACGAGGTCGAAGAAGAAATGAGGATAACCTTTAGGTATAAATCTAAATAAATGCAAAAAACAACATAAAAACCCTAAATTTAACAAAAGAGCGAGCAAAAATAAACTTAGGACTCTTGAAAGTGTTAAAATAAAAGGTAGTGCTTATAAAATGATGGACTCCCAATATTTATATATACCTTTGCAGGTGTTTTTACAATATTTAAGCATATAAATGAAATAAAAATATAATATGGGAGCATTTGGTATATTCATATTAGTACTATCAATTATCTATGCAATTTACTATATTGCAATGATAAGTATGGATTTGCGAGTTGTTAATCATGCAGGTAGCAAAGGCGAAGTAGAAGTTATCGCTGTATCTCCTTCCGAACATGAAGTAGAAAAGCCTGTAGAGGTTAATGAGGAAGATTATATGAGAACACAATCTGAAAGCAAAGAAGAAGAAGTTCTTACTGCCGAGGAAATTGCAAATATGCAGACCGAGGAATTGTATAAAGAATCTCAAAATGCGAAGGGTGAGATGCAGAGTATTCGTACTAATGCTCAGGCAGAATATTCGCTGACAGAAGAAAAGGATGAGTTGTCGGCTGTTTTCGAGGCAAACCTAGAGAACGCCGGAGAATGGAACAACGAGGAGGATTAGTATGACTAAGCAGTTTCTGAGATTACTATTAGTGGTTGTCTTTCTTTTCAATGTTCAGTCTTTATTTGCTGTCTGCGGAACAACCGATTATTCGGGTGGGTCGGGAAGGTTATATGATATGACAAGCTTTGTGTTGGTATTGTGTTATTACACGATGCTGATAGTGGAAACTCTTGCTGGTGTTCTTTCCATCTACAGTGCATTACAGATATATATAAAAATGAATACTGGTGAAGATGGAATAACGAAATCAATATTAGTATTGGTTGGAGCCATTTTATTCCTGTTGGGTTCTGTTATTGTTCTACCTGCTTTCTTTGGAGTAGAGGTAACATCTGTACATTAATCTTTTACAATATATTATATATGACAAATTTTTATTCATCAATTGCACGAAGAGTACAAGGTACATCTAAGTGCGTAGTAAGTAATTTCAAGGGATGCTCAAAGAATCCTCGTTTTATGATGTTGGCAGTAGCGTTGCTGTTCTGTACAGTTTCTGTATTAGCACAGAATACCGCTGGTAACTACAGTGCTGGTACAGCAGCATTGGGAACCGTAACAACGGAGATTGCCAAGTACATTCCAGTAGTTCAGAAACTCTGTTATGCCATTGCCGGTGTTGTTGCCATTGTTGGAGCCGTTTCGGTTTACTTCAAGATGAACAACGAGGAGCAGGATGTCAAGAAGAGCATTATGATGATTGTCGGTGCTTGTATTTTCTTGATTGCAGCAGCTCAGGCTTTGCCATTGTTCTTTGGTTTGAAGTAATATGGCAGATACGGAGTTTGAGTATCCCGAATATCCTGTTTTCAAGGGGCTTCAAAAGCCCCTTGAATTTATGGGATTACAGGGAAGATATATCTATTGGGCAGCCGGCACTGTAGGTGGCGGACTTTTGGTTTTTCTTGTAGGCTTTATTACAATCGGTTTCGTTGTGGCTATCATAGCTGCAGGAATCATATTTGGTGTAGGTGGAGCCTTTATCTTCATCAAGCAGACAAAGGGATTACATACCAAGAAAGCTCCGAAGGGAATCTTCGTTTTTGCCCATTCATTTGAGTTTAGGTAACAATAATAATTATGTATATAGCGATAGTAGTATTGATAATAGTCTCTATTCTCGTAGGAATGGCAATTTCTGTCAGTGCCTTCGGTACCGGTGGAAAGCGTGCAAAGATTTTCGAGAATATCTATTTTTCATGTGAGGATGTGAAGGGGATGGGAGTAATCTATACCAAGAAAGGAGATTATTCCGTAATCTTGAAAATGGAGAATCCAGTCCGTAAGTATTCCGCAGACATAGACAGTTATTATGATTTCACCTCCCTGATGGCATCCATTATGCAAAGTCTTGGGGAAGGATATGCTATTCACAAGCAGGATGTATTTGTCAGGCGAGAGTTTGATATGAAAGCTATCGCTAAGAACAAGAAAGGTGGAAGCAACAATTTTCTCTCCTCTTCATACTTCAAGTTCTTCAACGGCCGTAAATACACGGATTCAGAGACCTACCTGATCGTAACCCAAAAGGGTAAGAAGGGTGGACTTGGAACATACGACAAGGGAAAATGGAGAGATTTCCTGGTCAAGGCTCAGAAGGTCTATGACCGATTGAAGGCAAACGAAATCCGTTGCAGCTTTATGTCAGCCGAAGAATGCAAAACACTGGCAGATAGATTTTTTGCATTTGATTTTGTGAGCGAAAACCCAAGTATGACAAACTTTAAGGTTGATGCCGAAAAGATAGGAATGGGCAACAACCAGATAAAAGTATATAGTCTGCTGGATATAGATAATATCGGTCTTCCTAGCCAGATACGACCATTTACGGAAGTCTCGGTAAACAATGCTACGATGCCAATGGATTTGCTGGCAGATATAGACCATATCCCTGGTGTAGAGACTGCGGTCTATAACCAAATAGTCTATCTTCCAAATCAGAAAAGGGAAAATGCAAGGTTAGACAAGAAAAAGAACCGTCACGCTTCAATGCCAAATCCGAGCAACCAGATTGCGGTTGATGATATCAACGCTGTGCAGGAAGAACTGGCCAGAAACGGCAAACAGCTCGTATATGCCCATTTCAATCTGATTGTCAAGATAAAGAAAGACGAGGATTTTCAAAAGGTAACCAATGCTTTGGAAAATCTCTTTGCCAGATACAATATACATATTTCCAAGAAGGCATATAATCAGCTGGAGTTGTTCGTCGGCAGCTTCCCTGGCAACTGTTTCAGAATAAGTGAAGACTATGACAGATTCCTTACTTTGTCAGAAGCAGCATTCAGTCTGATGTACAAGGAAAGACAGACCAAGGGAGACGATTCTGCCTTCAAATGTTACTATACCGACCGCCAGGGAGTTCCACTTGCAGTAGATATAACAGGTAAGGAAGGTAAGATAAAGTACACCAACAACTCCAATTTCTTTGTACTCGGTCCATCCGGATCCGGCAAATCGTTTTCGATGAATACCGTCATGCGACAGCTCTATGAGCAGGACACAGACTGTGTCATCGTTGATACAGGAGACAGTTACGAAGGTATCTGTAGCTATTATGGAGGTACATATATCTCATATACGAAGGAGAAGCCAATCTCCATGAACCCATTCAAGATTACAGATATTGAGTACCAGAATAACTTTGGCGAGAAGAAGAACTTTCTGAAGAGTCTCATCTTCCAGCTCTTCAAGGGCGCAGAAGCCTCCAGCAAGATTGAGGATACAATAATCAACACCACTATCGTGGAGTATTATGAGGCCTATTTCCATCCTTTCGAGTCTTTTACAGACGAAGAGAGAAAGATCATGAAGGAAACCCTTCTGCTTGAAGACAAGAAGAATGGAACATTCGAAAAGTACGAGGAAGAACTTGAAAGTCGTTATGGTGATGACTATGAGATTGAAGGTCTTGAAGAAAAGAATGTTTCAGACCGAGACAAGCGTCTCAGAGAAAAGCTTCAGGCAGTAGTTGACGATAAGGCTGCTACCGAGGGAGAGAAGGAAAATGCAAAGAAGCAGTTGATGCGTCTTACCCCTGCTGTCATTGAGGAAAAATATCTCCAGCGAATTGAGCGGCAGATAGAAAAGATAGAGCGTCAGAAGAAGAAACTCAAAGTTACGGAATTGAGTTTCAACAGCTACTACGAGTTTGCCATAGAACGTATCCCACAGTTGATGCGTCAGCAGAACATCGAGTTTGATATCCACAACTTCGCTGCCATTCTGAAACCTTTCTATAAAGGTGGAGAACAGGAGTTTATTCTGAACAATGATATTGATTCCTCTCTGTTCGATGAGAAGTTCATCGTCTTCGAGATAGACAAGGTAAAGGACGATCCTGTCCTCTTCCCTATCATCGTTCTTATCATTATGGACGTGTTTACGCAGAAAATGCGTATCAAGAAGGGTCGAAAATGTCTGGTCATCGAGGAAGCCTGGAAAGCAATCGCTACCCCGACAATGGCTGAGTATATCAAGTACCTGTACAAGACAGCCCGTAAACATTGGGCGATGGTAGGAGTAGTAACCCAGGAGATTCAAGATATCACTTCTTCTCCTATTGTAAAGGAAGCTATCATCAACAATTCCGATGTATTCATGCTTCTCGACCAAAGTAAGTTCAAGGATAAGTTTGATGATATCAAGGCAACCCTTGCATTGACGGATATCGACTGCAAGAAGATATTCACCATCAACCGATTGGACAACAAGGACGGCAGAAATCCGTTCAAGGAGCTTTTCATAAAGCGAGGTACCGATGGTGATGTCTTCGGCGTAGAAGAACCACCGGAGTGCTATATGGCCTACACCACCGAAAAGGCGGAAAAGGAAGCCTTGAAGCTCTACAAGAAGCTGATGGATACGGACTATCAGCATGCCATTGAAGCTTTCGTTCGAGATTGGCATGGCAGTGGAATCAAAAAGTGCCTTGAGTTTTCACAGAAAGTCCTGAAAGAAGGACGATTACAAACAATGAAATAAAAATGCGTAGAATTTATACCATCATATTGTTATCGTTATTTATGCGCTTATCAGCGATGGCGGCTTTTCATTCAGTGAATGTAGATAAAGCTACCATCGCTGCAATGCGCGCAGCGTATGAGATAGAGAATGAAACAGAGCAGCAAGGCTTGAATGCTCTTGATTCTATCTCGAACAAATATACAAAGAGTAATATATCAATAGCGCAGATTTTCCTAGCAGAGAAAAAGCGTCATGACGCATTACGTGAAATGCGATTCTTTGATGATGGAGAGTTCTATTATTACAAAAGAATCAAGTACCTGGCTGCTGATCTCATCATGCCAAAGCTTATAACTGTAGCATACGGAATGCTTCAAAAGCCACAGAATGCCATGTATTGGGGGCCCTATCTCTATAAGACAACGAACTCTGTAGTGAGTTTGTGCAAGCAGTTTGAGGTCTTGGTAACTAATGGCAAGCGTACATTTAAAGACGTGAAATTTTTGGTTCTCAACGAATCTCTTGAAAGATATTTTGATTTGGCAAAATTGGGCAACGTTGACTGGAAGGCAACTTTGGATAATCTGAGCAATTTCGGCGAAGGTTTGAGCTGGGAAGCTGTCAAGGAAGATTTTTCAAGCATTACTAATACTCTTTCAGCTATCGGCGGTAGTGTCATTGACAAGAACTTTTCTCAGTTTTCCAACATAGGTCGAGTATTTCACGCTTCAAGGGACGAAATCAAGGATATGTATGAAGGATTCAAGGAAGCCTATAAGATATATGATAATGCCCAGGACACAAAGGATTTTGTCATGGGTGTGGTACAGAGTGCCGATGCCGAGGGTGTAAAAAGGCTATTCAGAATAGACGACTATAACATAGCAGAATATATGCAAGGCTATATCGATAATCTACAGAATAGATATTACACCCAAAGGTGGTACATATCCAGTATCAACAGCGGTTCGCAAGTCTTGGCAGAATATGCTCCGGAATCCTATGATAGCTACGATGATTCCAGATGGGATGCTGCCTGGAACCATTACATAAGTCCAAGAGACAATGAGTACTGCCATAGTCTCACTTCATCCGAGAGAGAAGAGATAAAGCGCAAGGCAGATTCACAGTCAGGATGGAGTCAGTCAAAAGTAAGTAGTTACAATACGCAGAATCCTGGTCACAATTGTTCTCTGTCATATACACTCAATCATGTAAATCTAAGGGAAAGTTACAAGAATACAGGTTTGGGGCATAGACACTATAAGCGACACTGCTTCTATAGCTATAACGTGAAGGTTGTCGATTCCTGGAACATACAGCAGGTCATATACGAAGAAACATTTGACTCGAAGACGATGGATAAGCGTATCTTCAAGGAAAAATTGGATGCACGATTAAAGCATTATCAGGATTCTATTGCAGATAGTGACACGTTGCACTCTTATTCGTTCGTTCTCAGTTCTGACTCACCAATCTATTACGAGGAAGCGGATGCCCAGAAACTGAGTGGCAGCACCTCTGTAACCTTCATTGCCAAATGTCAAGGTGGTAATAATCTGGGTAAAGGTAGCTGGAGCTGGAAAGAAAATGGTAAACAGGGCAAGAGCCTGAATGAGGAATCTGAAAACTTTGCCATGTCCACAAACTTTGAAAGAGATGAGTCTGAAACACAATTGAATGATGCCATAACAGAAAAAGAGAAGAAAATACAAAACATTCAGAATGAGATAAACTCCCTGGAAGAACAGTTGAGCGCACTCAGCAGGAAAATGTTCCAGGCAAACATGAACGGAAATCAACAACTGTACAAACAGCTCTGTTCTCAATACGATGAGCTGAAAAGAAAGCAGGATGATTTGAAACAACAGTTGCAAGATGCTCAGAATGAGCGTAATGAACTGCAGAATGCCAGGGAAGAATACTATAAGGATTTGGAAGAAACCTCAGAAGAGGACAAGTATAGAATCCCGGCCAATATGGATGAACTTGCTTCTGCATATAAAATAAGGTGGTTGGATACAGGAAAGTGGGATCGTGATGCAGGAGACCATGTTTGGATACGTCACGGATATAGTGAAAGTGGCGGTTTCTATGTTACCTACACGGCTAACTTATCCTTATCCAGAAAGCCACAATACCTGCTGGGAATACGTATTCACCGTGCAATTCTTTCCATAGATTTCTCCTTGACATCGGAACAGGCTTCGGAGAGCGTTATTGAAACGATGAAGCTCGACAATAATATGTCCGAAAAGGAGCAGGCAAACATTGTCAACAATCGCTATGCCGAGTTGCGAAGAGATATGCCTGACTGTACTATCGAAATCCAGTATAACAGGACAGAAACGGTTGATTCTGGAGAAGAAGATGCTGATGGTCTCCATCTTCTCTTTGCAAGTGACAGAATTGAAATTGCACGCAATATAGAAAGTCAGCTGGCAGACATATACTCTCATCTGATAATGATTGAAAGAGTGATGTATGCACAGAATACTATAGAGAACTTCCTCAGAGGAATCGTGTTGGATCTGATAGACAGTGAAAGAAGAAAGACTGTTGTAGAAGCAGCACTCTATAATTGGCGACAAAGTGCCGTCAAAGCACTTGAAGGACAAAAAGAAACTTCAAAGAATAACAATACACAAAATAGTAAATTCAGAAGGTTATGAAAGAACATTTAAGAGTTGTCATCCTAGGCATAATCATGCTGTTTTCTGCTAATGCCTTTGGAGAATTGGTTTCACCACCAGACGCAGCTTCTATAGAAGCAATGATTGCCAATCATAAGACGTACAAATCCTTTCTTAGATACCGAGTTGTATCGGAAAAAGGTTTGGATTCCATTCATGGCACAACTGTAAAAGAAGTTTCTGATTACAAGGAGACAAGTGACAAGTTGGATAAATACAAGCGTGGACTCAAATTAATCAGCGCAATCCTACAGGGAGCAGGAACCGTCATACATTTAGGAAATACGTTGAATGTGACCAAAAACAACTTAGAGTCTTATTTGACGCTACTGGATGATTACAGGAAGGAATTTCTGATGAAAGGCGACATTATCGCAGAGGATTCTATCCTCTATACGACTTCCTATGAGCTATTCAAGAATCTCAAAACCCAGAGTAATCAGCTGTGGCAGAGTCTCATAGAATTTGAAGGAGCTATAGCTGCTTCAAGTACAGGAATATATAATCCGCAAAACGAAATGTTTTCGCATTTTGAAACGAAACGCTATAATTTCAAAAACGAAACGCAACTTTTCAAGGTTATACCCCACACCTCAAAAAATCAAAAAAAATCGACCGGCTTCGCCGGAACGAAATACATTTGAAGGCAGTTAGAACACCATCCTAACTGCCTTCTTTTGTTTTGTCGCTTCGCTCCACGCTTTGACGTTTTGCGTTTACGCTACCTCGCTTATCGACTTAAACGCACTGACGCTTTGCGCCCAGACGATTTTACCGTGGAAGGCCAGACGCGAGCCGACATACGCATGCGCACTCGAGGCATCGAAACCCGCATTCGCATCCACGACACCGCCATTCGCATCCGCGCCGTAGCACCCACGATAAACCACACGGCTTGCTGCTGTGCTTATCCAATATATATCACTATAATATGTACTGGATGAACCGCTGACATTGCCAACAGGCACGACATCCATGTATTTGCCATGATAAACGGCTGTTACCCAATTACCGCTGTTAGTCGTGCCTTTGACCATACGTGTGCTTCCGTCTGGCATCCAAATGCGCCACTTACCAGCATTGCCACTGTCATTAGGCAAATCCACATTGTCCATCATATCATACTTGTTTCCAAATATGTCTTCATACCCCAAACAACAAGTATTGTTTACTTGCTTGACATCAACGGCTCCATATTCACCATTTACCTTGTACCAGGCGTATTGGTTCACCAGATCGTCAATAAGTGAATTGGTCACATTTGAATTGATTGCCTTTGCTGCCTTGTAGCCAATGGTGTCTGTCATGCCGTATGCCATTGTTCCACCTGTAGTTCTCATATTGGAGTGCTGACCTGCTCCACATTGGTCTTGCGCATCCCTACGGCCATACTTGGCAAAGAATAGGTTGGCAATGGTACTGTGCATACTTGCGTCAATCTGCTGCATACCACGTTGAACGCTGTAATAATGGAAGTCGCTCCATGTCATGTTTGATGTAGTGCTGCCACCAGTAACCACCGCCCTCAGTTTATCACCTACAACAGAACTTCCAACAGTGGCACACAAATAGTCATCCTCATTTACCCAGTCTGGTTCCATGTCTTCAATCTTGTCGCTGTTGCTCAATACCACCTTGTCAAACTCAGCGGTCTGCAATATAGTAAAGTTGAGATATGTTGCACCAGAAGGAATGTCGGAAATCAAGTACATACCTGCCTCAAACTTATTGCTGAGTGTTGGCACGACAATGGTCTTGACCACCTTTCCCGAATCATCAGTGAAAATGCTTCCTACAAGATTACTACCAGGAACGGATGGGAAACGAACACGCTTATAATCCGATACAGGAACACGACAAACAGCATAGCTGCTATCTGCCGTATATGAGTTTTGCAAGGTGTCCTTGCCACTCATCACCTTATAGCCCTTGCGATAATTGCCACCACTCTGTATTTCACTCAGTAAGATGACTTTTGCTTTCGGAACAGATGGCATGGCAATATTGCTGCTGTAACAGCTATAATGCTTACCATTCAGGTAGTCATTGATTCCCTTGATCCATCTGTGAGGCTCAAACATCATAATGTCACCCTCTGAGCCATCCAACTTTGCAGCGGTGCAATTAGCCACCTCTGCTGCATCCGCATAATAGTTGGAGTTCTCATCATGCAACGGATATATGGTGACTACGCCATCAAGGTTGTTTGCTATGGTATCGACACCAGCAATCTTGATATTTCGTGTCGTTGGCTTTTTTGTAACCTTGGCAAGGACACGATGGCGTTTCTTCAAAAGTGCTGTAATGTGACCGCTTGGAACATAGTCATTGCCATACTTATAGCCAGTCTTGTTGTCAAGGTTGGACACATTGGCATCATCCGCAACAGTGTCATCAAACTCAATCATCGTGTATTCTGGTTGAATGATGTTCAACTCAGGGAAATGTTCCTGCCACTTCTTGTATTCGTCATCAGCAATGTATGAGGTGAGGCGATAAGTGCCGACAAGACGGCATGAATCCACATTGCCACCATTTTCATCTACACCACCCATCGAAAGCATATTCTTTAGCAAGGTTCCATCACCTTCCATGTCTATGCCTGTAATTCGTATATACTTCACTTTGCTGCATCTGCTGTAAAGTGTCTGCCAATTTATCAATGGGCAATTATCCACAACAAGACGTGTGACATTTGCAGTTCCTTCAAGTGTGAGACCGCTGTTTGTGAGCTTGCTCAGATAGCGAAGTTCCAAGGTCTGCAACGTTGAAGGCAACACGACTGTCTTCAATGGTGAACCTTGTGCGAAGCTCACACCAGTCAAGGCACTCTTCCCTGCACGGAATATTTCCAGCTTTGTGTTTGCACTCAGGTCAATGCCTGTGAAGCTGGTGGACTTCAAACCAGTCATATTGAGTATGCGAAGGTTCTTGCATCCGTTCACAAGCAATGCGTTGAGCGTTGTCTGTGTCGCTGCACAACTTACATCAAGCGTGCGAAGTGCCGAACAGTTGTTAAGGTTCAACGTCTGCAAAATGGTATGGCTCACGTCCGTAAGGTCAAGCCCCATGATGCGACTTGCACCATACACATATTGTGGATCATTTACAATCAAGTCGGTGTCAAGTGTAAGTTGCACCGTGCTGCCAGCGTCTTCTGCCAGGACTGCACTCTGATGTGGTGTGCCACTTGTATAGCCATAACCGAAATAATAACGCTCACTTGACGTTATCTTTATCTTTCGGTTGTCGCTGCCAAACTTATAGCCAAAGTAAGCTGCAAAGCTGTCCTTTCGATATGTGCCACACACATATTGGCTATCCAGCAGCGCAAAGCGGTTTTGGATGGTGAATGTGCGGTGTGCGTAACGGCTTCCCTGCAAGGCATAGAGATAATTGTAATAGCTCGTTCCGTCTGCAGAGGTTACGCCTTCCGTCAAGGGAGTGATATACTTGTATATGCCATCCTTGTTGTATATGCGTTCGCACCAGTTGCCCATCTGTTCCACATTGAACATATTAAGCACATATTCGAGGCTCATGTTTGAGCGGATTTTGTCAGCCACCTCCCTCAACTTGTCTGGACATCCCCTTACAAGCTGCCACAAAATGCTGTCATGCCCTGCGAAGGCATAGGAGCCAATGCTTTCATCCAATGTCTCCCATGTAATGGTATAGTCATACTTCAATACAGAATCATTGCGCTCACCAAAGATGGTGTCCATGTCGTATGGAATGAACTGCCAGTGAAGACCGTCCCATGTGACAAGCATCATATTTTTGGCACGGTTATCCACTGCCATGAAATAGTCCGTTATCACATACCATGCAAATGGGCTGTCATTGTCAAAGTAATCATTGTACTCTGCATAGAACTTGCTTGGATTTCCCTTGCATGAGAGAATCCACGACCAAAGACGCTTGACCGCTGCCTTGTCTTCCCCATTGGCGGTTTCCCAAGTGTCATCAGCCTTGAAACGGAACTCCAGGGCATCGGCAAATGAAGCCATGTCAGCCGTGCCAAACAAGCAAAGTGCCTCAGAGTTATTCAAGAACTCCAAGCAGACACATTTGTTGCGCTGTCCGTTCAAAGCTGCTGCATCATTGAAACCCTCAATTCCCTCAAAGCCATAGATGACTGCACTGCCACTTTTCTCATTGTTGAAATTGTACTTGCCAAGATAGATGTTTTCACCTGTATTGTCATTGTCATAAAACAAATCAATAGGAAAACCATCCACACCAATGCGGACATCATAGTTGCCTGTATATGCCTTTTGTGGTGGTGTGAGCCATCCGCAACGCTTCCAGATGTCATTGACTATCTTCACGGCTCCAGTGTTATGAGTGGAAGAAGAATCAGAGAAATCCGCCTTCAAGCAGAAAATGTTTATCGGACGTGCGCCTGGCTTGAATGAATAGGTGCAATCTGGAACTTCCACACCATTCACATACAGCTTGGTTCCATACTTGCTTGAACGGCTGAAATACAAGCGGTAGTTCTTTCTTGGATATGTGGTTGATGATGTTCCTTGTATGCGCAATCCACACTGGTAGATGATGAAATCATATTCCTTGCCATAGGCTGAATAGAAATAGATGTCAACAGGCACTTCAAACTTCTTGTTGTTGGTCTGATTTACAAGATTCACATCGCCCACGATGCGCATCACGCTCTTGCCCTTGGCTCTGAGCTTATCCATATCAACGTCCGTACCTTCATCATTCATCACCTGATTGTTCTCGAACAGCACAACCATTTCATCAGTAGTAGGACGATCCACCATGTAGTTGGCAAGTTCTTCATCATCGCCAAGCGCACGGTTATAGACACGGATGTTTCTCAGTTCCACATCTGCACTATCGCTTCCAACCTTGATGTTGACAGGTGTCGATTGCAAAAGACTGTCGGTGTTGGCATACTGCTTCGCACCGCAAAGAATACCGTTTACATAGAGTTCCAACAGACGGTTGCCAGACTTCTCTTGCACGACAAAGGCAATTTTCAAGTTCAAGCCACTCGCAAAAAGCGTATTGACCTCCGTTCCTGCCCCTGTTCTCATTATAGCCTCTTGTGTGGTCAGCTTGAAGCCGACATTGCCATTCATGCAATCAATGACAACACCGTTTCTGTCTGTCACATTGGAACACATCAGTTCCATTTCATAAGTGGCTCCATTGGTTGTGGCATCGCTCTTGAATGGTGTGTAACCGATTTCGATGTTTGCCCCATTGGTCAGTTTCAAAGCGTCACCAGTCCATCCGTTGCTTTTCCAGTCAAAGCCATTGAACGTGGTTCTAATGCCGTTATAAGTCCATTCGGACGGTGTACTTTCACTGTTGCTTCTGCCTGATGCTGTAAGTTTCAGTTGCAAGCCAGATGTTGTCTCATTCAGGTCAATGCCACTTTCATTCACATCAATGTAGAAATTGTATTCAGTGACACCACACTTGAATTTCATTTGGTTTGTTCCCTTTTCAAGGAATCGGTTTGTGTAAATCTGTGTGGTTCTTGGCACACTTACATTCTGCGTCTTGATGTCATTGCGATATACAGACACATCCGCTGGTGTCGCTGTTGGGTCATAGGCAACGAACTCAAATTTTACTTGCTCATATTGTCCAGCTTCCAAAGTTGGTGCCAAATGGTCTTTTGTAAAGATACGACCATCCGAGTGCGTCATCATGGTTCCGATAAAAGGCGAATTGCTGCCTGTTTTCAGAATATCCATATAGATGCTATCGCTCTTCAAGGTCAAGTCTGCACTTGCCTCCATTTCTGCCACCATTTGGATGGTGTGCCTTCCCACACTGAATGCGGTCATTGACAACGAGAAACTGCTGTTGGTCGTTCCGCTTCGTGTTATGGTGTGGACATTCTGCTGCTTGCCATCCACATAAAGCGTCACCACCTTGGTTCCCGAGCCACTTATTGCGTATGGAATACTGATGGTCTCGTTTGTCCCATAGCCACCCTTTGCAATGGCTTCTGCAAGGTTGAAACTGCTTGTCAGGGATAACGTCACGACCTTTACGCTCACATAGCTCTGTTTCATCTGCTTCTTGCCAGTTGTCGGATCAGTAGTGGATGCTTTTACATATATGTCGGTTGTACCAACCTGCAAGTATTTGGAGAGGTCAAGCGTATAACTTCCCTTGCTCACATCCTCGATGGTGTCATGGTACATGGTGATTGAACCACGTTTCATTTCAATCTCAATGGTTGCTTTCTGGCCTGTTGACGTACCTTTCTCATCACCGCTGCTATATTGGTGGTCGTAAGAGTATGTGAGTTGCGCACTGCCACCTTCCTTGATGACACTGTTGTTGACGGATGCGCCCAATACAATCTTTGTGGTGGAAGTTTCACCACCACCGCCACCTTTTCCTGCTGGTATGTCCAAGCCCACGACTTCCGCACCACTCTTGTTGGTTAAGGTAAGATGTACCGTGCTTTCATCCTCACTAAGTTCCGCATTGCCACCAAAGATGGTGTTTGCCTCCACCTCATTGAACTTTGCCGTTACCGCTGAGTTCTGCACAGGGTTTGTGCTGTTTGCGTCAAGGCTTTCATCAACCTCAGTTTCCTTGATTGTCACATTCACGTTGCCAGTGGAATCAGGTGTTTGCTTCGTGCCATTTACCGTTATACTCTTGACTGTCCCTGCACCGCCGAAATCTTCCCAACTTGAAATTGATTCCCAGCTTGAAAGATTCGTGCCAATGAATTGCTTGGTCTCCCACTTGCCTTGTGATACCTCATAAGTTATGCAACGTCCCTTGGCACGCTGCTTTTCCTCCACTGCTTTGATGGCAGTGGCAAGCGTATAGTAACCGTTTTCAAGCGGAACTTGCTCAGTCACATTGTACGTGTTACCGCCACCGCTGCCACTGATTTCAACAAGGTCATTTTCTTCATCGCTCCAAACATAGAGAACATCACCACAAAGATAAACCTTGTTTTTCTGTATGCTTGAAACATCCTCACCACGGTACAATTCCGCATTGGGAACACCTTCAACAGCCCAGTTGCCGTAATACTTGCCACCCACATAATAGGCAAATTGCTTTTGGCTCTGCACATAGACGATTACACCGCCCTTGGCAATGGATGATTGAAGTTGTATTGTGGCAGATTCCACCATATAGGAGAAACGTGCCGTTGCGCCATTGAAAGCAGCCTTGGCTACATTCTCGTATTTAGCCACAACCTCTGTTGCTGCTTCTACAGCTTCATTTGCAGAATCGGCTGCATCGGACGCTGCTGATGCTGCTGCATGGGCCTGACTTGCTGCTAAGCTTGCGCTTCGTGTGGCAGAATACACTATTTGCGCTGATTCTATGGCTCGCTGTGCTGCACTTTCCGCACTTGCAACTGCATCTTCCGCTGGTTTTGTCAGCAGTTTTATAGGCGCACTTACAACTTCCTCACCTCGTAAGGCTGGAAGGCTCATAATACCGTCCAAGGTATCTACTTGCTCCAGTTCATCTACACCTTGCGATTCAGCTTTCATCGCATTGAGTAGTTCTTGCTTCTCTTCGTTTGTCAATGCCATAGTTATTCGTTTTTATCCGTTTGACAATTTAGTTGCTCATTCAAAGCGTCTATGATACTTGGAAAACAATAGTGTTCCACAAGTTCTTTTATGAGATTGACTTCATCATCGGAAAATTCCGTTGCACCATTGCTCTCATATATTTTGAAAGCCAAATGATGTGCTTTTATTCCCATGGAACGAGTGTAAACCAAATTTGCAATGGTTTCACGAGCGTCACCTGTTTGCTTTCTTTTTTTACTAATCCCTACAGGAATAGTGAAATTTTGAAAATCTATTTTTGCCATATCTTGTTTTTTAACGGTTTATGTCTAATACTTGACCATAATAGGAGCCACTAACATAAGTAAGGGCTATGCTTACACTGTCACCTTTTCCTAAGCAAAGTTGGTCTGTGTTTCTGTTATCATCACGCCAATGTCCTCCATCATGGTTTAGCAAATCGCCATCACCATTTATTTTAACATAAACATTGTTAGAACTCTTTGAGCTATTTATGATTTTAACAGGGACACAAAAGGTTTTACTTTCTTCTATTCCAAGCTGCAATCGTATTTCATCCAATTTTGGCAAGGAAACCCATGTGTTACCAGAAGAATTATTAAAAGCGGTCAATGTCGTACCATGGTCGAGTGTTATGATGTAAGCTGTACCTGCTTTTGTTGTATTGATAATTCTACCAATTTCTAAGAATCCTCCATCACATACAATAGCTCCTTTTGTATAAAGTGCAACATCACGACTCAAGACATTATCACTTATTATTTTCACTGCTGGCAAATAACAGTCACCAGGATCAGGATTCATCTGCCGATAAAAATAACCAGCACAATTGCACCAGGAAGTTGATTCTGTCTGTTGTGGGTCTGCACCATTGCCAATAGCAACCTTTATGTTAGCCACATCACCTGGCTTGAATACTCCTACTTGTGATTGTAACTTAATCAGTCCTGGTCTAATTGCCGCTAAATCTTGTTTATAACTATTATCTGTCCATTTTGCTGGGTCGCCATAATACAAGCCTTGGTTGTCTATCAGGAAATATCCTATTTTGCCTTCATAAGCCTCAATTTTACCTTTTATCTTGGCATTTTGTGCCTCAATGCTACCATCCTCCAATATTTTGAAATTTTCGTTGGCAGTCACAAGTCCTTCCAGCTTGATGTTGTCGGCACAGATATGCACACCGCTTTCCAAATTTCCATTTTCATCTTTTGTGACGAATGCGGAAATGTCTGCCTGTTTGACAATGTTCTTGTCTTCATCTACCGCTGTGGCAAACATACCTGCAAAAGCCTCGATGCTGACATAATTGCCAATTTTCTCATTCAATCCCATCATGTCAGAATTGTACTGTTGCAACCATTCTGCATAGTCTGTAGCTGTCACAAGTCCAGCTTGGTTTTTCAGACTTCCATCCTCATTGAATCTTTGGCTGATAAGTTCATTGTACTTTGCTGTTGTTATAATGTCGCTTTCTGCCAACACATTGCCGTCCTTGTCAAAATTTTGGGCTGCAATCCTTACAAGTTTTTCGCTTTGTTCAAAAAGTGTTTTATACTTGTATGCCAATGATTCCACACGGTCAGTTGAGAGAATGAGCATATACAGATAGATGTCGCCTGTGAAGCTCAGTTTGAAATCACCAGTACCGTTCCAAAGGCCATTGCAAGAATATTGCTTGTAGCCATCAGTTTCAGCAATTTTCTCTTCAACGTGCATAGAGTTGAAATTTTCAAAGCCAGTTTTATCAACATTCTCAAACTCCACGGTCAGTGTGCCAGCCTTGGCACATCGGTAGAAGAACGTGAGGAAAACAGGAATGGCCTCTTTGGTTCCGTCTTCTCTTGTGGTCATTGGTGGAATGCTCTGCAAGTTGGTGTTCTTTTGGCTGATGTACTTGTTTCTGATGCGTACAACAGTTCTGCCCATGTCCTTGCAGACACTTGCGCTGTTGCCACGTTTCGACAAAGCCTTTCCGTTAGTCCATATCCAACGATTGCCAGCGAGGAAGAAAACAGTTTCATTCTCTGTTGCCCATTTGTCCATGCCATCAGAAAATGATGGATTGTTCAAGTAGCCTCGATCACTTGCAAAGTCCTGTCTCAGTCCTTCAACAGCGGATTCAATCTTTCCTTCCGTTATCTCAAACTTGGTCTTGATGTCTTCACCAGTCACCAAGAGGAACGTGCCACGCAAGTAGGCATTATCGGAATATAGACCGTTTCCATGGGGTTGGTTGTTGGAAGGAAACCAATCATCCTTGATTCCGTCAAGATTGCCAAGTCTTGCACGCAAGGCATTGGTGAAGCTCTTGCCGTTCACACCATCCATGACATCAATCCTGGGCTGTCCGTCTTCTGTGGCTGATATGAGTATGAGGTTTTGGCGATTGCCATTTGTGGTGTTGCCCATCAATACACATTCATCGCCTTCTGCTGGTTCCGTATTGTCAAACTCTTCCTTGGCTACAAGAATGCCATCACCGTTCACACCTGCGACCTCGACCCAATAACTTTTCAGATTTGCACCTGTGAAGGTCTGGCATCGCATCAAGTCATGTGCTACAAAGGTGTTCTCTTGCTCGAAGTGAATAAGGAAATAGCCATCTTGCTCTTCAACGCTCTTTACCTTGCCATTGGCTGCGCTTACGCAAATCTGACCACCGACACTTCTGACCTTATTTATCAAAAGTTCAAAGATGGTCATTATCTGGCGCACGGTCAGTTTGTCAACAGTAAGATTGGAAAGACCATTTTCATCAATCCAAAGCTGCCATCCCTCACCATTGAAGCCATCAACAAACTTGGCACTTCTCAAAAGTTGGCGCACAACCATTGTCAACAGCTCACCATTGCCTTTGCCATCCAAGTGACCACCTGCAACGCCCTCCACAAAGTCACCGAGGTCAATGCCCTCATCAAAGATGATTTTCTTTTTTGCTCGATCAATTTTCTTCTTGCTCAAAAACTCCCTTTGGCTTCTTCGAGCTGAGAACAGATTTGTGTCAGTTGGCAAAGTATTATCCCATGTACGGATGATGTCTGGAAAACTTCCAGATGTGCGTTCGCGTGTATAGTTTTTGATGTTGGTCAAGCTGTCATTCACCTGATCCAATGTGCCACTTTGGAGCGCATCACTGATTTCCAAGTCCACTTGTGACGGCAAAACAACCTTTCTTGTTACTTTGGTTATCCGGCTGCTTCTATATCCAGTGTCTGGAAAAAACTTCTCACTTTCAAGCCTTACCCTGCGACCAACAAACAAGTCTGCATTGTTATGTTCCACCCAAACATGGTCGGTCTTGCCTTTGTAGATGCTGATGTCTTGCCAGTGTTCAGCATTATATTGGTCAACAGCCGTGCGGAACTCTTCTTCTGCAAGCGTGTAATATTCATCTGGCATTCTGATGTTCCAAAGAATGTAATGGTTACCCTCTTTGGGGACAAGATTGCCACCTGGCAGTTGCGTGTCATCATCGTATGGCCATATTGTGATAATTTCAAACTCACGTGTCTTGCTGTCGAAATTCACCTCAAAGTAATGGTCATCATCCGTTCCAAGACCTGCGAGTTCACCATCTTGGAAGGAAACACGCTTTACCTCATTGGCAAGCTCGTATTCATTTGGGTCGAAATTGAGCGTGTCATCCTTGAAGTAGTAGATGATGAAAGGATTGCCGTCATCATCCGTCTTAGTCTCCGAGCGCACACTGCTAACCATACCCAAACGGCGTGGATATATGTCAGAAAAGGCATCTTGCTCATAATGGTCATATATGCCGTATTCCTCAGTATGAAGTTCGATGTATTTCAAGCCACCAGGCAACATCAAACGATTATGCCCATATTTCTCAGGGTCGATATTTCGTGTGCTACCAATCGGGAACAGACGTGTGTAGAACTTGGCTGTGTTGCTGGTGTCTCGCTCCAGTTCCGTCAATCCATTGCCATAGCCAATGGCAAGTTCCTCACCATGCTCACAACGGCAAATGTTTACGGTTTGCCCTTCAATCCACCATTCAGCCTTTCCACCTACCTTTTCAGCGATTTCCTTCAAGGCTTCATCGCAATACTTGCCCTCATAGTCAATGACAATGTTGTCAGTGCCATCTACTTGGCCAATCTTCCAGTCTGTCGTATGATCCAAGCCATCATTGATGCACTTTACAATCATCTTCACATGATCACGTGGTGGAGCCGTGAGAGTGAACACTGGTTCTGCGTTGCCGTCAGTGGTTTCAAGCACCAGGAAACGTTTGATGATGCTCTCAATGCCATACAACTTCAAGTCATACACCCATTCTGTTTCATTGTTCTGCTTTGGGGCATACTTTTCCATCAGCCAGTAACGTTCGCCCTCAAAGTCCGTGTAATCATTCACGTCAAGGGCAATGTTGGCATAATGGGTGAATGAAAGGGTGAGGATGTTGTCACCCTGCACCTCCTTCACTTGTGTTGAGCTGTCATCAGGGGCAATCTCAGCCTTTGCATAGCCTGTTTTGTCGTATATTGTTTGAACCATGTTTCAATACTGTTATAATGTCATTTAAATGATGGGGACTGGCTCACGGAATTTCACTTTGAACTTACTTGCCTGCACACCATCTTTCCAGATATAGGTCAGAGGCTTAAACTTTCCACAATCCAAGAATCTCATGTGCAATGTCAAGTCAAGGTCAGGAAAAGCGAAATCAAGCCAACCGTTTTTGCCTTGCTTCAGGAACTTGATGAAATCAGCATACGACTTCAACCATCCTTCCTTTGTCTTGTTATACATGGCAAAATACAGTTCCACGTCACGAGCCTCATTTTTTGGTGTCAATACGTCAGAGTATTTTTCACCATCCTCCTCTCTAATGTTCACTGCCGTTTCATCCTTTGTCTTGCTTGGTGTAAGTATGGCGGTCAGATTGGCCATGTCGCCCTTTTTGTCTTCTGTCAGAAAAACACCATATTCTTTCCAGATGTCAGTGCCATTGACCAGTACCTGGCCACTAAGTATTTCATCCATATTATTTCATTTTAAGTCCATCACGAATAATCTTTCTTATTTCCTCCTTGATGTCGTTCAGATGCGTGACACTCATACCAGTGTTTTCTGCAATGCGTGCCAGATGGCTTTCAGCCACATTCATCTTCTCGACCACGTTTTCAAGTTGGTCATCCATGCTTGACCAATGTTGCAAGCCACTGGTGAACATTCCTTCGAGCTTTGTGCCTTGGTCTTGTGTCATGGCAGAGAAACCGCCACTTTTACCGCTTTGGCTTGTGCTGCTGTTACCAGTGTACCCAGTGGCTTCTGCAAGTTTGTCACGCAAGGCAATGGCATCTTTCACATAGCCCATGTATTCCTCTTGGAGTGCATTGCGTTCTGCCTCTGTCAGGTCATTGTCTTCCATAGCAGCACCAAACTTCTTCCACCATTCCTTTAGCTTGTCAGCATACATTTCACCAATCTGGTTTGAAAGCATGGCACGCATGAAGTATTCTGACAGGTCATCAGCCATATCCTCAGCCGTGGCATTCATATCCATAAGGGTGTCCACAAAGCTGTCATACATGGAATCGAAGGAAATGCCAGTCAATCCCTCATAGAGTTCATCGGTCAGTTCCTCCAGTTTGCCAGCCTGGTCTATGTAGTCATTCAACTTGTCAGCAACGTCATTTCCATAACCACCCTTGCCAGTGTTCTTGATATATTCCCAAATACCGACATTGGAGCGAAGTTTCTTCATTTCCTCTGGGCTAAGACTCCAGAGATCACCATTGAAGTCTTCTTTTACGTTCTGCTTGATCCAGGCAGTTTGGTCATTGTTGAAGCCATTCCAATAGTAGTTCCAACTATGATGCTTTTTCCAATAACTGGCTTGCGCCTTTGCCATATCCAGATAATTCTGGTTGGCTTCTTGCTGGTTGGCGTATGCCTGTTGATAGGCTACTACGGATTTTGTTCCCTTGCTTGCCTTGATTTCGTCTGTCAAATCCTCGATGGCATATTGCAGAAGCTCGTTGCGCTTGGTCAAGTCGTCAATGGTCTTTTGCACCTTGGCTTCATTGCCATTCAAACCGAAAAGGTCATCAATGCCAAACCAACTGCCAATGCCACTGACCAAACCTTGCAAGATGTTGCCCACATCCTTGATGATGGACAAAACGATTTCGGGCAAATCCTCAACAATCTTTTCCACACAATCGGCGATTTTGTTCAAGAGGTCATCAATGAAGCCATTTGGATCATCACCAAGCGCATCAATGATTTGAAGGATTGCGCCAATGATACCGCCTATCTTGCCACCAAGCTCATTCAACGACTTGCCTATTCCGTCTGAGCCTTTTCCAAGTGAGGTAATGAGTTTGCTCATACCATTGGCAAAGCCATACAGGGAACCATTTGACATTTCATTCAGATAGTTGGTGAAGTTCTGAATGCCTTGCGCTGCTGCATTGGTGTTGTCCGTAAGCGTCTGGCGTGCCTTGTTGCTTTCATCCTGTGCCTCCGTTTGCTCAGTGGCAGTGGCATCGACCTTTCCTTGTGCAATATCAACCGCTTTCTGGGCAATTTCCTTTGAGGTGTCATCAGTAGCAGCAGCCAAGTTTGCTTGCGCCTTTTCCAGTTCATCGACCGCCCTTGTGTGGGCATCCGTCTTGTTTTGGAGATTTCGCACGCTTTCTTGGTATGCTGTGACATTCTTGGAGATTGTACCCCATATCTTGAAGTTGAACGGACTGGTGCTTTCCGCACCTGTCTCTTGCTTCAACTTGGCTTGCAAGTCAGTGTAAGTCTTTTTGTTTTCAGCAGACAAAGCCTTGAACTCAGCTGTCTTCATGTACGCCTCCACCTTGCCAAGTGTCTCTTTTGCCACATCTTTCAGCACATTGCCCACGCCCTCAAAGGTAGTACCCCAGTCTATATCCAGGGCAAGGCTCTTGGCATCCACTTGGCTCATGGCGGTGTCACGCTGCTTTTCGAGTGCCTTCACCTTCCACTGTTTTTCATCAGCAGTGCCAGCACCCTCATTCACCTCCTTAATCTTTTCAGCATATTCCTTGGCAATGGCATACTTTTGTTCTTGTATGGTTCCATACTCCTTCAAATAGTCTGTCATGGCAAGCAACTCATCCTTCAAGGCTTCCTTGTTGGCTTCCTCGATGGCCTTAGTTCTGCTTTTCTCGTTCAAGGCGTGCGCCTCGTTAATGGCATCGGTCTGTTCCGTGGTAAGCCCATTTGTACCAGTGGCAATGCCTGCTTTCTTGTTATCTCGTTTCCATGCGGTTTCTTGCTTGTTTATCTCGTTCTTCTGAGCCTGATAGTCGTTTTCTATCTGGCGAAGTTTCTTTTCCAAGCCTTCTTGCATGGTATTAATTTCTTCCTCGTCATTTTTACGTTGCAGTTCTGCAAGTTCCTGACCCACCTTTTCCTTGGTCTGCTTGCGGCGTTCTTCCGCTGCTTCTTCCTTGGCTCTTGCAGCTTCCGCCTTGGCTGCTGCCTTTTGTGCTTTCTCGCTGTCTTTGTCCGAACCAGGTTTGCGTGAATCATATTCCTTTTTGGCAAGTTCCATTTTTTCCTTTAGTTCCTTTGCCTTTTTGTCATATTCTTCTTTGGTTAGGTTGTTTGAGCCTTTGCTGATGAAGTCGTTGTATTTCTTCAATGCTGCTTTATAAGCCCTCTTGTCGGCTGCGCCCCAATCAGAACTTGATTTTCTTGGTTCATTACGGCGGTTCTGCTCAGATTTCAATTTGTTGAGTTGATACTGCAATTCATCCTTGGTGTATGTGCCACGGATATTTTTGCCGTCATTGGTTGTATAGCCATATTTATGACCAGACATATTCATTCGGGCAATGAGGCTTTCGCGCTCCTTTATCTGCTTTTTCAGATCGTTGTTGCTGACCCCTGTGAGATTGTCAAAGTAAGCGTTCACAGAATCCTTGCGCACCTGCTTGTTTAGGTTCTGTTGCTTCTTTTGAAGGTTTTTGAGTTCGGCTTCCTCTTTCTTGCTCAAACCTCCGACTTTCTTCATACTTGTACCGGAGCTATTGCTTTCAACCCACTTTTCCGTGCGCTGTTTTGCTTCAAGCTCTTTGATGCGTTTGTTTACGCTGTTGAGTTCGTTCTTTGGCTTTGTTATGCTTTGCCCAGCCTCCAACTCAGCAATCTCCAACTTGATTTTCTTGATGTTTTTCAGCTTCTCATACTCTGTGTCATATTTGGCAAAGATAGCAGGGTATTTCTGTTCGAGGCGATTCAATGCCTCACGTCTTGTGTCGGTGCTGAGAGCTTCATCACCAGCAATGGAACAAAGCTCTTCCATCTTGCGTTTGTGCTCTTCCTCAGCCTCAATGACCTTTTGTTTTTGCGCCTCATAGTCTTCATCGGCAGCTTGCATCAGTTCTGTTTCCGTCTTCATGGAAACCATTACGGCGATAACACTTGCAATGGCTGTAGCAACCAATACGTATGGATTGCTTAGCATGGTAGCGTTAAGCAGCTTCTGCGCTTTCTCCACCATGACAATCCAACCGTAGTGAATGGCTTCCGCTGCGGTCATGCCACCAATACCAACCGTTATGAGACTGTGGACTGCTGCCACCGTCATGCAAGCCGTGCGGTATGTTCCATAAGTGGCAACCAATCCCATCAGAACACGTCCGAATTGCTCATAATGTTCCACGATATAGGAGACACCGCTAAGTGTTGTATTGATAATACCCTCGCTTTGCTTACCTAAGTCGTTGAACATTGTTGAAATAGCATCTTCGATGTTGCTTATCTGTCCTGATATGGTCTTGCTCTGTTCCTCCATCAAGCCACCGAACTTACTGCCTTCACCAGTAAGGTTCTCTATGACTTTCTGCACTTCTGGGAATCCCACCTTGCCAGCCTCCACCAAGTCCTTCACCTTGCTTTCTGCCACACCAAACACCTTGGCGAGTTCCTGGATCATCGGAATGCCACGACCTGTGAACTGGTTAAGGTCTTGCGTGTAAAGTCTGCCTTGCGCCATCGTTGTTCCGTACAGATAAACGAGGTCATTCAATGGCATACTAAGACCTGCGGCAATGTCACCCAGACGAATCAAGGTTTCGTTCACCTTCTCTGCCTCCATGCCATACGCCAAGAGTTGTTTCGCACCCTGTGCCACACCTTCAAGGCCATACGGTGTCGTGGCTGCTGTATGAATCAGCTGAGCCATCAGATTATCGGCTTTGTCTGCACTGCCAAGCATGACATTGAAAGCCACCTCCAATTTCTGGAACTCGCCCCTGACAGTAGCGACCTCCGTAATAACCTGCTTCATGGAAAAGGCCATGCCAAGCCCCATGAGCGACTTTTTCACCTTGTCGCTCACGTTTTCCAATCCGCTCAATCCTTTCTTGGCTTCATCGGTGTAACTTTTTAGGGCATCCATCTTTTTGTTTACCCTATCAAGTCCACCGCTGATGCGGTCAAGGAGTTCAATTTCTATTGCTACCGTCTTGCCTTTGCTCATTTCAATTTACTTTGGAAAAATCCTACAATGTCATCGGCTTCCTCCTTGGCACTTCTTTCGTCCTTGGGCTTGCCGTTCTTTTTCTTGCTAACATAATGTGGGGCATCACTCAGCATCATAATCAAGGTTTGGTAATTGACACCATTAAGGATATAGTCAACACTCCAACCTGTTTCGCTTGCTATCTGCCACACAAAACCGAAAGGGCTATGGGAACCTTCGTATTCGCTCGTTAACTCCCTTTCTTCTTTTGGCTCTTCCTCAGCTTCATCGGATTCACCGCTTCTGCCGATTTGATAATATCTATAAAACTGTCCGTTCCCATCAGCCCGACAAATTTCTTTATCACGCTGACAAGATACTTGTTTTCCATCCAGTTTCTTACAGCCCATGCCGTTAAGCCAACAAACAGATGTCGGCTTATCCAGCCACGGCAAAGGGTGTAAGCTATCATGCGACTGATTTTCTTGCCGTGATCAACAAGGAACTTCATTTCTTCCTCCTTGGAGAAATGCCACATTTCTTCGCTGGTCACGCCCATTGCCAGCCATTCCCTTGCAATTCTGATTTGTCCTGCCAAGGTAGGTCGGCGCATGGTCACACGTAAATGGATGGACTTTTTGCAAAAAGGAAGGTGCAACTCCTTCAATGGCACTGAAAGACCAGTGTCCAAAAGGGCTTCCGCACCTTCCTTTTCTATTAGTCTGATGGTGTTCTCATCCATACACTAAACCTTCACGCTGTTTGCCTGGCTGGTGGATGATGCACTTAATGGATTAGCCGTGTCATTGATGTCGTATGGCGCACTACCATCAGAAGGCTTGTTCACCTTCAACTGACATTCCAGCTTCGATACCTCTGTAAGTGTGAGCTTACCACCGAGATTGGCCAAGATTGTTGCATTCGGTATGGTGCAAGTCTGGCCTGAAACAAAGTCAATAGTCCATTTGCCAGAAAGATGCACAAGACTTGTTGGTGCTTTCCAGCCTGTGTACTTCCCAGTAGTTCCTACGAGAGTACCACCAAGCACCATCTGAATGTTCTCGTAGTTCAACTGTATGATGTTGAATGTTGGCGAGATTGTTGCATTTTTAGTTGGAATTGTCAGCACTGGCGCATCGGGAACTTGCTCTGCATCAATGTCAGTACTCTCAGGCTTTGTGCCGCCCCAGTCCCATGAACCTTTCTCAATGTAGCCAATGGTCTTTTCACCAAACTTTACGGCTCCAATGCCGTACATGAAATTCTTATTCATTTTTTTCTTGTTTTGATTGTGATTATTATGCCAGACACCAGTCCGACAATAAAACTGAATATTGCCACTTTAACAGGGTTTGAACATTGTTCTTTCTCTGTTTTAATGGTGTTGGAGAGTTCTGCGTTTTGCTTTGCCAGCTTCTTGTTTTGTTCCTCATAATAGAGGCACAACACTTGCAAGCTGTCACAAGAGGCATCAATGTATATCACATCTTTACCATCTTGCTTTCCAACGCTTGCCTTCACGTTGGCACGCCCTTGCTTGTTGCCAAAGGATGCACCAGACGGCAAACAACCTATGCTGTCAAGTGGAATGATCAGATGCACCTGGTCTTGTGGCACCTTTTCCATCCACATTATTTTTGTCGTGGTCTGTTTGCTTTCTACGCTGTCCCTTACCACCTTTTCCTCTTCCTGGGTTGTCATCGTCTTCGTCGAGCGACAACTCACTGCTGACAGGGCAAGAATTGCGATGAGGACAAAGTTTGATAGCCTCGATTGCACGACTGAGCCGATTGATTGAAAGACGTATCCTGTGGTTTTCAGCCGTAAGCCCTTCCACGACCTTTGTGATGTCTTCATATTTCTGTTGTGTTTCCAACAGCACCTTTGAAATGTCTTCGTACATACCTTTATAAGTGTCATGCACGACCTTGGCATTCTTGGCGTTGTTGGCTTTTCTGTTGGCAAACCAAACGATGGCAGCACCTATGCCGCCCGATGGTATTGCCCACTGGATGAATTGCAGTAAAAAGTCTGCCATCGTTATCTTTGTTTTATGGGTTAAACTTGCTTGATACCTATTGAGCGCAACCACTCTTGCACGTTGAACGATGGGCAAGCCTTGTGGCTGTTCAGCTCGTTGTGGCCAATGATGCGGATGGAAGGGAAACGCTCATGGAAGTTGCGCACGTATTCGGTCAAAGCCTTTTTCTGTGCATCCGTTCGGGTGTCCTTGACTGTCTTCCCATCAGAGGCAAGTCCACCGACATAAACAACGTGACGGCTCACAGAGTTGAAACCTGCTGCACCATTGGTGATTTCCCATGGATCAACCTCAGCATCCTCGTTGTTCTTCACAAGTCGCTCCACCTTTCCGTCAAGGTGTATCATGTCGGTATAGCCAACTTGCTTCCATCCACGACCGCCCTTGCTCACTGGGTCGGTGTGCCAGTGGCGAATTTCGTCACTGGTCACCTCACGACCTTCTTTTGTTGCGGTGCAATGAAGCACCAAATACTTCATTTGTGCCATGACTATGCAGCACTGTAGTCGCTCATCATTACTACACCTGCATCTGCCTTCTTAGGCATACAAATGAAACGATGGCGGAAGTTGATTTTGTTACGCTGGTACTCAGGATCGTTCTCCGCTGCGCTCCAATACATCTTGGTTGAACCTGTAGCCTTGAACACACGAGGAACATAGAAGGCAAACGAGCATTGGAACTCACCTGTTGTAGCAGCTTTGTTCAGATCTTTCTTTACACCAGCTGTGGTGTATAATGGGTTATTAGCAAACTCGTAGATGTCAAAGCCATACAAGCGTCCAACGGTTCCGTCATTGCGGTTGATATTGTACTGCTCGCGGAATGTCTGCTCAATCTCCAAAAGGTCGTTGATGTGATCTGAGCAAAGCACAAGACGGCGACCTGCCGAAGGCACTTTCAGAGCATCCATACTACGCTTCATACAAAGCACGTCATTTCTGGTGAGCTTCTTACGCCCAGTAACAGCATCCCTCTCACCAGTAGTCTTCAATACAGGTGTTTTCTCTGAGTTCTGCTTGGCGCAAAGAGCATGGGCTGCTTTGGTAAACTTTGCATCGTTAATGGCATTACCATGTGATTCCTTCACTCGCGCAATTTTGTCGTAACTGATGGCATAAAGTTCATCATCAGTGATAGGTGTTACCTTAGTCTGGAACTTGTCAAGCTGGATGGAAATATCCTTGTCTTCCAAAGCTTGGAGGCTGATAGGATATGTAGTGTTGTTAATCAACACATCTGGGTCAACGCCGACATCCACCAAATGAATAACATCATTTTCCACGATACTTGAAGCGTCAGGAATACCATCAAGCCAAGTGGCTTCCAAGCCACGGCGAAGGTACTTCACCAGCTCACCAGTCCACACCTCTTTATATACACCAGCACGCAATGCGCCCTGGGCTACTTTACCGCCTACCATTGAGGCGATACAATTCATACCCAAGGCTCCCTCTACAGGCGAAAAGCCAAGGACTGCACCGAATACACTGCCAGTGATGCAGTTGAAAAGCACTGCCATTGTCAGTGCAAGCAATCTGTTCTTCTTCATTTTCTTGTTATATGGTTATACATTTTAGATTTCACACTCAAAGCCATATTCAGCCTTGAAGAGGCGTTTGTATTCATCAGGATTGTCAGAGCGCATCTTTTCCAGCTCTGCGCCTGGCACCTCACTAAACTTTGAATAGGTGGTTGGCTGCTGTGTCGGTGTTCCACCCTGATGACCAATTACGGCACTGAGCTTTACCATTGGCGACATGGCTGCGAAGGTCTGCTTCAAGTCTTCCACGCCAATCTTCTTGCCGAGGTTGATGAAATGCTCTTTCTTGTCCTCGCCGATGCGTTTCTCTGTGATTGCGGTCTCTACGGCGGTGGTGATTGCCGAGAGTGTCAACTGAGCCTTCTCCTTGGCAAGTGTCTCTTTTTCAGCTTCTGCTGCCTTCAATGAGTTAATCTTTTGAAGGATTGTCGCCTCGTCTGCTGTCTCTGGCAGTCCGAGCTGTGCACACAAAAGTTTCTGTTCCATTTGTTTGTTGTTTTGTTGTTTGTTACTGAGCAAGGTCAACGGGTTCTTTCCGTCCTTGCCTAATGTTATTTGTTCACCGTTCTTTCTCATTACGATGGCATCGTCATTGGCTCCTATGTCCACGACCGACACTTCAAAGAGTTTGCTTTTGGTAATTGTCTTGTACTTTTGTCCTGGAAGTATCACGTCAGGATCGTCACTTTCTTCCACGATGTCAATGCCCGCGCTCACCATTTTCAGGCTTCCGAACTCCCATTGCTTCTTGCAGCGTTTTGAGAGTTCCGTAGCTTCATCAAACATAAGTACACCACTTACCTCATCATTTTCCACTTTGAGGTCTTTCACATAGCCAATCACATTGCCACGCTCGTGCATATATAACAGTACTGGATTACGGCAATACTGCTGCACGTCCATGCCTTTTGTCAGTACACGGCTGCTGTAACTGTTAAGGCTGTTGTTTGAAATTCTTACTCGTTTCATTTTCTCGCTTTTTGCGTTTTGCGCTGCAATATTACTGCTAAATTTGTTAACCGCCAAAAAAGTGTGAAATGGTTGCACACATCTATGAAACGATTGCACACTTTTTTGGCGGTGCCACCGAATTGTTGCAATTTTGCAGCACATTTGATTTTTTAACAATGTATTGCACATGACAAAAGCAGAAATAGAAAAGAAACGTTCGTTAGCCAGAACACTCTTCATGTCGGGTATGGAACAGGCTGAGATTGCCGAAAAAATAGGAGTCTCGCGTGTCACCATTTCCAAGTGGTGTGTGGCTGATGGATGGAAGGAGGCACGTGCGGCCAAGAGTGTCACACGTCCCGAACTGGTCAATAAGCTGTTGTTGACCATTGACGCGCTTATAACGCAAGTGAATAATTCTGGCGACCCAATGGCGATGGCTGGACTGGGTGACAAACTCGCAAAGCTTTCCTCTGTCATAGAGAAACTTGACAAGAAGGCCAACGTGGTTGACATCATTGAGGTGTCCATGAAGTTCAGCAAGTGGTTGGAGTTCCGTGCCAAGTCTGACCCTACGATAACAACTGAGTTGATGAAGGCAATCAATCATCTTCAAGACTTGTTTATCATGGAACAGATGGGTGTTAAATAATTAAGGAGTATGGCAACAGCAGCGGAAAAGAAACTCGCATACGAGCAATGGAAGGAACGGTGCAAGCAAGTTCAGGCTTTCACCGACACCTCTCTTATGCGTAAGGAAACGCCCCTTGAAAAGGAAAAACGTATTCGTAGGCTGCAATCCAATTACGCTGCATTCTGTGAATATTACTTTCCGCATTTCCTACAGCTGAGAGATAAGACTACAGGCGAAGTAATCCGAACCATACACAATGCGCCTTTTCACAATCAGGCTGCACAGAAGGTGAAGAACACGCCGAACCTCAAAGCGGTCTTTATGTGGCCTCGTGGTCATGCTAAGTCCACCCACATGGACATCTTTACTCCTTTGTGGCTGATGTTTCAGACCAAGCGTCTGATTAACTTTATGGTGGTAGTTGGCAAGTCCGAGGATAGTGCCATCCGTTTGCTTGGTGACATCCAGGCTGAATTGGAGTACAACCAACGCATCATTTCTGACTTTGGCACACAAAAAAACGCTGGCGACTGGCAAGAAGGTGAGTTTAAGACCAAGGACGGCGTGAAGTTCCTTGCCTGTGGTCGTGGTCAATCTCCTCGTGGTTTGCGTGACCGTGAGGCACGTCCAGACTACATTGTCATTGATGACCTCGATGATGATGAGCTTTGCCGTAACGAGAAGCGTGTGCATGACCTCACCGACTGGGTGAAAGAAGCCCTTTTCGGTTCGCTTGATGTAGGTCGTGGTCGCTTCATTATGGTTGGAAACCTCATTTCAAAAACTTCCGTTCTTTTCAACCTGGCACATACCAAGGGGGTGTTCCTTTCTAAGATTGTGGCGGTTGATTCTGATGGCGAACCAGTATGGCGTGAAAAGTGGACAAAGGATGAGGCGAAGGCTTATGCCGATTTTGTGGGCTTCCGAGCATGGAACAAGGAAATGATGCACAATCCAATTAAGGACGGTACCATCTTTCGCCATGATTGGATCCATTATAAGAAGGTTCTTCCTCTCAATAAGTACGACCAGCTTATCTGTTACACTGACCCTTCTTTCAAATCGACTACAGCCAACGACTACAAGGCTTCACGCTTTTGGGGCAAGATTTGCACAGAGTTCCATTTGATTGATTGCTATGTGCGTCAAGATACCGTTGGCGGTATGGTCAGATGGCTATACAATCTTTATGAATCATTGCCAGAGGATGTGACGGTTTCCTTCTTCATGGAGGCAAACTTTCTACAGGACACCATCCTTGATGAGTTCACGGAAGAGGGTAATCGGCGCGGCTACCAGTTGCCGATAACAGGCGACAAACGCAAGAAGCCCGATAAGTTGCAGCGTATAGAGGCCATATCCCCATTGTGGGAGCGTGGTTTTGTCTTCTACAATGAGGCGTTGAAGGATTCTCCTGACATGGAAGTTGGCATTGAACAGACGCTTTCACTTGAACGTGGCAGCCGCGTGCATGATGATGCGCCCGATGCTGATGAGGGTGCCATCTGGATGCTCCAGCGCAACACAAGGCAAGTTAAGTATAAACCGAGGTTTGGCAAGCGTCCGACCTCTAAAAACAGTTGGTAAGATTATGATTAGACTATTCAGAGATTTGATTTTCGCTTGGCGTTACAAGCGTGCTGTCAAGGAAGCCATTTTGCTCTCACAGGGTAGTGGTTTGAAATATTATGTCCTTTATATGAACGGTGGTTTTAAGGTCGTTCCAAAGCAGACCATCAAGACGCTTGTGAAGCGTCACCGTTTCAAAAAAGGCACCAAGGTTGAAGACATCGAACGGCGTGCCTTGTTTGTTACAAAGTAAGGAGGTGCATCATGTTTATAACAGAGGATGATTATAAGGTGGTTATCGGCGATACCGCCATGAAGGTGGTTTCACAGGCTTCTGCCGAGAATCGTGCCAACGCCGAGCGTGAAGCACAGGAGGAAATTTCAGGCTATTTGCGCCCTAAGTATGATTGTGACGCTGTATTTGCAGCGGAAGGTGATAAGCGCAATCGTCAGATTGTGATGTTTACTTGCGACATTGCCCTTTACCACATGGTTTCGGCAATGCCTCAGAAAATGGGTTCCGACATCAGAAAGGAACGCTATGAGCGTGCCGTCAAGTGGTTGGAGGGTGTTCAGTCCGGAAAGATTGTACCTGACCTTCCCTTGATGCTTGATGAGGATGGTGAAATGGTTGGCTGTTCCATTGTCTATGGCTGTCAGCCTAAACTAAGACATAACTGGTAAACGATATGGGAGTTATTCAGAATTTAATACAGAACATTACAGGCAAGCCGAACGTCTTGCACACGAAATATGGTGACTACAACCTTGCCAAGTCTTCTGGACGTAGGAATGTCCAAAAGATTGTGGCACAGCTTCAACGTACCACCGAGGCACTTACACGTTCCGACATGAAGGACTGGCGCAATGCCTGGCAGATGGCAATCAGTGTGGAAAGTCCCAACCGTCAACGTCTCTATGACATTTACCGTGACGCTGATGTTGATGCTCACCTTTCGGGATGTGTCGAACAGCGCAAGGGCTTTGTCATGGCTCGTTCCTTCAAGATTGTTGACAAGAATGGCAATGTGAAGGATGATGCGCTGCACTACTTCAACCAGGCATGGTTTAAGCAACTCTTGCGCCTTGCTCTGGATTCTATCTATTGGGGACATTCGCTCATTGAACTTGGCGACATTACCACTGATGGCGATGGTTGCCCATGTTTCAGTGGTGTGAAGTTGATTAACCGTAAGTATGTCATTCCTGAGTATGGCCGTGTTATCACCGACCTTGGCATGGACTGGACTACTGGCATCGACTACCATCAGCCACCTTTCACTGATTGGCTCATTGAAGCTGGTCAGCCCGATGACCTGGGCTTGTACTTGAAGGCAGCAGCGCATACCATTCCAAAGAAAAATACTCTTGCCTTTTGGGACACGTTCGGTGAGATTTTCGGTATGCCTATGCGCATCGGCCACACCACTGTCCGTGACGATAAGGAACTTTCAAAAATGGAGGACATGATGGCAAACATGGGTACTGAGTTTTGGGCTTTATTTCCAGAGGGTACCGACATAGAGGTGGTTGAGAGTTCCAAGGGTGACGCTTTCAATGTGTATGACAAACGTGTTGACCGTGCCAACTCAGAACTTTCAAAGCTCATCATTGGGCAAACAATGACCATTGAGGATGGCAGCAGCCTCTCACAGTCGCAAACCCACCTTGAAGTGTTTGAGAACTTGGTGGAAAGCGATGCGGATATGTTGGCAGACCTCGTGAACAATCAGCTGATTCCTCGTATGGTGAAGCTTGGTTTCCCTATTCAGGGCTTGCGCTTTGCCTGGGATGATGCTGTTGACTACACTCCAGAACAGCAATTCAGCTATGAAAAGATGATTGCCGACCGTTATGAGGTCGATCCAAAGTATTTTGCCGATAAGTACAATATGCCTGTAGGTGAACGCCGTCAACATCAATTTCCTGCACCTGACCCAGACGATGATGGTGAGGACAAGGATGATAAGGGCAAGAAGACGCAAAAGAATGCACATCCTTTTTTCGATTAAGCCCCACCGATTACGTGGGGCTGCACCAGCGGTATGCAGAAATCTTAGGTGAAGGGCTTTCCGTTGCTTCATTGTGCCTGAGCAAGAAGGAAGAAGAAATTGATGCTATTGCCAAAAAATGGGCAAGCGTTATCAGTAATAAGTATGTGAGGGAACAAGCGGAAGAAGCTGCACGAATTGCGCTTAGGCACGGCATCAAGGAGTTGCCAGAGTTGCGCGAAGCAGATTTGGGGCCTATCCGAAAATATCATGGCATCCGTGCATCATTTCATGCTGGTATGACAGATGATCTACCTTCTATCATCCGTGTGAACAAAAAAGGTTACAGAGGTTGGAGGGAGGCTCATGCAAATGCCGTCCGTTATGGTCAGCTCACTCAAGATAACGCTATTTTGCATGAATTAGGACATTACATTGACTACTGCAATGATTCTGCCAATTACAGAAAGCTCGAACACACATGGAAGGTTGAGAATGTGGATGAGGCATTGGTAAAAAAGCACCTTTCCACTTATGCGCTTTCCGACTATGCTGAGTTTGAGGCAGAACTGAATGCAGCCATTATGAGTGGCAAGGTGTTGCCAAGAGAATTGCTTTCTTACTCTCACATGAATAAGGTGAACACGCCTCTGGCTAAACGTATGCTTAGCATAGGCTCTGGTGATAGTGTTTGCCTTCCAAGTGAAGAGGTTAGCAAAGGTTTCAAGGATGCGATGAAAGCCCTTTTCCATCAGAAGGGAAGTTCTTTCTCCATCGACATCATGGCCGATGAAAACGTACAGAGCTTGATAGAGGCTCATACAAGCGTCCTCGATCGCAACTTGCAACGCTTGGAAATGTCCGACCTCATGCGTCAGCGTCTTACTCGCTCCAACTATATATTTAGTGGCTTGAAGACTTTCCATGAGTTGAATGAGGCGTTTCCTTCCTTGCTTGATGAGAATGGCAATAAAAAGACGTTTGAACGCTTTTTGAACGATGTCCGAAAGATAGATGAAACATACAACTCCAACTATCTGCGTGCTGAATACAATTTCGTTCAGGCATCAGCGGAAATGGCTGCGAAGTGGGAAAAGTTCATGGAGGATGGTGATCATTATTATCTCCAGTATCGAACTCAGCATGATGATAAGGTTCGCCCAGAACACGCTTCGCTCGACCGTGTAACGCTTCCACCATCTGATTCTTTCTGGGAATCATATTACCCTCCAAATGGTTGGAATTGCCGTTGCACGGTGGTTCAGGTTCTTAAACGAAAGTATGAGCCTACACCGCACGATGAAGCCATGTCACTGGGTGAGGAAGCTTTGCAGACTGATAAAAAAGGAATATTCCGTTTCAATTCGGGTAAGGAGCAAAAGACGGTTCCTGACTACAACCCTTATACCATCAAGCGGTGTCGTGACTGTGATATTGCAAAGGGTAAGTTGAATCTTGACAGAAAGCCTGTTGCAGACAATGAACTTTGTGCTGCTTGCCGATTGGTACATAAATGCGCCAATGCGTACACTGATTCAGGAAAAACAAATCTTTCTGTTGAAGACCGTGATGCGATACTTGCAAAGCCTTTGGATGAACAATATTTCACCAAATACATTGGCATCAAAGGAAAAGTATTGCAACATGAGTTGGCTTGCTCTACAGCAGAAGACTATAAACGTGTTTTGGATGTAGCTAAGGCTTTTGCTGATGAATTTGGTGATTGTTTACTAAATCCTGAAATTCAATTCACCGCAACAAGTGGAAGAAGAAAGGTTTATGATATGCTTCCAGAAGACAGTAAAGCAAACCCAGATTTGAAAGTGGGCGAATTTGGATATATTGATGTGAAATCACCTGAAAAAGTTATGAACTGTTGTCGCAATGCGAACCATGCTTCTGATGCACAACACGCTTGCGTTTGTCTGACTGATCATTGCTTTAGAAAGCCAATTACAGAAAGACAAATCCAAGATAGAAACAAAGCTATTTGGGATAGTAAAGATTACCACCATGACTATATCTTTTGGTATGTCAATGGCAAGCTCAGAAAATACAAGAGACCAATGGAATAATCCGTTGGCCTCAGGTTCTGCAACGTCGCACGCTGCTTTCAGTGGTTATCAGTACTTCGCTCTCCACGCTGCAAAGATAGTAATAAATCTTAATATAGCAACTAAATGACAACATTTTTTAAGATTATTCGTTATAAAATGTATAGCTACAGAGTTTTATACGTAACTTTGCAGCCCAAAAGGTGGACTTTCCCAATAAGCCGTGTGGTTTATCGTGGGTACAACAACGCGAATGCGAATGGCGGTGTCGTGAATGCGAATGCGAATAACGATGCCTCGAATGCGAATGCGAATGTCGGCTCGCGTCTGGACAAACTGATTACATTATCAATCGGCCTACCATACAAGGGACGTGCTCCCTAAGATGGTGCCGAGGGAAACGAACCTCAGCAAATTACTATTATAGGAAAGCTGAAACATCAAGTGTTGGGTGGAGTTTGGTAGGCCAGCAATGGCTCGAAGAAGTCAGACCCAGAGACAGGAAGGCCGAAAGGCCATTAAATTATTAACAATGCGTAGAGAAGGTTACATCATAGAAGAAATCATTGACTACTCCAATATGTCAGAGTCGTTTGATGAAGTTCTCCGTGGCAAGAAGCGGAAACGCTCACGTCAGGGACGCTACTTGCTTGCGCATCGTGAAGAGGTGATTAAGGAGCTAACAGAGCAAATTGCCAATGGCTCTTTCCGTGTGAGTGGTTACCGTGAGCGCACAATCCACGAATACGGCAAAGAAAGGAACTTGCAGATTCTTTCGATGAAAGACCGCATAGGTATCCATGCTATAATGTCCGTGGTGGACAGACATCTGCAAAGGCGTTACATACGCACAACAGCAGCATCCATCAAGGAACGTGGCACGCACGACCTTATGAAGGTAATTCGTCAAGATATGCAGCACGACCCAGAAGGCACGCTATATGCCTACAAGTTTGACATCAGGCATTTCTATGAGAATGTTCGTCAAGACTTCGCCATGTGGTGCTACCGCCGTGTGTTCAAAGACCAGAAGCTGCTTGTTATGTTGGAATCCTTTGTTACTATGCTGGACAGTGGCATCAGCTTTGGACTAAGAAGCTCACAAGCCACCGGCAACTTGTTGTTGTCTGTATTTTTAGACCACTATTTGAAAGATAAGTGTGGGGTCGCTCATTTCTATCGCTATTGCGATGACGGCCTTCTGCTTGGTAAAACGAAAGCGGAATTATGGGTGATTCGTGAAATTATCCACAACCAGGTGAACCAAGTCGATTTGGAAATCAAACCAAACGAAAGGGTGTTCCCAGTGGATGAGGGCATTGACTTCTTGGGGTATGTCATATATCCCGACCATGTAGCGATACGCAAGCGTATCAAACAAAAGTTTGCCCGAAAAATGCACGAGGTTAAATCGAGGAAAAGAAGGCGCGAACTCATTGCCAGTTTCTATGGCATGACAAAGCACGCCGACTGTAATAGATTGTTTAATAAATTAACAGGCAAAACAATGAGATCATTTAAAGATTTGAACGTTTCTTATAAGCCAGCGGATGGCAAGAAGCGTTTCCCTGGGTCAGTGGTAAGCATCAGGGAATTAGTGAACTTACCAATCATCGTGAAGGACTTCGAGCTTGGCATCAAGACTGAGCAAGGCGAAGACCGCTGCATTGTCTCCATCGAACAGAACGGTGAGGCAAAGAAGTTTTTCACCAATTCGAAGGAAATGAAGAATATTCTCCAACAGATCAGTGAACTGCCAGATGGCTTGCCTTTTGAGACAACTATCAGAACTGAGACATTTGGCAAAGGTAGAACCAAATACGTATTTAGCTAATGAAACGAACAGAAGGAAGTGCGGTGGTGAAACTGCTTGAATGCGTGAACCCCGTCAAGAACAAATGGCGCATCCGCTGGGATGTCATAGTTAAAGAGGACGGTTCGGCCAACTACATGGAGGCAGAGTTTACCAATGGCAAGCCTTCTGTGGATGACATCAAGCGAATCGTCTTGGACTGGTACAACGAACAGACTGACCAAGCCATCATTTCAGGCTTCACATATAAGGGTCAGGCTGTGTGGCTCTCCACTGAAAACCAGTTCAACTATAAGGCAGCTTATGACCTTGCCGTGCAAACAGAAGGAAAGACGCTGCCAGTAACGTTCAAGTTTGGAACTGAGGATGAACCGTCATACCATACGTTTGACACACTTGAAGAACTTGCCGACTTTTATCTGAAAGCCACCGAATATGTGCAAAACACCTTGGCTGAGGGATGGAAGAAGAAGGATGCTTTTGATTTGAGCTTGTATCAATAAGGTTCAAACGGCATCCGAATGACATTAAAAAAGCATCCGAAGCTGTCAAGCCATCGGATGCTTTAATCATATTTACTTGGACTGGTCAAGTTCTCTGTACCCCACATAACTATAAGTCTCAATGTTTTCCAAAATATCCTCATGGTTGTGGTTGGTTGTCGAATTGCTGATGTCGAACTCTCTGAAATGTTCACCGTCCACATCTGCCAGGGCTGTGTGAATCTTTTCCAAGAGGTCAAACACGGTCAGACTCTCTTCTCTTTGGTCGCTGTTGGCTGCACTGCTACCCAACCAGTCCGTCACCACGTGCAAGTTCACTTTCGCTTCTGTCACATAGCGCATACCTGCCACCGTAGCCTCCCAGTTGATTGGGCAAAGCTCCACAAACACCGCTGGACGTTCCCAGTTGTCTTCTTGTTCAATGAACTCCACATTGTGGTTCCAAAGGTCAATATACTTGATTTCTGGTATATTGCCCAGACGCTCACAAAGCATCTTGTAAATCTCTTTTCTCATTTCTTCAATCGTTTTTCAAAATGTTCCATTTCCTTTCCGAGGTATTCTTGCAAATTATCCTCGATGATGTCCGTAACTGCCTTTTCCACCTCTGGTGACAAACCAAGAAACTGCCTCTTAGGTATCTTGATTGTCGTGCCTTCCTTCTTCAATGCCATGAACTTCCAGAACTCTGCCACGTCACTGATATGCCGTGTCTTCTTGTCCTTGCGCTGCGTGCCGTCCTTGCGCCTTGCAAAGGTCAATGCACCTGCTGCATCCATGTACTTGTGCCAGAAATAGCCTTTCATTCGTTTTGTCACCACTATCTCACCACCTTCATTGTGAATGTCGGCGTATGGCAAATCAGTGAAGAAGCGGATGCTCGTTTCCTTCATCTCGCTTCTGACGCTTCTCCTCAGCGTGCCTGTATCAACAAGAATATGCCCACCTGGTCGAAGGGGGCTTCTGTGCCGTTCCCATGCCTCGCTGAAAAATGCCTCTCGCTCAAAGTTCTGGTCAAACTCGTCACTTAGGTCAACGCGGATGTCATTCAGAATCCTCTTAATAATAGTCTTTTCCTTGCTCATCATTCCAAAAATCAAGATACGGTTGAGCGTCTGCTGGAATCTCATTCTTTGATTCAGCAGACGCTTTCAATATATTGTAAAATTGACGCTCACTGATAGCATACTCAGGATATATGAACCTGCGCCATATCTCACGGTTTGGAACACCGTCCTTGATATGCCGGTCATATATCCTGTTGATGTCAGCAACACGTTTCTGATAACTTAGTCCGCGTCGTTTTCCCATGGGGCTAATTGTTTGTTGTATGTTTAACCTTTGGATGATATGGACGGATGTCAAGTGTCATTTCACAGCTCACTGTCACACGTCCACTTCCTTCACATTGTGGGCAAATGTCTTCGCCCTTTCTCCCAGTGCCGTGGCACATTCTACACAGTGCCACCTTGGGTGCCTTGGTTGTCGTTGTCTTCATTGGCTTCTTGTTTAGTTTCTGTTTGTTCTACATCTGTCACACTCAATGGGATGATGTGCCACTTGTTGTGTTCGTCCTTCCACTCAGCTCTGATGAACTGCTTGGTGAGCGATGGCTGATAAGCCTCTTCGATGATTTGCACACCTTCCTTGAATTGGTCGTTGTCGCTCTTGTCTGCCAGTTTGCGAAGCTGCAACACACGGCTTGCCTTCAAGTTGCCTGTTCCGTCACGGCTCAATAGCTGTAGGATGGTTGCCACAAGTTCCTTGCTTTTGGTGTCGGTTGCAAGGCTCTCGATGTACTGCTTGACGATGGCAATGCCGTCATTCACTGTGTCACGGTAGTCATCAATGCAGTTGTAACCAAGCGTGAGGCGCATCTTTCCGTTTGAATGGGTGAAGGTGTGTGTGCGCTGGGTGTCCTTGGTCAGCTTTAACACGTTTGCCTTGATGTTGATGACTTCCGCAAAGTTCTCATAAACCTTGCTCTTCACTGCAAGCATCTGTTCTGACAGGCTGCGAAGTTCGGGGATGGCACTCTCAATCTCGCTGTCCACCAACTGGGCGTAAGCCTCACGGTCTTCCTTGCGTTTCTTAGCAGCCTTTTCCTTGGCTTGCTTCTCTTGGAACTGCTTGAAGGCTTCTGCCTCTTCCGCTGTCATTTCCACTGTCTGTTTCTTGTTCTCTTCCATTGTCTTATTGTTTTAAATGGGTTGTATTTTTAGGCATGAGGGATTCCATCCAAAGGGATATACATCACCATCCTGCCAGGATTGTTCACGTCTTCTTTCTCTTTCAAACCGCCTTTCTTCTTGATTGCTCTGAGTTTTCTTTGGAAATCTTCCATTTCGTCAAGTCGGATTCTGGCAAACTCCTTTCCGCAAATTCGGGGATGCTTGCAGAACTCATTGATGCGCTGCCAGTCGGTTGTGTCCACGCCAATCTCTTGTATCAGCTTTAGGCAGATGCTGCGATTGCGTTTCAATCGTTCTTTTCGACCGCTCAGTTTCTCCAGACCGTCACAGCAATCATTGTACTCTTGCCAAGTCATTTCCTTCAAGCTCTCTGTGCGTCCGAATGTGTATTGACTGACTATTTCCTTCTTGAACTCTTCACGGCTGCCACAATAGCAAGGCAGTTCGTTAAATGAGGCAAAGAAACGGCTAAAGTTCGTTACTTGCTGCTTCATGGCCGACACCTCTGTAAGTCATAAAATACTGGCGTGCCTCTTTCACGCTTGCAGCCATGCCAAGGGTCAAGTCTTCCGTCTCCAGTATTGGCACATTGTCGAAGCAAAGGAATATCTTGCCATTGAACTCTCTCGCCTGTAGTCTTGACATGGCTTCTTCTCTCACTTGCGCTGCACGTTTCTGTTCTGCCTTTTTCTTGTAGTTCTCACGCATAGCATGGAACCAATTACCGATTTTACTCATATTCGTTTATTTTTTAGTTGTCTTTTCATTGTCTGGTAGCCATGTTATTTCAATGATGGTTTTCATTTCTTTCTTGCCTTGGCATATAGGGCAAGGAACTTTCACGCTTTCCCAATTGGCGTCACGTCCCCAGAAGTAGCCATTGCCGTGGCAATATCCACATTCATGCCCATGGCATATCACTGTCTCATGGGTAATTTGGCATGATGGTGGAACCAGTTCTAACACCCTTCGTTCTTTACTCATTGTCTGCCACCTCCTTTCTCTCACCAAGATACTCACATTTCATGGCATCAAGCGACATATCGTTTAATCTGCCAGACAAGTCTCGGAACATCTGTTCTTGATCCAGGTAGGTAAAATCCTTTGTCTTGTCCTTGATGATTGCCACCAGGCTTTCAATCACTTCTTCCATAAGCTATATTATTTGATAAGTTACTTTTTCATATCCATGCCACTGGATGATTCTGTTTGCCCACATCAGACTTTTTGTTTTCAGTACAAACTTGCCTTTGTTCTTCTGTGAGCGCATTACATTCAAGTCGCACTCGTAATTCTGTTCAAGCCATTCTCTCATAACCGACTTGCATTGCTCTGCCGTCATCAAGATGAAAATGGTATCACCATCCTTGTATTTGTTCATACGCCTTATGTTTCGTTGCTTGTTTGTATTACTCCATCCTCCCATACGGTGAATGCCTCACCTGCCTCACCAATGGCACGACCTTGGCAATATGCCTTATATCCTTGCACTCTCACCTTCATACCTGCCATATATTTCAATCGGGCTGCTGGTTTGCCAAGCGGTTGTCCCTTGTATTCCTGGCTGATGAATATGAAGCACTTTCGAGGAAAGTCATCTGCAAGTGTCTTGGCTTGCTCATAGCTCCAATTTGAATATTGGAAACTATCAATGATGACAAACTTGGCACTCTTGCGTTTTTTAAGCCTTGCTATCAAATCGTCAAGGGTGTCGTCTGTTGCCACACGAAACTTGCCTTGCACCTCATTCATCTTGTAGCGGTTGATGCGGTCTTGAAAGCTCTTGCTCACGCCTTCCTCATAACTCAGGTAAAGAACGCCACCATACGAGCAAAGTTCTTTGGCAAGCTGCATCACAAAGCTGCTCTTTCCGCTTGCGCTCGATCCAGATACAAACCATGTTTCTGTTATGCTTGGATAGCCAAACACCTTGCTCCATTTCTCACCCCAGGGAATGGTGACGTATGTCTTTGCTGCAATATCCCTGGGGCTGTATGCTCGCTTTGCCATGGTTATGCAAGTTTCAGTTTCTCAATCTCTGTATATACACGGCGCAAGCCACCATTTGTTTTTCTCACGATGGTTGCAATGTCAGCATCCTTTGGAGCGTTAGCCCTTGCCACCACTTCTGCCTGATGGCGCAAGAACTTGTCTCGCTCCTTGCCATCGTCTGGTGTAACCTTGGAGTATCTACCACCGTAACGGCTCAACATTTCGGTGTAACCAACTTTCTTGCACTCGATGGAGCGGTTTATCTTCTCTTTCAACCCATCTGCTCCCATCATGTACCAGGCACAACAGCGTTCTGTTGCATTCCAGAGGGCTTTGAGTTCCAAGAAAGCCTCATACTGCAAGTCTCCTGCCTCATCAAGGATGATAAGAGGGTGTTCGATGGATCGAAGGTAATAAACCAAATCCTCATACACATCGGCATAATGTCCCTTGCTGTCCACTCCAAACTCTGATGCTATCTTGCGAACCAACTTCAACTTGGTCTTCACTTGCGAACAGTCGATATAAACTGCATTCTTGTGACCTTGCACATAATAGCGTGCCGTGAAGGTCTTTCCAATGTTGGGTATGTCGCAAAGGATGCTGCTTTGCCCTGAGCCTTGACAGAACTCTATTTGCTTGGTGATATACTTGAAGGTCTCTGTTGGGGCTGCGTTCCACTCTATTTCGTTGCGCAAGGCCACATTCAGCTTTCTTGCAATGCTCAACCAGTTGGCATCACTCAGAGCCTTTTCTGTCTGGCCATTCTTCAACATACTATAGATGGATGTTGAAAGTCCAAGGGCGGTTGCGTGCTTTGCGTCACTTGGATAGTTTGACCTGTTGGCTGCTATCGCTGCCAAAATCTTTTTCTTTGTTGCTTCTGCTATTGTCATATTCTTAATCTTTAATCGTTGTTATAATGATGTTTGAACGGTGTCTAAATGTCTGCCAAAGCCCTTTCCTCAATGCTCATGTCTGGCTTATATGCTTCATCGGGTTCTTCTATCTTTGGCGGTGGAAGTACAAAGGTTTCCTCTGCCTCTTCCTTTGGTACATCCGACTTCATCACTCCAACCTTGCCAATGGCATTGTCCTTGACATATTTCGTGAATGAGGCTACTTTCTTCTGTTGTGCTTGGTATTTCTCCAAGTCTTCATCAGTCTGTTCTGCCATCACACGGTTGTAGGTTTCCACTCGTTCCACTTGGTCAATGAACCTGTCACCTTGAAAGACGAACACCTCTTGTGGTTTGCCGTCCGCATCTGGAATGTAGTATGCTGTCACCTTGTTGTTGTTTGGCTCCAGGCGTTCCAGCTTTTCTGTCTTGCTCAACCACCAATCTTCGTATGCCACTCTTACGGTGGAGTTTCTTCTGATGCTTGTTTCCACTCTTTCGCCAATATATCTTGCAAGAGTAAGTTTGTCAAGCGGTTGAAGGGTTGGATTGATGTTGCTGACAAGAACGTCCCATCTGCTCATGCCAGGGTACTTCTTTTGATTCGGGTGCAAGCTGTGATTCCACTCATAGTTGTCTTGGCGGTCATCAGCTATCAGTTGATCATAGCTGAAATATTCCTTATCCTCATACAGCTCATTGGTTTCATCACTGATTTTCTTGCTTTCAGTGCGCCACTTGCCTTTTCCATAGAAACGGCCAATGCCTTCATGGTTCTTGTGGATGATGCTGCGTTTCTTCGCACCGTTCAAGTTCTCTGCATATTTCTCTTGCGAGTTCTGAGGCGCACAGAAATGAACGAATGGGAATGCGACACCTGCTTGCAGAAATCCGTCCTTGTATTGCGACATCAAGTGATTCTCAACCTCAATACCTGCTGGCATACCCCAACCATTGCGTTCTATCAGTCGGAACATATCCCTAAAGCAGTCAAGCACCAGGATTTCATCCTTTTTCCTTGCGTAAGATGCGCCAATCACACATTGGCTGACCACATCATAAGCATAGTAAGCGTGAACCCTCTGCTTGGTGTCTTTCAACTTTCGTGTCAAGTCCACGTCATCCATTGTGATTTGGCTCAGAGAGAACTCACCTGCATGGCGGTGCATGTGCGGCATCTGTTCGTGCATGAAGGTGGTGTAACTCATAAGCTCATGTTCAATCAGCACCTTGTTTTTCGGTCGGTTCAAGTAGTTGGTGATTGTCGATTCACTCAAAACCTTTGGTTCACCGCTCTTGTCTGTGAAATCATCGGGGTTGAATAGTTCTCCAGTTTCAGGATCATAGACCTCTATTTCACCACAAACAAACGAATTGTATAGTTCCAAGACACTTGTGTTGAATGGCTTGTTTGGAAGTACTGCCAAGCCCAAAATCAAGCGTTCCGTCTTGTGATCAACCTTGCGTGCGCTTTGGTTTCCGAACTTGCCACTTATCAGACAGACATAGCCAAACTTCTTATATTCGGCTACTTTCTTTCTGAATCGCATGGTTGAAGCTGGTAGCGTATGGCCAAATTTCTCTTTGAGTGTTTTGATGGTGGTTGCCATCTTTTCCCAGTCGTATTTTTCACCCATCAGCTTCTTTGATGCGCTTGCACGGTTGTAGAGCTTGATGCAAGTGTTCAGAACAGAGGCATTCACCACATATTCCTTCACTTTCTCTTGTGTGAGGTCAAGCCCAGTCTTGGCACGGTCGTTAAAGAACGCAACGGCTGCTTGGTCGGTCTCATAGTTGGACGTTATCCAACCTTCCAGTCTCACAGTGTCACCACCAGGATAAAGTTCATCCACCATTTTGCGGTAGATGGTAGGAATGCTATCAACGGCAACCAGAGCATAACGTCCTTGCCCCTTACCGCTACGCACCACATTGATGCGCTTCCTGGCAGATAGCTGCTTGTAGTTCGAGGCAGTCATTATGCCACCGTCAACAAGCTCACGTGCTGAAATGCAAAGTGTGTTACCGTAATACTCCATTTCTCACCTCCTTGATTATTCGGCACAAACAGGTCTTGCGTACTTTTTGTAAAGCTCTGGGGTAGTCAAGATGTCGGCATCCCTCTGTGTCCATGCAGCAAAGATGCTTTGGATTTCTTCCAGTTGCTTGATTTTCACATCCTGGTATTGCTTCATCATCTTGCCCTTGTAGAACACATCCACATTGCCATTGGCTTTGTTGCACTCAATCATTGCACCATTGGGGAAGTATTGGCGCATATAGCCATCTGCATCATGGATGGTCTCAACCTCTGGGGCAACTATCATCACAATGCCACCTTTCTGCTTGGCATATACACGGATGCGCTTTGCCTTGTCACTTTCGCCACGCTTTGCGTCAAAGTTCAGGGCATAATAAACCATTTTCCCTGTAACGTTGAACGCTGCCATGATGTCCTGGCGAACTTCTCTTGTTACGTCAATGTACTTTTTCATTGCTTCCATTTTTAATCGTTATACAAATCTTGTTTTATCTTTTTAAGATGCAAAATTCGTCTTTCTCACGCCTTTTTTGTATCTTTGGCGCTGTGTTCCTTTAGTAACACGGTGCAAAGATAAACAAAATATCTCGATTATGCAAGAAAATAAACAAGAAAAATCGCTTATAAAGCAAAATATCTTGCTTTACTTATCAAAAAAGGACGTTACACCCTATGAATTTTACAAAAAATCGGGTGTAACACGTGGTATATTGCAACAAAATAATGGTATTAGTGAAGATAATATTGCAAGATTTCTCGCTTATGCTCCAGATGTAAATGTAGAGTGGCTGATAACTGGCAATGGTGATATGTTGCGCACTATGCAAGAAAATAAACAAGAAAAATCGCCATATAATGATTCTTTAACATATTGCACTCCAAAGCTCGCTGATGATCCAAATGTTGGTAAGCCATACTATGATGTTGATTTCATTGGAGGCTTCACTGAGATATTCAACTCTCAGGTAAGTGTTCCTGCTACCAACATTGTCATCCGTGGTTTTGAAAAGGCCGATTTGTGGTGCAATGTTACAGGTCATTCAATGGAGCCAAAAATCAACCATGGCGACATCATTGCCCTTCGCCAATGTACGCTGGATGATGTCCAGTATGGCGAAATATACGCTGTTGTGCTTGACACGATACGAACCATCAAGATACTGCGCAAATCTGATGATCCAGATAAGTTCCGTTTCATCCCAATAAACTTGCAAGATTTCGATGAACAAGAATACCCCAAATCAAGGATATTGAACATCTTTGAGGTCATTGGCAGCATCAGCAAGTTCTTTTAACCTCATAGTGACACCCCCTTTGGCACTCCAAGTGGGGTGTCACCCCCTCTTTATCGTCCCAAAAGCCCTATATTATATATAATAAGGTGTAAACTTCAAAAATCGTTGCTCCGAAAGGGGTAGTTTCTTCACGATTAACCGCAAAAAGTGGTTAGTTTCTTCATTCAGCTTTTTGTATGCCAACGACCCCACTTTTGTAACCCTTAATTCTCGAATGTGTAACCCTTAACTGTAACCCTTAGTGTAACCCTTACCCCAAAATCGCCACTTTTCAACACGAAAAAAGGGAGCCGTAAAGCCCCCCTCATTCATATTCGGTTTGAAAACCGTAAATAAGCCGTTCTAACGGCGTTTTAACCACTTCCTTTCATAGACCCTTGCCGACCACCCGAAATAAGCGTAGATTGCTTTATAATAGCTCGTTTCGTGATTATAGACCCATTCCCAGACAGCCCAGCATGAAGCAAGTAACTCTTGGTACATCCGACCTCTTCTGAGGTCAGCACGGTATAAACCGCCGATATGCTTGAAAAGTAGAAGTCTTTCAAGCCATTATGTTTGCCCACAATAAGATGGACGTGTATAACCTTTGCCATATCAATTCATTTAAATTTCGGTGCAAATATACCAAATAATCATTATATGGAATAATTTTGCATTTTAAATAATCATAAAAGGGCAAAAATAATGGGTAGCGATTGCCACCCATGCACACGCCCCATCATCCTCATGTAAGCCATTTGTAAACCTCATTCAAGTCCACCGCCCTCAAACGCAAGTCAGGAGACCACAGAATTAAACCAAAATTAAACCCATGTAAACGTTTCGTTTTGTGTCGCTATTCATGCAAGATTATCGTAACTAACTATATTTCAAAGACTTCACCCGATATTTAGGCATAAGGATTTATATACGCTTCGTTCTGTGCCCTTTACTACAGAGCAAGAAGTACGACAGCTCAATATAGGAGTATGGGAAAAAACCATGCCATTTTCGCTCATAAAAAATGGAGAGGTGAAGAAGTTGTATAATATAGAGGATCTCAGTTCGTTTCCTCAAAGATTCGAAATCATCAAGCAAATTGAGGATAGAGAAACAATGAAGAAAGCTAAGGCAAATGCCTTGTCTGTTTTCTCAACCGAGAAATATCCGGAATTGGATATGACTGTCAAGAAAGATGTACAACTTGATTACAATGAACGCAGAGATTTGGCAAAGAATTTACTAGACTATTCTCGTGGTAAAATGCCAGACTCCTATGAGGCAAAGAGCAAGGAGACTCTCGTGCGTAGTATCGCCATGGGAATGCTTGGAAATCTCTATGAGTTCCAATATTCGGAGAAGGTACCAGGAAGTAATAGCTTGATTGCACGTCTAGAAAGAGACCCAGCCTTCAGTAAGGAAATTCTGGATAAAGCATCGGCTTCTGTGGCAAAAGTAAGCACATTCATAGAAGAGAACGTTCGGTCTTTCGGAGAAGACAAGAAGTTAGACCTTCGCAGTCTCACCCCCATCGATATGGATGTTGACGGAAACGGTATTGTTGAAAGTCAGGAAAATCTTGCAGCAGACAAGAAGCAAGGGGAAGATGAACCTGCTTCACAATCTCAAGACACTTCCCATAAGCACAAAGGAAGAGTAGTATAATGTAGTTGTTTCCATCTTAGAGTGATACAAGCTCTAAGATGGAAACTTCATTTTATAAGAGAAAACAGAATTTTTTCATACCCAAAGTGATTTTTTTCATCATAAATGTAGTTTATTAGGAATATTTGCTTAACTTTGCCACCAAAATATAAAATAGTAAATGAGAAATATGAAAAAAGTATTATTAATGTTATTGGTAGTTATCGTCTGCATAAACTGTTATGCGGCCGACAACGTTGTGCAGCAGCGTAGAAATGTAAGAAAGGCACCAGTTAAGACGGCAAGTGTCGTCAATGAAAATTGTATGTCTTTCATGGGGATATCCTTCAATATGTCTTTGACAAATTTTGCGAAGGCATTGAAGGCAAAGAACTTCAATGTCGTTGATAACACTTTAATTTTCGAAGACTACAATATTACAGGTCCAGCTTTTGGAGTTGAGAATTGTAAGGTGTATATATATAACTCTGATGATGGAATAAATGAAATATATATAGAAAAAGAGTTTGCTTCAGAAAAGGCCTGGAAGGAAGCAAGGGGAAATATTGAAACCTATCTCAATAAAGCTTATCCAAACTTTCAAGCAACTAACTACTATCTAGTTGACGAAAAGGGAACGTGCATAAAATATCATTGCAGGAAAATAGGAAACAAAAATAATGTACATTATGGAAATATTTATATCACAGCAGAAGTACATAATGAAAAACGGTTTAGTATAAAGGCAGCAATATACGATAACAAAAAGTATCATGAGTATTTTAATCGTATTCATAGTAATTTTGATTTTACAAAATATGACATATCGGAATTTGCGCCTTCTTCGTTTGATCAATGCATTCTCGATATTCATGATGACTTCTTGAAATTTACTGTTAGTATAAACAATCATACTAGTACGTTTTTTGCATTTGAGGATGATTACTCTTATTTTACTAACTGGTTTTTTTACAAGGAAACTAGCACAGCAGAGAAAAAAGAACTTATAAAAAGATATTTAACTTCTTTCGACATAGATGACAGTAACATCTACGAATGTACAAAACAAAGGTTTAAGCAGTTGGCAAAATACTATGACCAGGAACAGATACGCAAACAGAAAGAAGACAGGATTATGAAGGAAGCCTTATTGGTTAAGTCACCTGGAGAGTATATTTTCCGTGCGATTGAGGGCTTGGACAACATCATAAAGTACAAGAAGGACGGCAGCTATGACAGACGTTATCAGATGTTCCGCAAAGCCTGGAACAGAGGCGTAGGCGGCAGCAGTAGCAGCGGTACCAACTGGGATGGCCTTAACGACGCCCAGAAGTCCGTGATTCATCAGAACGACAATGCAAGATAGCAAAAAACACGTCTGAAGGTGTTCTATGCACACTTTCAGACGTATTTTTTATATTATTATCAAGTATGCCAATTCTTCTTCTCCCCCACTAAAGCACAAAAAATAACATAAAGTATTCTGGATTTTCCAGATTCATCTAGCCTTTACAGACTACTCTTCACTTTCGATCCGAGTTTTTTTTTAAGTTTCATTCCGGAAAACCAGATCACTTAACCTTTTTACGTGCAATATAGTATGGTGGTGCTCCAAAGACAGAAAACCAAGGAATATGGCGAAATATTTTAGGAAAGCCCAAATCTCAGATTTGTGGAAGGAGTTCTAAAAATATTTCTCCATATAGTGGCTGTACCCGGTCCTTGGAGTCTGTCTGCGCCGCCATAACTTTGCAAAGTAAAAAGTAAAGAGAGCCCAGGTTGGATAAAACTGAAAAATTGAGGTCGAAAATTGAAACGAGGATTATCAATAGGTATAATCAAGATAGTTAGATAAGATTGGGATGCGTATTGTTTTCATACGCATCCCGTACTTATAATAGTTTTTTACTATGTAGAAAAAATTCTTTTTAAATCAATATCTTTATTTGTTTTCTGTTTCTTATAATCACGGTATCTTTTATATGGTATTGTTTTCTTATATCCACTTGCAAAATACATGTGTTTAAAAATCGTAGAACCAGTAAGACTTTTGTGTATAATTTTATAGCTCTCAAAATGTCCTAGATATCCCAGATAAGAATTTAATGTTGTTTGAATCGCCTCTAATTCATCCAAGGAAAGTTCATCCTTTTTACTTAAAGATATTATATTCTTTGCTTTGCTACGGAAACCGTTAACACTTCGTGGTACAGCATATTTGCGATAAGGCTTTACGAATGCACCAAGGAAAGGAACTCCATTCTTACATGGCTGCAAATATATCTTCTTTGGATGTAAAATAAGACCAAGCTGGTCTATGAGAAAATACTTGATTTCTGGAATGATACTTTTTAAATATGCCTTTGATGGATGAATTATATAAAAATCATCTACATATCTTCCATAATGCTTAACTTTAAATCTCCTTTTAATCATTTGATCCAACTCATTAAGATATATATTGCTGAAAAGCTGGCTTGTCAAATCACCAATTGGCAAACCGATATCCTTAGGCTGATTAAAGAGACTCTTCGAAGCAGGAAGAAGCATCCAGTCTTTCTTATCTCCAATTATCTTGCAATCGAGAGTGTGGTCTTTAAATATTATAATCTTAATAAGCCACAAGATAAATTCCAGGTTACCAGCAGGTTTACTGCAATCACACCCATGCTTTTCCCAGTAAGCAAAAAGTTTATTACATATTATATTATAGAGTATATGTTTGTTTATACTCATAAAGTAGCCTTGAATATCCAGTTTAAGGACGAAAGCGTTTTCTGTATAATTATTTGTACAAGAACGAATATGATGTTCTAATCTTTCTATTCCAAATAACGTTCCTTTTTCTTTCCTACAGGAATAGCTATCATAGATGAACTGGGCCTCGAAGATTGGAGCGATATAATTAAACAGAAGATGATGAACTACTCGATCTCTGAACTGAGAGGCAAAAACTTCTCTCAATACTGGTGAATATGAGAGAAAGCAGATGGACTTACCAGGAAGATAAGTACCATCCAATAATTCGTGAAAAAGTTCTATCAGATTTTGCTCCGCATCTTTCTCAAATTCTAATTGAGCAGTGGTATTTCTCTTGTTTTTCCTTGCATCTTCATAAGCTTGAAAAACGTCGTTTCTTAATTGTTGTGTAAATGATAATGAGGACATAGAATAAACTTATTGCCTAGTAAATGCTTGGACACAGCGAACACTAAACCCGTTCGCGCGATTGTTGTTGTTGGATGGATTCACGTTACCACTGTTGAAGTTCAAGTTGTAACCGTTATTGTCATTGTACGGTGAAGAACTCCAATAGTTACCGTTACTGCCAACGTTGTTCATGCTGCCATTGTTGGAATTACGATAGCCAGCAGGAATCGTAACCACTCAATAAATTCATGTTGGAATGCTAATAGAAAGCCAACATGAAGATTGGATTATTCATCCGGCATACCCTATAACTACGCCCTTTGACTTTATTATTCGTTAGTAGCGTACCATTTACGTCATAGGAGGGTTACTGAATTTACATATCTCACTCTTGAAGGTACCCTATCAAGCGACCTTTCAAGACTCTGGATAATGCTTGAAGTAAAATCTATGTCCTCATATTTTTATTTTTCTTTTTGTTCTAAATTTTGTTCTTTTTTCTGTTCTGATTTCATCCAGCTTGTCAGCTGTTTAGAAACACTTTCCATCATTTCTGCTAGAAATGCATATTGATTTAAATGCAATTCTTTCAAATCTTTGGCTATACGTACCTGCAGTTTGACTTTGACTATTTTTACTCTGCAAGACGAAATAAATGCAATTTTGCTTCTTGTAGAATTTGCTTGATAGATGAGTTGTAAGATTTCTATTATTTCCTTCTTAAGATCTTCACCTAAGCTATATCGTATATCACGTCGCCAATGCTGGCTTACATTAAATATCTGAAATAACAGATCATACGTAGCCTTGAATACTGGTAAATCATCGTATTTTGCCATTGAGCATATTCTTTAAATCAATAAGAAACATCATACATTCCATAGGAGTCTTACTTTCTATATTGAAAGCAAGTATCTTATTCACAATGTTTTCATTTGAACAATTTAAATTTTCATTCTTTAATTGAGTTTTCTCCTTACGTTGTGGAGTATATAAAGCTATAGTTTTTTTCCACTCCTCAAAAGAAAGAGTTGGAGTAAAAGAAAGAGGCTTGATGGTACAAGAGGAATCTTCTTTTGAAACAAAACTAAATTTATCTTTAAGTTTTTCAAGGGAAGCTAAAGGGAAACCTATATGAACCATTTCTCTATCTATCTCTCTAAATACTTGTTTCTTGGGTTTACAATTCATTACAGCAAAAACAAATATATATGCTGAATATTCATAGGCCTTCCAAAAAGCACCTTCTTTGTGTAAATGAATTGTTTCTGAATGTTCATTCTCCTGTTTCAATATATCTTTTTTCGTCATTTCAAAATATAAAAATTGTTGAAAAGCCGCCAAGGGCGGCATGGGAAGGGTGGGCTTTAAATGCCCACCCTAGAATAAATCAAATAAATCAAATGCGGAAACAAGTTCCGCTTTATTCTTGGACACAGCGAACACTAAACCCGACCGCGCGATTGCTGTCGTTGGACGGAATCACGTCACCACTGCTGAAGTCCAAGCTGTAACCGTAATTGCCATTGTACGGTGAAGAACTCCAATAGTTACCGTTACTGCCAACGCTGCCCACGCTGCCATAGTAGGAAAGACGATAGCCAGCAGCAGGGAACCAGTTGCCTTCATAGGTACGTCCCTTGTTACTGGAATCCCAGGTGAATGTTGTGGTAGAGAAGTTAGAGAAATTTTCTCTGTTTGGCAATCTCCATCCCTTTGGGCTTGGGTCAAAGAGTGATTTGCCGGCAGCGTCGGTAATATCATTCCACTTCTTGGAAGTGTAATTGTTAGGCGAAGCCCAATCATATGTAGAACTATTACCGTAAGTATAGAACACCGCAGGAGTCTGCATCGCCTTGGCAAAAGTAACCTTACCGGAAGTAACGGTAGTTTTTCCTATAGAAGTACCATTGATATCATATCTATCGATATCCCCAGTGAATGGATCTTTTCGTCCGAACTGATAGTAAAGACCATGAGTCTTTGCACCATCAGAAGGAGTAGCCGACATAGCACCAAGGTTTCTGTCCATGAATCCACCAACAAGTTGCGGTTCTTCAGTAATCCAGAGGTGCCAGCTCCAGAGATAAGCATCATTACCAGCCCCCTTCTTCTTTACACCGACAACAATATTTCCTTTCTTGCCACCAACGGTTTTGACATAAAGCGGCTGATTGCCCTTACCCTCATAGGTATTTCCGGAAATAACATTACCAGAAGCATTACAGAAATTGATGGCACGAGAGTTAATATCCTGCCAGATAACTTCTGCTACCCATTCAGACTTCTTATCGAGCACATTAGCAGCATCCCCTACATTCGGATTAGACCAGAAGATATTGATATTGTTGACAACATCAATCTTGCCTACATTAGCACCGGTAGGGTCCAGGATGAGACAGTTGGCAGTAGCAGGAAGTTCCGGAAGAGAATAATTTGGGAGATTCACACCTTCTGCCGTCCAATCCCCAATGTTCACGTTCAGCTTGATGTCCTTACCGCTGATAAGCTGATTGCCTTCCTCATCCTGTCCAGCACCATTTGAGAAGTCAAGAGTATAGTTGTAACGCTTGCCCATCTGCCAGGAATCACCAATACCAACATACGCCCACTTGTCAGAGCACAACACCTTGCCACCTTGCATGGCGATGGAAACCTTCAGTGCGATGTAAGCACCATCAGCAGCCTTGTTGGCAGAGGTCAAAGCCTGAGGAATAAGCATAAAAGGCACATTACCCTGATCCTTGAAATCCTTGACATCAGAAGAAAGTTCAACAGCACCACTCTCCCATTCTGTAGTATAACTACCGGTCTGAGAATCCTGAGTCCACGAAGCATCAGTACCATCACCACCAGTAGAAGGGAAAGAGAAAGTACTCTTGCTCATGACATTTCCAATCTTTACACCCGAAACCTTGACGGTGTAAGCCTTGTTGTCGTTCTTGGCAGCAACAGTAATCTGAGAAAGTGCATGCTTGAACTTGATATCAACGCCGTCCGTACCATTTTCTTCCAGATTACCCTTGGCATAGGCATAGATGAAATCCTTCTGTTCGGCAGCATCAGCTTTCGGCGAGAAGTTCTCCAACTTCTGGAACTGGTGATCAATGCTGAAAGAGGCTCCATCAGCATCCTCACTCGTAGCCATCTTGCAAGGCTCTGCAGGAGCATAGGCATAAAAGTTCAGATACTCAGAAGATGTAGGCCAGAAGAAGTTACCTTCGTTGGTACTCCAAGCCCCATCAGCCTTGGTGTAAGCGACATTCTCCATGTAGTTGTCCGCCCCAGGAAGGAAAGCCGTAACCTTGAAGGCATCAAGGTTATCGATGGTAGTCTCCACGGCACGAGAAGAAGCAGCGTGAGGCACAGTAGGATTAAGCAGGATGGAGCGGTTAGAGATTCGCACTTCCATAGTGTCCTGCTCATTTGAACAGGAAGTGGCCAGCATCACCGATGCGAGAGCCACGTAAAGACAATGTTTCTTTTTCATTTATCAATATATAATAGGTAATTAATTTCTAAACAAATCCTTGATTCCGCCAATGGAACCCAGGAGATTGGTCGCTTCATAAGGAAGATAGACAACCTTGCTATCATTCCCCTGAGCAACATCCTGCATCATGTTGATGTATTTCTGAGCAAGGAGATAGTTGGCAGGATTACTGCTCTGCCCGACAGCCTCAGTAATCTTCTGGATGGCGATAGCTTCAGCTTCCGCCTTTCTGATACGAGCAGTAGCTTCACCCTCAGCAGCCAGGATAGCCTTCTGTTTAGCCGCTTCCGCCTTATTGACTATAGCCGCCTTTTCACCTTCAGAAAGCAGCCGTTGCTTCTCCTTCTCACCTTCGGAAGTAAGGATGGTGGCACGTTTGTTGCGTTCAGCCTGCATCTGCTTCTCCATGGCCTGAAGAACGCTGCTCGGCGGTGTGATATCCTGCAACTCCACACGGTTCACCTTGATACCCCACTTGTTGGTGGCATCATCGAGAACTGAACGCAGCTTTGTGTTGATGGTATCACGAGAAGTAAGCGTCTGATCCAGTTCCATTTCACCGATGATGTTGCGCAGTGTTGTCTGAGTCAACTTCTCAATAGCATTGGGAAGGTTGTTGATTTCATATACGCTCTTGAAAGGATCCACAATTTGGAAGTAAAGCAGAGCATTGATCTGCATCTGGATATTATCCTTGGTGATAACATTCTGACGGTCAAAATCATAAACCTGTTCCCTTAAATCAATGTTGCTGGTATATCCATACTTACCGTTCCTCATCACGACAACCTCCTTGGCATGGTCAATGAACGGAATGATGACATTGATGCCAGGATTGAGAGTAGCATAATAGCGGCCCAGGCGTTCAATGATTTTCGTCTCACTCTGAGGAATGATGACAACAGATCTCACCACCAGCACAATCGTCATGATGCAAACAAGGAATAATACATAAATTCCCATATCCATAACTGAAAAAATAAAGGGGAGAAAACCTCCTCAAAAAGCGAGAAAGAATCTCCCCATATGAAAACCACTTATTATAAGAGAAAAATAACAACTCAACTATGCATTAACAGTCTTGTTCTCAGGTGTGAAACCAGAAACAGTAACGTTAAGCTTGATGTTCTTACCGGAAATGATGAGGTTGCCATCAGCATCCTGTCCAGCACCATTTGAGAAGTCAAGAGTATAGTTGTAACGCTTACCCATCTGCCAGTCGGTATCGATAGCAACATACGCCCAGCTTTCACCATCAGCACCATAAATCACCTGACCACCCTTTGTAGTAATCTTGACCTTCAATGCGATATAAGAACCGTTAGAAGCCTGTGTCTGAGACATCAGCAACTGTGGGATGAGCATGAAAGGCACATTACCTTTGGCACTGAAATCAGTAACGTCGGACCCCAACGTAACGGCTTCTGTCAAAGAAGTTGTATAATCACCAGTCTGAGAATCCTGAGTCCAGGAAGCATCAGTACCATCACCATTATAAGAAGGGAAAGTAAAAGTACCCTTGTTCTTGATACCGCCGAGCTTTACGCCAGACACCTCAATAGTATAAGCAGTGTTGGTGTTCTTGGCAGAGATAGTAATCTCAGAGAGAGCATGCTTGAAGTCGATGGCAATACCATCATCAGCGTTACCGGTCTTGTTACCCTTGGCAAAGGCATAAACGAAGTCCTGCTGATCTACGGCAGCATCATTTGGAGAGAAGTTCTCCATCTTCTGAGTAGTACTTGTAATGTCGAAGGTATAACCTTCCTTGCCAGGCTTGGCAGGAGCATAGGCATAGAAGTGCAGATTGCTGTCATCAGCCGGCCAGAAGAAAGTACCAGCATCAGTACCGTAACCATCACCGCTCTTTGAATACTTGACACCAGCCATGTAATTAGCCTCACCTTCCTGGAAGGCCGTAACATAGAAGTCCTGTAAGTTATCAATGCTTGTTTCCACGGCACGAGAGTAATTCACTGACGGATAGATGGAAATCTGCTTTGAGTTAGATGAAGAGGAAGCGAAACCGTTCTCCTCCTGTGAACACGAAGTGGCGAGCATCACCGATGCCAGAGCCACGAATAATACTTTTTTCTTGTCATATATCTAAATTAAAAGTAATTAAAATACTATCAGTTAAAGCCGCGCTGCTTTCCCAAGTAGCACGGCATCATGGTAAAGATAATAAATATCTTAACTAACATTTCCCTAAAAAATAATCTAAATATAATTAAAACTATAAAATTTGATTAAAAAATAAAACCAAAAAGAACATACTACTTTCACAAGCGGTATGTTTAAAAGAAATAGTTTAATGCTATGAAAAAAGTTTCATCAATATTATAAATATTTAGAACCTTCATTCAGGAATATACATTCAATCTGTCTTTCCGTTCGGATTTGGGGAGTAGTTAGCTTCTCCCCATCCAGTTCTTTGAGAAAGTCAGGCGTTCTCCACCATTTCTTCACATCCTCGATGGAAGAACCGGTTTCAGCGGCACATTGTTCAATATCCTTTGACATAGGATTTTGGAATCTCCAGAAGCAGATTTTCGGTGCAGTCTTAGACAGGGCCAGTTCACCCAGGAGAGTCTTGTTATCAAGCCAGCTCTCATAAGGCGGCAAGATATCCTCCTCGTCTTCAATATTCTCAACGTCATTCACCTCATCAAGCATATCTGCTTCATCAATATCACGTTCCTCATCCATATACCAGTCGAGGAAAGCCTTGGCAGAGTTCTCGTTATCATCCAAGCCTTTCTTGGTGATAAAGTGTAGATATCTCCCGGTCATATTATCGGATGCATGTTCAATCAGCTGACTGGCAGTGATCTGTTCATCCTGATAATAGACCAAGAGAGTATCGAAGTCATAATTGTTGCCTTCAAGAATCATAAGTAAAAAATATGGTTATCTGCCCATGGCAGCACTACGTTTATTTTTCTGTGCAATCTCACTCTGGATATCCTGCATTTCATCAGTATAATCCTCCTCATTGACGTAAGAGAGATTATTGTTCTCATCGTTAACCCAACAGCCATAGATACCGAAGGAGTAGCGAGGAAGCTTGTTTTCATTGAGATTTTCATCCAGCCTGTTACCCCTGGACATCTTGATACCCTTTTCCTCAGAAAGGTCAACGCTGTATGTGACACATCCCTGATCCTTTGTAAAGGTGATAACTTCTCCGGTAGAGAGCTGCTTTGCAGATTCCTCGGGAACGCCCACCTGCTTGGTAAGGATTTCAAGATTATGCTCAATAACGCTCTTAGGGCATGAGACAATCTGGTTCGTAGTCTCATCAAGCTGGTAATACATATCCGGTTTTCCATCAATGGAAGCGAGTAATACCTTACCGCTTCTGAGTGTTTTCTGCTGTTCCTCATCAAATCCTTCCATATTAATATGGCTGAAATAAGGCATGACGAAAACATCTACCCCGACATTAGTTCTAACAAGTGAAATTCTGGCCTTACCTTTCTTGTCATCGATATTGAAAGGCAGCACAGGCGTTCTTTCACCAGAGAGAAGGCTTTCAATCACATTCTCCGGGAGATCGTCAACCATTTCCTGTGTAAGGCCATGCTCACTTAATATCTCGTATGGAATCTCATCCATAGTAAAATTTTCCTTTTTTCTCATAATTGCTAAAATTTTGATGCAAAGGTACGCTTAATAAAGCGGAATGCAGAATAAAAAAGGCACAACCTTTTATTTTAACACTTTCAAGAGCAAAACAGCCGTTTTATGTCAAATTACTTTATGAAAGTGTTAAAATAAAAGCTAGTGTCTTAAAAATGCCCTCTTTAAATGATTAAATAGTACCTTTGCATATTAATTAAGGTGTTGTCAAGATGAAAACAAGAAAGATTGCAAAGTTGATAATAATGATTTATCTCCTTGTGCCACAAGTGGTTTACGCCCAACAAAAAGGAGACAACCAAGACTATTGGATAGACAAGTTCTTCAGTGTGAGTTTTCCATTGAAGAGTATCAAGGTCAACTCAGCCTTCGGAATACGTTCTGATCCATTCTCCGGGAAACATAAGCGGCATAACGGTCTGGATCTGAAAGCCAGATATGAGGAAGTGCTCAGCATGTTTGACGGTCTGGTAGAAGCTATAGGCAGCGATAGAGGTTCCGGGAAATATATAGTCATGCGATATGGCGTATATACGGTAAGTTATTGTCATTTATCCCAAATCTGGGTAAGACAGGGGCAAGCAGTACTGGCAGGAGACGCAATAGGCGTAAGTGGCAATACAGGCCGTTCAACCGGTCCGCACCTGCATCTGACAAGCAGATATCACGGTCAGTTGGATGATCCTATCAATCTGCTCCTGCATATCAGGGAAACCCGCAAGAAGGCATTGAAGGCGTTGAATCTAGATGATGATAATCTTTCCACCCCGGAAGATTTCATCCGCCGATATGCCGACATAGCGATGCGTCAGCAGAAAAAGTACGGAATCCCGGCATCAGTCATTCTAGCTCAGATGGCTTATGAGAGTGGATGGGGAAGCAGCGACCTGGCACAGAAGGGCAATAATTATTTCGGCATCAAATGCAGCAGTAGCTGGTTGCGTCAGGGGCTTCCATACAGTCTTCATAGCGATGACCGTCCCAACGAGAAGTTCTGCAACTTCTCCTGTGTAGAAGAGGGAGTAGAGTACCATACAAGGCTACTGATGAGTGACCGGTATGCCCGGTGTTGGAGATATGGTCCGACAGACTATCATAACTGGCTTAAGACCATCAAGGCTTCCGGCTATGCGACCCGAAAAGACTATGTATCACGCTGTGAGAAAATCATAAAGAAGCATAAGTTGTATCTTTATGACCAGAAAGCGTTGAAGACCTAAAAGAAAAAACAAGAAGTTATACATTAATATATATAAATAAATGAAAAAGAAATTATCGTTGATTTTAGGAGCAGCCTTTGTCTGCAGCCTGGCAAATGCCCAGGTATATGGTGATGATGAGAAGGATTACATCAAGTATTCCCAGAATACACCTGGAGTATTGGCAAATGACAATGCCAAACCATTCTTCTCCGGACAGGAGAAGTTTCATCTGTCATCCTTCTCTTCCAACTGGTTTGTATCCGTCAAGTCTGGTGTGTCCATTTTCAATGGAGTACCCCTTGGATGCGATGATATGTTCGGAAGAACCAAATATATGTTCTCTGCAAGTGCAGGAAAGTGGCATTCTCGCTTCTTTGGAACCCGGATAACCTTCCAGGGGTTCAATTTTGACAACTGCAACGGAGAGAGTATGAACTACCAGAATCTCCATGCAGATATCCTGTACAATCTCAGCAGTTACTATCGAGACAGCTATGCCACCCTACCCCGATGGGATTTCGTACCATACGTGGGAGCAGGAATCATGAGAAATTCCACAGTAGGAAACAGACCATTTGCCTTGTCATACGGAGCAATGGTAAGCTATCGGGTAACAGACAGAGTACATGTGACCGCCGAACTGGGTGGAACTTCCACCTTCCAGCATTTTGATGGAGTCGGAAAAGAAAAGTATTTCGGTGATGACCTCTTCCAGGCAAGCATCGGACTTACCGTTGATCTTGGCAAACAGGGCTATGTAGCCAAGAAGTCTCTGGGCGTTCTCAATACAGGAGATATGGGAACGGTCACGGATCTGACCAGATATCCAAAGAATGACTACAAGGGACTCAACGACCTTCGCAAGAGGCTTTACGATGAAGAAGCAGCAGCAAGGCTTAGCCAAAATAACGGTTATGCAGACGGCATCAAGTCTCCAATACTCTTCTTCTTCAAGATCAATTCAACCAACCTCGTAGATAAGCAGCAGAAGGTTGAGATTGGTGAGATAGCCGCCGCTGTCAACAAGTATGACCTGAAAGTAAGGATTGTCGGAGCAGCAGACAGCAAGACCGGCAAGCCAGGCTACAACCGCAAGCTGAGTGTGAAGCGAGCAAGATATATAGCCAAGCTGCTCATGAGGGCTGGAGTCTCTAAGGAAAGAATGACAGGTTCAAGCCAGGGAGGTATTAATATATACAAGCCTTATACGGCAAACCGTCATACTTGTGTAATCCTCTACAAGTAACAAGAAACAGCGTCCTCTTCCTTCACAAGCAAGGGAGAGGACATAAAAATATAAAGCAATGGAAAAGATACAGTATGCCAGTATCGGCAGATACCACAGTTTCGGTAGTGTTTATACCAATATGATGAGCAAGGTGTTCACCTGGATGACATTTGCGCTTATCATTACAGGGGTTACAGCCTATGGAGTAGCTAGCAGTCCTACCCTTCTGAGAACCTTGTTTACGAGCGATTCCTTGTTCCTTGGGCTTCTCCTAGCCCAAATGGTTCTGGTCTTGGTATTGACAGCAGTATTGAACAGATTGTCGGTCGTAATGGCAACATTTCTCTTCATTCTCTATTCCGTTTTGAACGGAGTACTGTTGTCAGGCATCTTCGTACTATATACCATGACAAGCATTTCCAAGGTATTCTTTATTACCGCAGGAACATTTGGTACAATGGCAATATATGGTTATTGTACCCGTAAGAATCTTGCCTCTATGGGGAAGATTCTCTTCATGGCTCTTATCGGTTTGGTAATAGCCACGGTAGTAAATCTGTTTATGAAGAGTAGCGGATTGGAGTATATTATCAGCTATGTGGGAGTGGTTGTCTTTTCTGTTCTTACGGCATGGGATATGCAAAAGATAAAGAGGCTTCTTCAACGTGAATATGAAGACAACGAGAGTACGCAAAAGATGTGTCTTCTAGGAGCAATGACACTCTATCTTGATTTTGTAAATCTCTTTTTGAACTTCGTGAAAATATTAGGAAATAGGAAATAACAACAACTAAAATTTAAAAGATATGACATATATCGGAGTAAACAGCTACCCTAGGCAGCTGGATGTAGCCCCAGAGCTTCGTAGAACGCTAGCGGCAAATGGAATGCAAGCCCACATTGGGCGCACGGAACGTGGAACTTATCAGCTCATAACCATGAGCCATGACAACAAGGTTCCTCATGATTATGATTTGACAGACAGACAACTGGCAGACCTGGTGAATCAGGGAACAAACAGCCAGAACAAGAAGGCTTACACGACCTTCGTCAATCTTGTCAAGAAAGACTATTATGTTCCAGGCTCATGGGTTGCTGCAAAAAACGTCAATTCTCCTGTGAGAATGGGACTTTTTGGATATACACTCTCGCCTGGCGAATATGGAATCGGAAGTCCATACCAATTCAGACCATTCCACGGATCCTGCTTTGGTCCCTTCGACGGTTGCTTCCACGGAGTAAACCTCAGAAGAATCGGTGGTTCACTTTTCTATGATGACCGTCGCTATATCGTTGGAGAGAGACCTGACGGACGAATGGTTGCCGGAGAGTTGAAGTCTGGATCCTACGGATTCTACTCCAAGCCGGAACAGAAGAATGATGTTCTGTCAAATATCAAGGTAGCAGAAAAGAAGGCAAAACCTTTTGCAATGACAGACGAGGAGAAGAAGCATGTCACTTGTCTGAAAAACATTACCTGGTATCAGAACGGTCTAGGTTGGGCAACAGGAGATACCATCAATAGCATGCTATCCACCCATGGTCTTGAACTCAACGAGAAGGACAAGACCTTGACCGTCAAGGCTAAAGGATCCACCAAGGCGTTTGTCTATCACCTTAGTGATGATGACACAAAGATTCTTTTTAACCAGAAAATCAAGGTGGAAACCAAAAAGGGCAAGATCATCAATGAAAAGGACGGCAATAGCCTTGACGAACGCCTACACTGCATTAACAACATCATCAAGGAAGACTTTGATGACAAGGTTACAGCTGCAAAATTGAACGAGCGTGACTATATTTCCCTCAAACTCAACGAAAAGAATCAGCAGCAGCAGTTAGTCGAGCAGCAGCCACAGCAAGCCATGGGCGCAGGTAATGATATCATAGACCTAACTGATTCCCGACAGGTGTATCGCACCGGTTTCATTGACCAGTGGAACTCCATCGGAGTTGTTGATGGACGACAGCTTGACGAGAGCAAGGGCTTTTATGTGCCTACCAAGGACGGCAGAGCAGTAAGTGTCGGAGAAATCCAAGTCTATCCATCAAGTGACGGCGTTGACAGAGGCCAGACTTACAAGATGACAGCAGTCATCAATGAGAAGGTCTTCACGCATGATATCAGTAAGGAAGACTATATGAAGTTTCTGAACTATGATGACGAGCACCGTCTGGAGCTTTTTGACCGTACTTTCAAGGAAGTGCAGATCAAGTCATCCAAGAATGGACCTTTGACAGACCCATTCCGTTCTGATCGTCTTGATAATTCCCAGACAGCAACCAAGCTTGAAGGAGATTACTGTTTCGTAGTTGGAAAGGAAGCAACAACCATCACTTCTGCCACAGCCTGGAAAGATGAGGTCTCCGGCAACTATACACTTAATGTCAGAGACGGCAAGGATGCCGGAATGTGGTCATTCAAGATTACCGAGGCACAATATCTTGCCTTCAAGAATGCAGGTTCCGCTGAAAAAGCCCAGATGTTGGCAACCTTGATTCCATGGAGCGAGCAGTTCAAGGGTAATGTTCGTGTAGTAGCAACACAAGACCTTCACCGTCCTCTAGACACCTTGCAAGCTAACGGAACCCAAAAGGAAATCCGTCCGGAGGTGTTGGAAGAACTTAAGGCCAAGGGAATGGGGTATGTGCCTAAAGAGTTTGCAGCACCCAAGAACACACAGGACGCAAAAGTTTCAGAGGCGGACAAGTCAAATCAGACAGGTAACGCACAGGAGCAGAAAGGTCAAACCATCCCACCATCAGCCAATGATTATCAGGTAAATATCAATGGCGAGAATCTGAACTTGAACGATATCCGTGCCCAGACCCGAAAGAACCTTCTTGGAGACGCACAGGTAAACGGCGAGTCCCTGGATAACATCAAGGAGAGTAAGGAATGGAGACGTTCCGGAGAAAATGGACGTTCTACCGAGATTGGAGATATAACTGTTGAGAAGCTGCGGGATGCAGACGGCAAGCCTATCGAGGGAAAATACGTCATGTCCGCAGTCATCGATGGTAATGTTGTGAGCCATGAAATCAATCAGAAGCAGTATGACAAGTTCCTTGTCGTCAACGATTATCAGCGAATGAAGCTCTTTGACAAGATCTTCCCGGAGGTGGAAATGAAAACCAAGGAAGGAAGAGGCTTTAATCTGGGAGCTGCCATTCTTGCTGCAGTAACGGTAGGTGTTGGAGCAGCAGCCATGATGTCACGAAGAGACCACTCCGGACCAGATATATATATGGATGTGTACTCCAAGCCTGGAGTTGTTTCTCCTGGAGCCGTTGCGTCAGCCCTTTATGAGGATAAGCTGCAAAGAGATATGGAAAATGGAATGTCTCATGGTATGGGAAGAGGCTTTTAGCCTCTCCCCTTCCCCCAAAATAGATATTTATGAGTTTAAATCAATCCAACTGCTTTCAGTCTTTAGTACTCCGTCCCCACTGGATTCAGTTTTTCATCAACGAGTTGTTCATCTTGATACTGACGATAGGCTGTTTCTATCTTGTTTATTTCGGTGAAGCAACAATAGGTCGAAGTGATTATTTCAGCATACTGCTGATTCCGGGAGTGTTGCTGTTGTTCTATTTAGTATGCAGAGCTATTTATATGTTCCGTATGGTTTATGTCATCACCCCAGAACAGTTGATTCTGCTTAGGGGAATACTGTCGCATTCTACGGACTATGTAGAGCTATATAGAATAGTTGACTATCAGCAGCACCGAACCTTTCTGCAACAGATTTTTGGACTGAAAGATGTCATCATATACACTGGAGACAGAAATAACCGGAAAGTGATAATGACAGGGGTAAGAGAGTCCATTGATGTAGTATCTGAATTGAGAATCAGAGTAGAGTTTAACAAAAAGAGACGAGGAATTTATGAATTTACGAATCAATCTTAAGTATTTTGCCTTGACACTGCTCCTGTCTTTCGGTTGCAGCGTCAAGGCCGGTGTGACGGAATCAAATCCTGGAGAAATAGCAGCTCTCACCAAGGGAGAAGCCATGGTAAACGGAACAATATCCAAGCAAATAGCAGATCAGGATGCCAACACAGCTAAAGTAGGAACCCTATTTTTACCGATATCAGTTATGAAGAAATGGGAGCGTAATTATATGAATTACCTTGAAAAGGGATATAATTATGCAAGTACAGTATTGGCATGTAGCAGTCTCTATGCAGACGGAGTAAGAACTTTTATGAACCTCATAGAGTTAAACAAGGCTTTATCCCATAATCCACAGGGACCATTCGCATCCATCTCTATGACTAATATCTATATGGAAGTGGCGACGGAACTTGTTGAAGTATATAAGTTGATAAAAATAGCTACCGGTCCAAGTAACATGAACCTCTTGACTGGTTCTGAACGGTCACAGATTCTCTGGTATCTCTCCCAGAAATTGGAGTCTCTCAACAAAAAGCTTCACCATCTTGCACTCTGTGTTTCCATATATTCCTTCCAGGATGTATGGAATCAAGCTACGCTGGGTATGGCCGAAAAGTCACATGGTCAGATAGCAAGGGAAGCTTTCGGACGAATGAAGAATGCTTGCTATGCCTGTAATGCGTTATATAGACAATAAAGATGAAAAGGATGAGAAATAAATACATATATATAAGTATTGTGTTACTTTTCCTGTTGCCATCAAGGATGTCTGCAGGAGTAGATCCGACCAGAGCTGCTGCCTTTGCAACAATAGCAGCCGCCGCATCCAAGGTGAACATCGCACAGGATGCAGTGATAACATCCCAGTTGGGTGCACATATCGTATTAAACAATGAAGTAAAAAAAGTCACGAATTTCAAGAGAAAATTCAATGAATATCTCAGTACTTACAATGATATTCTTGCTCTGGCAGCGCAGCTTTATGGAGTCTATTATGAGATAGATCTTGCCATTACCAATGTTCGAAATTTGAAGACTGTAGTTCTGAAGGTTCCAGAGAATGTATTGGCCGTGTCAATCATTGACAAGAAGAACTCTATCTACAACAATATTCTTAAAACAGGAATAAAGGTTGCCGGTGACATAGAATCCGTACTTCCTTATCACAAGGATCCCGAAAAAAATCCTAAGATGACACAGAAAGAGCGAATCATGGCAATAGGAAAGATACGAGCATCTTTACGTAGAATGAATCTTCTGATGTACAATCTTTGCCGATCCATCAAATACACCACGCTGATGGATGCCTGGTATTACTATAGTAAGCATCATCCGGCAGGAGCATCTACAAGACCTATGGCAGATATCGTGTCAGAGTGTCAGAAAAGGTGGATAGATAATGCAAGAGGAGCAAACAAATATAACACAAGAAAATAAAAAAAATATATGGAAGAATCAAAGGAATTACAGGGAATGTACACCTTTTTCCGTTCGATGATATACGTCTGGCTGTTAGGCGAATTTTTCATGTATGCACTTGACCCGACCGCTTTGGATTTTCTTGGCGGTCTGGTTGTTGACATACATAACAGAATGGGAACCTGGGGAGTCTATAAGTTCCTGCCATATTGCAAGGTTGCCAATCTCATGCTGGTAATCATTACCTGCATTGGAACAAAGAACAAGAAGCAGTTGGAGTTTAACGCAAGGAAAATGGTCTTTATACCATTAGGCATAGGCCTGTTACTGGTTATGCTTTCCGTCTTCGTCTATAACCTTGACAGCAATTCAAGAATCTGGATATTGAAGACTAACCTCTGGATTTATATGATATTTTCACTCTTGGGAATCATCCTTATTCATGCAGCCTTGGATAATATCTCAAAGTATTTCAAGGACGGAATGCTGAAAGACCGGTTCAACCTGGAGAACGAGAGCTTTGAACAGACAGATGAACTTGTTGACAACAAATATTCCGTCAACATTCCTATGCGCTATTATTACAGAGGTAAGTTCCGCAAGGGATGGATAAACATCGTAAATCCTTTCAGAGGAACATGGGTTGTAGGTACACCGGGTTCCGGTAAATCCTTCTCAGTTATTGACCCGACCATACGTCAGCACAGCAAGAAAGGCTTTGCCATGGTTGTCTATGACTATAAGTTCCCTACCCTGGCGACAAAGTTATACTATCATTATCGTAAGAACATGGCGCAAGGCAATACGCCTAAAGGATGTAAGTTCAATATCATCAACTTCGTCGATGTAGAATACTCCAAGAAAGTCAATCCTATTCAGCAGAAGTATATCAGCAACCTTGCTGCTGCCCAGGAAACGGCAGAGACCCTTATTGAATCACTCCAGAAGGGTCAGAAAGGTAATGGCGGAAGTGATGACTTCTTCCAGAAATCAGCAACCAACTTCCTCGCAGCATGTATATACTTCTTTGTCAACTACAACAAGAAACCATACGCCAAGGATGGAACGGAACTTGTAGCTGAGTATATGACAGACGAGGAGACAGGTCATAAAAGACTGACAGGAAGAGTCTTTGCAAAAGGCGTTCCAGGAGTCCAGGTTGAGCCGGAATACTGGAAGGGGCAGTATTCAGATATGCCTCATGTACTGTCTTTTTTGAATCATGACTATCAAGAGATTTTCGAGGTATTGGAAACAGACCCGGAAGTATATCCTCTCTTGGGTCCATTTATGACCGCCTTCAAGAATAAGGCGATGGAACAGTTGGAAGGTATGATTGGTACTCTTCGTGTGCAGACTTCACGTCTGGCCACAAAGGAGTCATATTGGGTATTCAGCGGTGACGATTTCGACCTTAAGGTCTCAGATCCGCATAATCCAAGCTATCTGCTCATTGCCAACGACCCGGAAATGGAAAGTATCAACGGAGCCTTGAACGCACTTATTCTGAACCGACTGGTAACACGAGTAAACAGTGGACAGGGCAAGAATGTTCCGGTGAGTATCATTGTCGATGAGTTGCCGACTCTCTACTTCCACAAGATAGACCGTCTGATTGGTACAGCCCGAAGCAATAAGGTAGCTGTAACACTCGGCTTCCAGGAACTACCGCAGCTGGAGGCAGACTATGGCAAGGTAGGTATGCAGAAGATCATCACCACGGTAGGTAATGTAGTCAGTGGCTCAGCACGAGCAAAGGAGACTCTTGACTGGTTGTCCGGCGACATATTCGGTAAGGTGGTACAGCTTAAGAAGGGAATTACTATCGATAGAGATAGAACATCCATCAACCTGAATGAGAATCTTGACAGTCTCGTTCCAGCTTCTAAGATTTCCGATATGCCGACCGGTTGGATATGCGGCCAGACAGCACGCGATTTTACCGTAACCAAGCTGGGCCGTCGCGATTCTATGGATATTCTGACAACAGAAGAGTTCAAGACAACAAAGTTCTACTGCAAGACCAACTTTGATATGGATGCCATCAAGGCAGAAGAGGAAGATTACAAGAACTATCCTCTGCCAAAATTCTACACCTTCAAGACACCGGACATGAAGGAACGAACCTTGTACAACAACTTCAACCGTATCGATCAAGAAGTTAAGGACATGATACTTACCATCCAGCAGCAGCAGAAAAAGACGAATAAAGACAGTGAGACAAACGTAAATCAAAAATAAAAGCATAAATTTAAAAAGAGAGGTGATCAAAATTTTTAATCACCTCTCTTGCTATAATAGAAACAACGAAAGATTATGCTAGTTTTTCTGAACCATAAGCTTAAGAGAATATTTGCCTACTTTTATAATAACCAGTGATTCTGATACCGCACAAGAAGCAACACCATCTACTGCAGCAGAAGATCCTATGAGTTGCCCATCAACAGTAAAGAATTTAGCTGTCTCACCGGTTTTGAGACCATAGACGGTAACAATTCCCCTATCAGTAGAAGCCATAATTCCACGTGTTTCAACGTGGTTGATGTTAGTAGCATCCGATTCATTGCCAATCCAATATAAAGTTGCGTTTGCTGTATCTGAAAGTCTATAGCCTTTTGCAGAAGCATATACAGATATGTTATAGGAAGCAGTAAGAGAAACTTCACCTTCCTTATTGGCAGCTTTAGTGACGATATCATCATCTGTTATGGTATAGTGATATTTTACTTCTGAAGTAGCACAAGAAAATCTGAGTTTACCTGCCTCATACGTAACAGACGGAGTAGCACACTGTTCGGTAGCATATTCATCAGAATCATCATGATTCCAGGCTTCCAGATACCTGTAATCAGAACTCAGTTCTTCTTTGTATGTATCAAGATGCTCATTTGGCACCATAATACGGCAATTAGTAGGAATCTCCGCATCAACGATACCAATAGGCATAGCTCCCTTGAAATATAACGTATCGAGATTGTTGCAGTTCTTGAAGCAACTTACTCCTAGTTTAGATACACTAGTTGGAAGGGTTATAACAGACAGTTTCTCACAACCTGAAAAGCTATTATCCCTAAAGGAAGTTACACTCGAAGGAATTGATATAGAAGACAAATTACTACATTCTTTGAAACAGCCTTCTCCAATTTCCTTTACCCCTCCAGGAACAACGACATTTCTCAGTTTCTCACAACCACTGAAGCAGTTCCAACCTATTTTTGTAACTGTAGATGGAATATTTACAGAAGATAATCTGGCACATCCAGCGAAGCAATTATCTCCCAACTCAACCATTCCAGAAGGGATAGCCACAGAAGACAATCTTATACATCCCTTGAAGCAATTGCTTGGCAAACGACTTACACTTGACGGCATCTTGATTGTTGTCAGATTGCTGCATCCTGCAAAACAACTATCTTCCAACTCTGTCAATCCAGCAGGTATCGTTACAGAAGCCAATCCTGTACAATCAGCAAAGCTGCTCCATCCCAACTCTGTCACTCCTGCAGGTATAGTTACAGAAGCCAGACCGCTGCAACCATAGAAACTACTTTCCCCTATTTTAGTAACACTTGACGGCATCTTGATTGTTGTCAGATTGCTGCATCCTGCAAAACAACTATCTTCCAATACTTCTGCACCAGGCAAGATAGTAACAGAAGTCAATTTCTTGCAGTCAGAAAAGCATTTTTTCGCAATTTTGACAACACTTGAAGGAATTTCGATAGAAACCAAATTATCACAGCCATAGAAGCAGTTATCTCCTATGAGAACTACAGACGCAGGTATCGTTCCTGAAGTTAATCCAGTACAACCCGAGAAACACCCCTTTCCAAATTCAGTAATTCCAGAAGGAATATCAATAGAGGTCAGCTTACTGCATCCCTCAAAACAGTTATCGCCGAACTTAGTCACAGTTGAAGGAATTTTAATAGAGGTCAAATTGGCACACCCAGCAAAGCAATTATCTCCCAACTCCCTGACTCCAGGTTGAATGATAACGGAAGCCAGATTTTCACATCCACTAAAACAACTCTCCAGTTTGTTACCACCAGAAGATACTGTAATGGAAGTTAAACGGCTACACCCGGAGAAACTGTTTTTTCCTAGATTTGTTACCGAAGAAGGGATGGTTACCATACTTAAGCTGCTGCAATTTGAGAAGCAGTTGTCTCCCATAGTTGTTACGCTTGAAGGGATTTCAATGGAAGCCATCTTAGTACATCCGGAAAAACATTTGTTTCCCAAGACTTTAACACCATTGTTGATAGTTACAGTTACAAGTCCTCGACACTCATTAAAGCATCCATCACCTACTATCTTCACCTCAGAAGGGATAATAATACCAGTCAGTTTCTCACATCCACTGAAGCTGTTCCAACCAAGCTTATTAACAGTAGAAGGAATTGTAACGGAAGTCAGTCCGCTGCATCCGGAGAAACAATTGTTGCCCAATTCTGTCACGGTATATTCTATGCCATTAGTATCCTTAATAGAACCAGGAATAGCTATTCTACCAAAATAGAGACTGGATTTTGGCAGTACCGTCGCCGTTTTAGTTTCCTGGTTAAGGGCATAGCGGATTTCATTAATTACTGCAAAACTTGTTTTTGCCAACGAGTTACTAGTAGTAACTATCATTATAATTACCACTAAAAGGAAGCTCTTGAAAGAGCAGGAAACACCTAGATTATTACCCATGTGTTTCTTTCTAATCTTGTAATTTACCATAAAAATATATTTTGTTGTTTAATTGCCATTAAATGATGCTATATTTCTGCAAAGGTACAAAAATCAAGAGACAGATAAAAAGAAAAAACGCATAACCTTTTATTTTAACACTTTCAAGAGAAAACAACAAAGATACCTAACAAATTAAGTTAATATTAGGGTATATCAACAATCATTCACATATATGACAAGAAAGAAGCAAAAAGGAGACACCCTTACGGATGTCTCCACGGCGATGCCCAATTTAAGAAGGAACACCAAATTCTGGTGCGTATTTACAATTGCAAAGATAAGGTATTTCTTTGAAACGAGCAAATTATTCTACATATTTTTTAAGAGCTTCACTCATACGCTGTTCCAGATCATGCAAACCAGGAACCTCGACTATCGACAAAAGATGCCTAGTTTGGTTGCGAACATAGACTATGCATTTAAAAAGCAATCCAACCTGCCTGGTCAATTTCTCGTTCTTGCGCTTTGCTGCTTCAAGCTGTATAGCCTTATCTTTCAAAGAGGGTATCTTCTTCAACTCTCTCTTTGCCTTCTTCAATTCTGTTTCCTGGGTAGCAAGAGCAGAAGAAAGTTCTTCCACTTCCTTGCGTAGCTCCATATTCTCTTCAACCTTGCGATCATAATCACGAATGATGAACAGCATTTGGTGCTCACCCGGTATATCTTTATTCATTCTTTCCATCATATTACTTTTTATCGGGAGGTAGTCGAAATTTTCGACCACCTCCCTCGCAACTTTACCAATAGTTATACTGTCGTAAACTGAAACTTCTATTATTTTGTTTAAGTGTTCTTGCTGTCAGAGAACGGATTTCTATGATAAAGAAACCTCCCCATCCTTCACCTTATCTATTGTGGCTTTACGATGATAGCCATTCTTGGTAAATTCGTTAATCCATATTAATCTTCTGGTTCCATCACCATAAGGTTGGAGCCTAAAATGACCGCTAACCCTGAAAGATTCATTATTGGAGATTTCCGTGTACCATTTACTGTCGAATGTATAGTAATCGAGACCTGGCTTTGCCACTTCCTGTGCTTTTTTCTTCTTAGTCTCCTTCTTAGCTATAGTGGAGACCTTACCCAGTTCCACTTCTGCCCACTGTCTGAGACACAGATAATCGAGAACCATATCTATATAGTCTCTAAGGTTTACCTCCATGCATTTGTCGAGCAATGGCAGCACCATGCAGTCCAGCTGATGTCCTTTTCCCTTTATCTTGTCCTTTGGAGAAGCACAGATATAGTAGGTAGGGATAGAAATATACTTATCTATACCGTCGTGGAATACCCATAACGTGAGGCATCCGTTTTTGATGCGGTAAACCACATAGCAGCCCTTCATAAAATATGGGCTACGCACGATTCCGTTCTCATTATCCAGCTCAGCAAGGATATCCATATGAAACTGCGTGAACTTCATATAGGATTTATCCATGGCATCCACAAAAGTTTTAGAGAATACCACCAGATTGCGGCACTTTCCTTTTAATGTAGCAAGTTCCTTCACTGCATGTTCTCTGTCTGAATCCGTATCATTGCCAACTTTAGCGAACCATGAAAGAATGCTCTGAGGCAGATTTCTGTTGTCGAGATTAAAAAGATAGCGGAACAGAGTGATTTCGTTTATACTTTTATTCTGCATACCTCTTCTATTTTATGATTCTGATTACTGGGATGGTATTGCCGAAATACTTGCATGTTCCTATCTGTTCCACCTTGCCTTTAGGAGCAGTGATAATTTGGTCATTCACGTAACTGTCTGTTCCATCATTCTGAAACAGCACTTTGCCCATAAAGTCTATATCAGCGGAATAGTCTTCCACATGTGCTACTGCGCTGCCATCTTCCAAGACGTCTTCTACCGTGAATTTGGAGATATGAAGCGTTTTAGGAGAAGCCATCATAGTAATCTCCGGTGCGCTGTCCTCCTGGTCGCTGCTTACTACGCCTGAGGCAAACCAAGGCGACCACATGGCAATACATATCATCACCACAAAGAAGATGACGATAAAGCCACAGCCAAATTTGATTCTTTTTTCAAACATATCCTTTATCTTTTATTATAATTCTATTTGTAGGTGATGAGTTTCTGGCCGGTCTCCCATCCACCCTTTCGGTTGAGCATGTCTGGCTCATACCATTTGTTGAAAACCACATAGTCACGCTTTGGCTGACGGACTATTACAGCGTTGAACTGTACATTGGTATGGGTTTTCCTTCCTCGGAACGGAATATACTGTCCTTGGTAGGAATGAAGCCCGGACACAAAGGTTCCACCGCTATTCTGGTCTATGCCTACACTTGTGATGATGATGGTGTTGGGCACATACGTCTTACCTTCGAAGCAGGAACCATAGTAGTTTCTACAGAATATTTCCAATACATATTTACAGTCCGCAGCCGAGAGCTGCGCCTTGCATATTCCTACATATAGGATTGCAAGAAGAAACAAAATTATCTTCTTCATATTTAAGATGTGTTAGTTATTTATTCTATTGATATCAAACAATCACAAAATTGCGTACGACATCTACCGTGGTAGTATTTAGCAGGGCAGCAGCCTTGGATTGAGTGATGATACCGCTTGCCAATGCTCTGTAAACCATACTTTCAAACTTTGTAACCTTCTCCTTGTCGATGGAGCCTGACTCTGATTTCTTCATAGAATCAGCACTGCCGAGGTTCTTGCAATAATCAGAATAGTGCTTCGAAGAAATAACTCCGAGATATTTTGCCTTCGCCATCAGAACATCCACAGAAATTCCATACTCATTCTGTAGATATTTCAGTTCCATAAGAGCTATGCCGTTACGCTTCCCCCCTACTACGGAGAAAAATACGTCGTGTGGCAGAAGTATTTCATTAGCGAAGACGCTGCAAAAATGCTCTTTCTTTTTATTATCGATACTCTCATCAAAGCAAAGAATAGCATGTGCCAACTCCTTAAGGGCAGCAAAGCGAAAGCTCTCAGCGTTGAGATTGCTGTTGATGGCTATCACCGGAATAGAGTCGTTTAGGATGGCATGAAGACTGGTGAATGCATCTGACGCATCAATATTAGCTATAATTACGCCCTTTGATTCCAGGAGATTCATTACATTGGTGATAGCAGCGGTACCCATTCCCCATGCCTGGCGAAGAATGGAAGCACCCTGTAATACATCGAAAAGCGTCTTCACCTGATGTTCTGCCAGAACGGAATTGAACGAATGTTCTATTCCACAGATTTCTTCTATCTCACCAGTTCGTTCTATTGTGTTTTCTATGCTACTGGCGATAGCCATTTCTTTCTTCTTGTTCAATCCCTGCAGCTTGCCATAGCGTATGTTTCTGGGAGAAGAGGTTTTGTCGCAGAAAAGATAATCCGGGTTTATCTCCAGAACATCGCAAAGGGCTATCGCTATGTCACTTTTAGGCAGCATCACCCCATTCTCATATTTGGATAGAGTCTGTTTGGTGATAATGTTGCCCATCATATCACATAGCTGCTGCATAGACAATCCTCGCATTAATCGAGCGTTATGCAATTTTTCCGCAAAGCCTTTCTTTAAGTCCATCATATTATTATTTTGAAATAGTTATGATTATAGTAAAAACCTTTTTAGTAAGAAAATTCTTACTAAGAACCTTCCTACTTATTGTCTTATCAACTCATCTGAGCGGATGGATAGCCAGAAGGAAAGATACCTATTTATATCTTTGGCACTAAGGTCTTATCGTCTAAAGCCCCCTTCCGATACCCCCTACCTTCCCATTTCTTGGCGAAGGCTGCAGCCACTATTTTTTGTTGCTTTTCGTTTGCTATCATAATGTTGCAATATGCATAATTTACAATATATTATAAAGAAAACAGTTTTTTCATATTAACGAGAAAAACTATCAACTTCTATTTATTTTTTCCAACAATTCATCCGGTGTCAGTATTTCCATTTTCGAGAAACCGAACCATTTTTTGCCCAAGTCTTTGATGGATGCTCCTATGTGATATACATCATCGTCTATACAAAGGAAACGGTCATGCGACAACCGGAATGCTTCAACGTCAATCGGTGTATATTGGGCGTTATGACGGTCTAAGTCGAGTTGAAATTGACGGCTTATTTGTTGAGTATAGATAACCGCAGGCACGTTTTCTTCTCTTTTGTCGAGCAAGGTTAATACTGTCTCGTCAACATAGTTGTCTATGAGAATTATGCGTTTCTTAGCACTTTTAATCAAGTCGCCCACGAATGTATAGGCATCATAAATCTGTCCGTTATAAAACACACCTTGCTTTGGCTTTGCGCTGCCTTCATCTAATTTACGGAACACCTCATCTATGCGCTTGTCTGTCACTTGCTGATGCTGCAGCATTTCCAATTGATGGTACTCAATTGTTTCCAAGCGGCTGAACACAGAAGCGTTGTTCGCCATAAAATGACGCATTGATGTAAAAGCTCGCATTATGCGAATATTCACTTCAATTGCCGTTTTAGAACGAAGAACACCGCTCAACATAGCTACGCCATTTTCAGTGAAGGCATAAGGGGAATGTCTGTCGCCGCCCCATCTTGAAATGCCAAATTGGCATTTCAAGATTTCAGTTTCTTCTTTAGTCAATTGAAACATAAAATCTTCCGGGAAGCGCTCGATATTACGTTTCACCTGTCTATTCAACTGTGCCGTTTCCACTTCATATAGCTCTGCTAAATCGCGGTCGAGCATTACTTGCTTTCCTCTAATGACTCTTATAAGAGATTCTATATTATTTGTAAAGCCAACATGATCACGTTCTGTGATATGTTGTATCTTACTTTCATGTTGTTCCATAATTAACACCTAACTAAGATTACTAATTCTGCTCTTCTTCATCATCAGAGTTCTCTTCCTCTTGTTCCTGCGCCTTTTCTTTCGCATCCGCAATGTTGCTGTTGCAAACATCAATGATGTCCTGGAGCTTCTGCTTGTCCTCTGCTTGGTCAAGTTTCTCTTCAGCCATAGCCTTGATAGCCTCGAACTGCTCTAGAGAGAACTCATTAGAAGTATTCATACCTTTCTTGCGTGCAGTTATTCTCACTTCATAACCATCTTCACAAACCGCATAGAAGGTGACTACAGAGTTTGTGTCCTTGCACATTTGAAGTAAGTACTTTGTTACTCCTTCCTCATCCTTGGATGGAGTGCAACCTATGTTGTTTTGATTCTGTTTCATAATCTATGTATTTTATTTATTAATATCTAACTACAGCTACCTGCAAGTTATGCTTCTTGGCTGTATCTATCATGTTCTTTGTGCCCCGGCTCTTGCCATTCCAGAAGGCGATAAGTGTATGAGCCACGCTAGCCATCTTTGCATTTCGGATTGGTCCGGCAGCTCTACCATTGGCTTTCCAGTCTGCCAGGTATGTCTCCAGCTGCAAGCCTCGCTCCTGGGCATAACGCTCGCCTAGAGCATCAGCTCCACTGGCATGACCGGAGACGATCACGATATTTTCCGGCTTCTTATTCTGTAGGTAGAAGTCACACTTCTCCTTCAGCAGTTCGTAATCTGCAAAGTCTCTGCATCCTGCAACGATGACTTTGTATTTCGTGATTGAATCTATTATCAGCCTGTTAGCTGTATCTACTTCTGCTTGACTCATATTGCTTATTATTGATTGTTCTTTTCCAAAGATTTCGGCTCTTCATACGTTTTGTAAAGCTGGCACAGAACATTTTTATTCTTGACAACCAGGTAGAAAACCACTTCACCCTTTTTGGGTTGATAAGCAGCTCCTACAAAAAGAGCCGTCTTTCCGTCAGTCAAGACATACTTTTCCCAACCTTGTTTTAAAGAAGGTGTTCTAACGCTATTATAATAATCTTTAGCAATCTTTGAAAGTTCAATAATATCCATACTATAGAATTTTGAAAAATTAAACTTATTCTTCTCTTAGAAATTTAGCGGAAGCTTGCAACATGATGATAGATTGCTGAACCGTCTTCCGTGCCTGGTAATCAGAACCGGCATCATCCAGATACTGTCTGTTCATTCTGACCATCGTATTGAGATAATCAGCACACTCTTCCTTGCTTGGATTAAGCAGATGAATACTACAGGAAACGGTCTTCATAAAATAATCCATACCTTTTTTGAGTAGAGTTCTGATATTACCCACATTAGGATGAGTACCAATCATCTGATATATCTGTATGCGAAGGCTGACACCATTTCGTGGGCATCCAATTCTGTAATCGTCCCCCACTTCCTCTTTTTCTCCATCCACATAATCGACCTTGGCGAAGAAGCCATTGTCCTTATCGGTACAAACAAGAAAGTCACATTCACCACGTTTATGATTGCGACTGGTATCTACTATGAATAAAGGGATTTCTCTCTTTGCCATAAGTAATGCACCGCTGCCCTACGGATTTATTTGAGTATCTGGCTCACCCTATTAATAAATAACGTCCCTTTGAACAATGTCAATCAAGACACTGCAAAGGTACAAAAAAGTATTTTATCACCCAAACAAATGTGGGTTATTTTTTCACAATTAACATTCTGTTTGTTCACTCACTCTCGGATATATCGGGTATCCAGATTCCTGTCTAGCCTTTTTTATGATTTCTCATTTCCTTCGATCCGAGATTTTTTTTAGAGATACATCGGTCTAAGCGAGTTCCTCTGAGCCTTTTTACGTGCAATATGGGATGGCGGTGTATTGAGGACAGTAAGCCAAGGAATTTGGCAGAAAGTTTTCTGGAAAGCCCAAATCTGTGATTTGTGGAAGGCTTCCGGAAAAGTTTGTGTCAAATAGCGGCTCTGCCCGGTCCTTGGTATCTGTCTGCGCCGCCATAACTTTGCAAAGTAAAAAGTTAGAGGGACTTACATAGAAATTCAGTCCATAAAAAAAATGAGGTCGAAGAAGAAATGAGGATAACCTTTAGGTATAACAAGAGTTATGCTCTTGCTCAGCGATAGAGAAATATAGGTCTATAACAAAACCAGAGTTAAATTTGAAATCAAACTACCTAGAAAATATTATAGGTGGTGAAGATTAAGCCACCACCTACATAAACTAGAGTTCTTCGCTCAGTAAGTCTCTATAGCCAAACAGATCTGTCTCTTTCATCGATTTCTCGTTTTCAATTCGCATAACCGCCTTATCAAAGTATTCTTTGTTTAGTTCAAAACCTATGAAATTACGATTAGTCCGGATTGCAGCGACAGCTGTTGTACCGCTTCCCATACAACAATCAAGGATTCGCCCCCCCACATTCGTATATGTCCTGATGAGATAAGCAACCAGAGCTACATTCTTTTGAGTAGGATGCCAACTGTCCGGTTCTCTGCCATAACCTTCTAGAATCATACGTGGGTAATTCTCTTCATTGACGTGATATTGCTTTTTGGCAGATTTGTACTCTGTTGTTACAGTGCCAAATTTCGAGTCACCTGCATGAATTACCTTGTCACACTTCTTGACACCCTGCGGATTGTAAATCATTCGCATATCCCCACTCAGCTTTTTGTGATTCATTTTCCCTTTGGAGAATACACTAATGATTTCGTAATCCTTCAGCGGCATATTTTTTGCGTGTTGGAAACCTGTTGTATATGGCTTGTGCCAAATCCAGTCGTATTTGAATTTATCCAAAGCCGCCATTCTGAGTTTCGTCGAGAATGGCTCTGAGCCAAAGAGAAGAACAGTACCATTATCTACCAGGATTCTGTTCCACTGATGCCACAACTTGTCCAAAGGGATAACGCAATCCCAACTCATGCGTATGGATCCATACGGCAAATCAGTTATTATACAGTCAATACTCTTGTCTGGAATATCCTTCATTCCTTCCAAGCAGTCTATATTATAGATATTGTTAAAATCCAACATAGTTCATTTTATTATTTATCTCCCATAAGGGGTGGTTAGTTACTTACCAACTTCAACAAACGCTCCGTTTTCAAGCTTATACCAAGTATCAGTCTTTATTCTTTCACCATCAACGTATTCTGTCTTAACACAAATTGGAACATTACGTTTCTTCTCGTCATTCCATACCCATTCTGCAAGCGTTATCCAAGAACCGACCGTCGCTTTTACTCTGGAATTATTACCAGCACACATGATAACAGAATCTCCCCCTATGCTATCAATCTGAGCACAGTCACCGCTAGAACTAATCTTAGCACAGTCACCGCAAGAACCAATCTTAGCACAGTCACCGCAAGAACCAATCTTAGCATAGTCACCGCTAGAACCAATCTGAGCACAGTCACCGCTAGAACCAATATGAGTACAGAGACCGCAAGAACCAATCTTAGCATAGTCACCGCAAGAACCAATCTGAGCACAGTCACCGCAAGAACCAATCTGAGCACAGTCACCGCTAGAACCAATCTGAGCACAGTCACCGCTAGAGCCAATCTGAGCATAGTGACCGCTATCGTCTAACACTCCATCCTTCTTGTATTTAGATGGTGATGTAACATTTTTTAGCCACTCAATGCCGATATTAATGATGTCTGCTAGCTTCAACTCAGCCTTAATCTTGATATGAGAAGAACATACCTTTGTAGATTTTCCGTCTTTATCAATTTTGCCGGATTGCTCTACCTCGGCAAAACGACTTTTAAGCATCTTGTAATAATCCCAAAGCTCTAACGGGTTTTTGCAGGCATGAAAGCCTCGCTTACCGCACTCGATTTCGCCGTCCATTTCATACTCTTTTCCGACTTCAAACTGGAAGTCATGACACTGCATATTCTTATCGAATGCCTTGTATGATGTAATTACTTTGTCATTCATATTTTTTCTTTTTATGCCCGAAGGCAGTTAATAATTGCGTATTATCTCAATTTACCATTCTTTAGGAGAGAACTTCTTTTTGAAGTTTTTAATTAAGCCTTCCAGCTCTTCAAGAGATTCAAAGGCATTCACTAAATCTCCTACTTGATACGCACAATGACCATCATACATACGATATACCTTTAGTCTGGTCTCCTTCTTCATTACTCACCTTCCTTTCTATCGAATTTGTTGCCACAAACCTTGCAAGCTTCACTTAAAGCAAGAAGATTGAAAATAAATCGATCATCTCCCACATAAGCAGCAGCAAATGTGCAATCAATATACCCGACTTCAAATTCAGGATGTTCTTTCTCTGCAAGAATGTCTCCCTCGTAGATGTCTTGGTTCTCACAATCTTTCAGTCCAGTGAACTGACAGACGGTTGAAGGTTCTACGGGGTATGCCCCACTATACTCAATAGGGATTATCATTGCATTACCTGACTTTGATGTTCTTAAGTTGCCTTCAACCCATTCTTGATTATCAAGACGTTTAGCCTTGAACTTGATATTTTCTATTTTCATATTATCTATATACTTAATTAAAATTGAAGACTTCATTACTACTTGAAAAAGTTTTTGTCTTGTTGGTCTATTTATATAAAAGTCTTTTGATTTTTCTTTTAACCACAAAACTTTCCACGATACAATGAATGGAAAAAAAGAGACCAAACATCTGTATGAAGATTAGAAACATACCAAGACTTTTTATGAAAACCAAACCGCTATATTTCCATCCAAGGTAAGCAGCTAGAATAACTTCGCAAACCATAAATATGCCACTTGTAAAGCTGAAAACGAATGTATAGACGTTCTTCTCTATAAAGTTAATCTGTAAAATTCTATTGAGAGGGTTCTCAGTTTTATGCGCTAATTTGTATGCTTCATCAGCCCTACTTACGCATTGTTCTATATATTCCCACTTGCTTGCAATAAATATTATTTCTGAGATAGTCATATCCAATAACCCTGCTACGGCTGCAATATTACGAACAATAATACAGTCCTCACAATATAGCCAAAGTCCTACCCATAGGAGTATTGTACTCATGGAAAGTAAGTTTAAATATTTTTTTTTCATTTTCTTATTCATTTAAATTTCTATACGATTAAAAATTCTCATTAAGCTTAGACATTTTCTGTTTTCTAATCTTCGAATAAGCATCTTTGAAAAGCATACAGTCCCAGAATTTTGATATGGGAGCTTCATATTTTTCTCCAAAAAAATCAGAAGCACAATTTACACTGGTCTGGTTAAATGCAATTGCCTCTATATTTCTTATGCTATGAGTTTTAACATAACCACTCAATGCCTGATACTGCAGTGGATAATTACCTCCGCATTCATTAGCGACAGCTTTAAGGCATTCAAGATAAACCGGTATATCTTCGCCGAGAACCTTTGCAAAATCAAATGTAGAACGGAAGACCATCATTTCCTCATAAGTCAAACGGGAATCATATTCCAATTTTCTTATCTCATCATATTCAGAAGCAACCCAACGACTAACATATTCACCCCTGCTATTTGCTTCCTTAACCCATTCCAGATTCAACGGTTTGCCATCCTCATCGACCGGAACATAAGAAGGAAGGTATTTCTTTTCAAGAAACATCCAAAGGTGAGGCATACCACCCCAGGCATTGGGAACTTCAATAGCAAGCTCCCAACATCTATTATACTTCTTTTTAACGTATATTTCAAACATTACTTGTTCTTTTTAAATTCAACACATTCATCCTTCCAGGTCAAATTCCGCCCAATAAGCTTTACTATTGTACCTTTAGGCAAATCTATTGAATGCCCTTTATAATAAGCATTACCTGTATCTTCATTGCGCCCATCATGTTTAGGATACCATTTTCCGTAGTTTTCACCGACGTATGTTGTACCCCATATATGATTTCTATCTTTTTGTGTATTGCCTCTGAACGGTTTTACATTAAAGATTTTCTCTGCACCGTTTTTATCTACGGCTAACCATGTTCTTGCCATAATTATTTCTCCTTAAGTTCTTCAATTCTTTTATCACAGTTCTTTATCTTGCGCATAAAGAAGTCCTTTTTCTTCTCCAGAACAAAAATCGAGTCATACTTACCAACGTAATAATCTCCACCTAACAGTTTGTTTACGTGTATTCTTACGACTTCCTGTGACCAATTTTCTAGAAAAAGAAAATAGGTTTCACAATGTGGGTGTATCATGAGATATTCATAGTTTTGAACTTCATCATTCTTGATGAACGTTACTGAACACCCTTTCGATAATTGCGTTATATCTTTCAATATTTCCATATCTGTTCTTTAATGTTATTAATCAATTTTCCTAATGGTTTCAAAAACATGACCCCATATTTTTCTTTCTATTTTAGAGGGAGTTCCATCTTTCTTTACCAGATTTATTCTTAAATCAATGTTGCCAGTGTACTTGTCATGATCTGTTTCAGGACAAATACTTGAAATAAAACCAGCGTCATACCATTCACAGCTAATTTTGTCGCCTACCTTGAATGGCAAGCTTTTGATATATTCCATCATATCAGAACGAATCTGATTGTTGGCATTTTCAATAATGTTTTGCTGTTCTGCAAACTTTGCTTTTAATTCTTCTTTCGTCATGTTTCAATATTTTTATTAATTTAAATGTACTTTTTCTATTGCCTTGAAAATTTCGAAGGCTATCTGTGGAACCCAAGCGTTGCCGTAGGCTTTTATGGATTCCTTTCTCCACCTTGCGAAAGAAATGGTAAGGCTGTCCACATCAAAGGGAATCCCATCATTTCCTCTACATATAGGGGATTGAGTTGGGAAGTTTTCCCAGCTGTTACCTTTTTGGAAGAAGGAGCAGGAATCATTCCGTTGCATGCCATAGCAGTAAGACTTTTCCCCATCTGAGATTTGAAATTGAGTTTCTTCGTGAACTTCGTCGCTTCCGAAGCACAAGGAGTTGGAAGAAGTCCCTGTTTTGCAGCAAGTGCCAAGGTCGGTCTCTCTGCGGCATTCGGTGATAGACTTTTGTTGGTTCTGCCTGTTCCCTTGTCTAAAGCCGTCGGTGTAGGAAGAAGTTCCACAGGAAGAAACTCCGTCTTTCCTTTTCTGTTGCATCGTTTCAATCCCTGAGTCTGTACGGTGGGCAACAATCCAGATACGATCTCTTCGGTGGGGAGCTCCGACGGCACAAGCAGGAATAACAAACGGTTGGACTGAATATCCTGCTGCGTTAAGTTCCTCGCAGATCTTTTCGAGCGTGAACCAGCTTTCCTCTCTGTATATGTAATTCTCTTCGAAAAGATCATCTGTCCTTCCCACTTTAATCTCTTCACAGGACTCAACCATTGTTTTGATTCCAGTAACGTTTTCACCAACGACCCAAGTGGGGTTAATTTCCCTAATTGCTCGTAGCATCTCTGGCCAGAGATAGCGGTTATCATCCGCTCCCCTTCTTTGCCCTGCAAGGCTGAAAGGCTGGCAAGGGAACCCTCCTGTGAGAACATCGACCTTACCATTCCATTGTTCAAAATTTGTTCTTGTAATATCTCCATAACTTATAGAATCTGGGAACCAATAATCTAACACTTGACGAGGGAAATCCTGGATTTCACAGTGGAATAAATTAGTCCACCCCATCCATGCAGCAGCCAGCTCTGCTCCCCCTATACCAGAGAAGATACTTGCGTGAGTCATATCAGTTTCTTTTTAATCTACTTTTTAATCTACTTTTTAACTTTTCAAAAATGAGCAGCTGTAAATAGCTTTTACGCTGAATAAAATAGCATTTTGATAATACATATAAACATACCTATATATTTGCATACGAAAATAAGTGAATAGATATATACCACTATACATATATAACGATATAGGTATATACATCTATACCTATATATATACATAATTCAATAGGTATTATCTTCTACGCCCAGGACCACTACGTCTCATCTTACGAGCCATAGAGAAGCACCGGTTCCAGAATGCATATTCATCTTCATCATCACGTTTACCCCAACCTCCTGTTGGACCTCCGCCGCCGCCACCGTTCTTCGAAATAGCAGTTGCGTTATCCAGATAACCGAGAAAGAGATTGGTTGCAATCTGAGCCACTTGCGTTCCATCATCAGCCATTTCCATTATGGCTGAATTTTCAGAGAACAAAGGACTGTTGACGCTTTCAACGAACGATCTCTGTTCGGGAGATAAGGATGCCAGATTCCTGCTATATTCCTGCAACCTGTTTTGAACATTGAAGGAAGAAGAAGAATAAAGCAAAGCTTGACCTTTAAGGAAGGTTGATTTATTCAAATCTGCCCTTTCAGTCTTGAGCTGAGACTTCACATTACCAAGAGTCTGCTCTTTTTTTTCGATTTCCTGCTGAAGGTTATCAAGTTTTTCTTGCGCAACTTTCAGCTTTTCTAACTTGTCAGCTATTTTCTCATCACCTTTCAGAATTTCACGTTGCAACAAAGCACTTTTCTGCGCAAACTCTTCTTTCGTGATTTTGCCAGAAGCTATATCCTGCTGCAACTTGGAAAGCTCCTGTTTCAATTCTTCCTGTCGCTTCAAGAGATTTTCTATCATAGTATTCAAACCTTTTACACGAGCGGTTGAATGTATGATATCCCTTTCCAACTGAGTTTTCTGTTCTTTCTTCTTAGAAATATCGCTAGCAAGCATCACGCTTTCTTTCGTAAGATTGTCAATTTCTTCTCTCCAGCGAGAGATTTGCCCAGCCATTTCTACGAGTTCAGCTTTCATCTTCTTGCTCATTTCTGCACGAAATTCCGCAGTAGTTCGATGTTTTGCACCAGTACGTGTAATATCTTCACCTCTTTCAAGACCATACTTTTCGTTGACCTTAGATAATTCATCATGCAGCTGAAGCATCACTTTGCGATAAACATCTTTGTTGTTGACATCACCCACCCAGAACTTTCTCCAAGAAAGCTTGTTGTCAACAACCGGAAGAAGCGTACAATGTATATGAGGATTAGTTTCATCCAAGTGAACAATGAATGCAGCAATATTATCTTCCCCATATTTATCACTCATAAATTTGTACATATCAAGAGCCCACTTCTCTATTTCCGGTTTGCGAACTATATTGGAATTATTGGAACCTTTTTCCAAGTTAACTTTCTGTTCCCCAAAAGCAAGGCGATGCATCTGATCCCTAGAACCGCCAATAATGACGTTTGCAACCGTCCTGTATCTTCCATCAGGCAACCCTGCATTAGGGTCTTTTATCTTCCTTCTTTTAAGGCTTTCTTTTATTCTTTTTGGTATCGATGTAGCCTTATCAAGAGGAGTTACAATACCGCCTTTCGCTATCTCAAAGTTCAAATGTTCTCTGGTCGGATCAAAGTTACCAGAAAGTTTAGCCAGATAAGCTCCCCGGAACGCAACCCGAAGATGCTCGTTACTTTGCGATAAAGTCATACCTTTGCCAGGTTGAACATCAAGTACCTGTTTTGCCATATTATAATCTTTTTAAACCATTGTAAAACATAGAGGGAAAACAGCCTAAAATTTAACACGGCTTGCCGCACGTAAGTCCCTTTGTAAAAGGGTGTTAAATTCAAGTTTGGGTACCAAACTTGGTATTAGGCTACCCCCCAACGTCAAAACCACCCCCTTCATGCGCAAGCGCATTGGAAAAAACCTACCCATCTGGAATATCTTTTACCGCAGGTGAAAAATACTTCGAAGAAGACCTAAAGAGAAACCTGGAGAGGCCTCAGGGGGCTAAATAAAAGCTAAGCTGACGAGTTATCAGCGCAGTTCTCAAAATCGGTCTTGGCGAATATATGGGGCTTAATAGTTACTCTGTTGCTATTAATGACCTTCTCGACAGAAACAATATTAAGCTTCTGAAGTTTTTCGATGAATGTAATAACACTTGGGCGACTCCATTGCCAGAACTTACTCAGTTCTGTATAATTGATTGCCATTTCATCATCAAGCTCCTTAGCAGCAAGATAACGATCTATGAGATCATAGAATGCTTTAGTTTTAGAAAACTTCGAAGCACCTATTTTGTTCATATAGTCTTGAGACAAATATTCAACCAAAGAAATAGGAACGATTATCATTATGGAAACATTCCCATCACAAGAAGTTTTATCATCTGCATCTTTGTTATGATATATATCTGACATTATCATATTTCTTATTTTTATACCTTTAGAACATCCTTCATTACGATAAAGGATTATTAACCTTTACACCGTTTACTCTTAATCTGTTTAAGAGAGTAGAACCTATGACTTTTTTGTTTATCAAAAGCCGGATAAATCCAACTTGCTATCAGAAAAACATATAAGAGTTCTGTAAAAAGAAAGCCACCACCATTAGGAGAGAAAAGCGCAGAGCACATAACTATCAGCATAGCCTTTTGAACCTCAACGGTTGTATGTATGCAAGAGAGAATGCAATCTGCAAGTCTTTTATTGAACCAAATTATAGTTAGCAGAAATGCTATGAGATTCGCTAGAGGATTATTGTAAAACCATTCAAGACCGAAAGACACATTAAGGTTTTCAAAAATGACATCGAAATAATTTGCATTCAGCATATTCTTTACGGAATCATTTTGAGCTGTTGCAAGAGCATACGCTTCTTGCCCAGCTTTGTTATTTACGACCTGTACACTTAGCATAACCATAATCAGTATTAATCTGAATAAATGGCGATGCTTAATACTAATAGACACTCTACGTAAATAGTTTTTACCATTAACCAGCAATTTAAGAAACCATTTTTTCCATCTAGGAATGTTCTTTTTCATTATATCTGGCAAATTGTCTATCTTTGTTTTCTGGTTATTTTTGGAGCAAAGAAGATATCGAACCATAAGAGGTATAGCAATAAGTACTGTTGCCACCAACAATTTTAAATATATCCAAATCATAGCTATTCAGTTTACTCCATAAATATACGCAACATATTCTTGTAACTTTGGCTTTCCAGCACTTTCATTCTCTTATCAGCGGTTACAAGTTTCTTGTAATTCTGAACTTTAAGCAACATAGCTTCAATACTGTCAAAGATATGAATTGTTATAGAATCAACAATACCATATTGTTGTGATTCCAGGAAAACGACAAACATATTATTTTCAACTGGAGTAGAATATGCAAGCACTTTATAAAGTTTGTTGTCGTATGATTTTGCAGCATACAAAACATTCAACTTCATAAGTTTGTCAAGCTTCTCAGTCATATCTTCTGCCATAACCTGTGAACGTAACGGAATGACCATTTCAAGAAATCCCTGATGAAGAAACAACTTCATTTCATCCACATTTACCACATCACCAAGATTCCCTTTAAATAGATTCTTGGCATTAAAGACAGTCATTTCAAAGGATTCATTCATAATAGAATCCTGGTTAATATCAATATTCATAATTATAAACTTGTTGTTAAAAATGATTTCATAAAATATGTAGCAAGCACATCTGTCAAATTATTTGCACCATTATTTGATTCTCTTTCCGCACCAAGTTTTTCAAGCAGTTTTGGAAGAGCTTTTGACAGTTCCATCAGCTTATCTTTTTGCTCTGTTGTCAATACAGAAGTAGAGTAATCATCAATAGAAATGTACGGTTGAACCAGCATCCATCGATAGTTGGCTTTCTGATCATTATTTAACTTTTTATTTCTGTTCACATCGTCCTGACAAGTTTCAGCATTAAGGATAATACGTCTATTAAATCTCATAGTTAGATATAACATCGTGCGATCATTTACTTCATTATGTCCCTTGCCTACAATATAATAAAGTCCATCCAATGCCTTACCGGTCATTTCTGTAAGCTGCTGTAATTTTGGCGTAGGAATATAACACAAGTTAGCCATTATAGACCTAAAGCATTTATCTTCCTCTGCGATAAAGGAAAGCAGCTGTTTTTCGTTTCTAATATTACCAGCAAGCTTAAGTATTTTGAAATACTTCGGTAAGGCTTCATCAAGGCTTGGGTATGTTCCATTATTATCCAAATCCTTGAAGAAGCTTTCTGCTTCCTTGTAGGTATCCGTTGCTTGTATCTTTTCTCTATTTCTTACAGCATTAAGTTTGATGTACATAACATCAGACAAGCTACGCTGACCATCCAATGCCAAACGTGTTATTTCTTTTTTTATGGAATCAGAGGTCATAAAATACGATAAAGCAATCGGACTCTTTAGCGTCAAGCTTGAATCCCTAGCAAAAACACTATAAGCCGAATCTTGAATTTCCATCCAACCAGAAGTCAAGTCAGTAAGTTCTTCGATGCTTACCTGCTGCTTACCTTTTAGCACTTCTAGTTGATGTCTGCACCCTTCAATAGCCTCGACTGGAGTTTTGAAGTCCGGTCGGGAATTACATGAGGACAAAATGACTAGACCTAGCATAAGTCCTCCCATTATTACCATATTACTTTTCATATATTAAGTTTTAAAAACTGCTGCAAAAGTATATAAAAAACTCCAGTAAAACTACACTTTTACAATATTTAACTACACATACACTTATACTTTGATAAATAAGTGGTTATATTTCTATATACATAAACAAAATATGTAAAAGCCCCGCAAAAGCAAATGAAAAGTGGATAAAAAGTACACATAAGGAAAACAAAAGGTTAATTTCGCAATGGTATAAAATACTGCACAAACAAAAACAGCAATACTATATTTGTTCAACACAAACCTATATATATCATTAATAATAAGAAAGATACTTAAACATATTGAAACATTCAACTAAAGGAAGAGTAAAGAAAAAAACAGAAAGGCTTCCTTTTCGCAAAGGAAGCCTTTCAAATCGCTTTTTCTAATTTATACGATTACTTTACTCTTTAATTCATTATATTCAGCTGCAAAGTTATGAAGAAACATTCACAAAATAACATATTTTACAATATTTAACTATACTTCCTTCCAATCAACTAATCCTTTACCTAAATCATCCAATTCTACAGCAAGGGCTATTATCTTGCGCTTGTCAGCTTTGAATGGTTCGGCATATTGCTTAGCCTTAATTTGCTCTGCTGCCGCATCAACACCACCATTGTTGCTTAACTTCAATTCCAATACATAGATGAAGGTCGATGTTTCCACCACCATATCTATTCTACCAGTAGCTATCATCTTTTCCACTTCCACCCTGCAGCCGATGGCATTGAAGATGGTGCTTAGAATCAGACGGTAACGTTCTTCCATATCCATACTTGCAAGCTTCTTGTTGCTGTATGGCACATCCGCAATAAGAGCTTTCAAACATTTCATAGCTTCTGATAAATCGCCCATTTTCAGGGAATACAGCAACATATTCTGAGTAGATATCACTTGGGCATTTGACTTCAGCGTCAAGGCTGGTAACACGATCTTATACAGAGCCTTGCGAACTTCATTGTTAGGAATGCCTAGTAAATAAATACCTGCTACATACCCTTTTATCGTGAGGTAACCAGACTGATAGAGGAACAATTCTGCTCCACCACCTGTCACGTCAGAAGTCTCCAGGGTATCACTATCCATCGGACATTTTTCGAAATCCTTCAATCTTATTTCTATATCATCCACAAACTTAGGAAGCAGTGTGGTTGCTCCCGATGAAGCCCAGTAATTCTTAAGACTGGAATCAGAAAGGGCATTGATAAGACTAAATGGATTGAATATATCAACCATATTTTCATGACTGAAATGATAACCATCATAGAAAGTCGTTAACTGTGCAACGGCTTCTTCGAAAGTCCACCCATTCTTTGCTGCCAATTTTTTGACTTCCGGGGTGAAATCACGGAGAAGTTCTTCTTTCGTGATACCGCAGAGAGCAGCATACTCTGGATTGAAACTGATGTTGCTCAAATTATTGAGAACAGAGAATAGAGAAATTTGCGTAAACTTGGTTATACCTGTGATGAAAACAAACTTCTCGTATTTATCCTGGGCTTTCAATACAGAAAATACTTCTCTGTAGATATCCCTACATGCTTTATGTTGCGGAGTCTTCCATGAATGCTGCAATGGAGAGTCGTATTCATCAATGAGAATAACCACCTGCTGCCCAGTCTTATTGTAAGCCGTCTTTATAATTTCTATCAGACGAGTAGCTAATGGGAAGTTATTCCTGGCTTCAATCCCATATAATGATTCGTATTCTTGAAAGGTGTAGTTCAGATAACCTTTCAGACTTTCGGGTTCTGCTCCTGCCTGACTCATGTCAAGTCTGATTACAGGACGCTTCACCCATTCCGTTTCCAGCGACATAATCTTTAATCCCTCAAAGAGTTCCTTCTTCCCAAGGAAGTATGCTTCGAGCGTATCGACAAGAACGGATTTGCCAAAGCGACGTGGTCGGCTCAGGTAATTATACTTTTTTCCCCTATTGGCAAGATGCCAGATGATATCTGTCTTGTCAACATAAAGATATCCATCCTTTCTGATTTCCTCAAAAGACTGGATACCTACAGGCAATTTTCTATCGTTTATTTCTTTCATAACATTCTCGATAATTGCATATTATTTTCTGCAAAGATACAAAAAAACGAAATACCCACCAAACAATTTAAGCAGTTATTTCTGTTATATGTACTAATTCTCTTCACTTTTTACTTTACAACAACTTTCTAGTTGTTGTAAACAGCTAGCAATAAAGCTAGAACGATGCCTATAATTGCACTTCCATATACACCCACTATAGCCCCATAGAAGTGATATTTATTTTGTTTAATGACACAATAGCCACCCCAAACCGCCATTATTAGCCCCAAACACAATATTGCAATATATAATATAACCATAACCTAATCATTTTGCTAGTTCATAAATATCTGGTTCTGTTGTGCAATTATATATAAAATCTTCACACTTAATCAACAGAGCATTTTTACCATAATAGAGTTTCTTCATACCCTTTACACTTCCACTTTTGTGGAAATTAGGAAGGCGAGAGATATTTAATCTCTGCCCATCCTCAATATTTAATTTTTTCATTTTAGCCATAACTATATAAATTAATTGGGATAATTATTACAACCGACCTTTATCGTGATACGAATAATAGTTCCCATCACAAATAACAACATGATCCATAAAGAACAATCTCATGAGTTCACATGCCTTTTTTATATTAAAAGTCAACATATCATCAGCTTTGCTTGGATGGCAACTATTAGAAGGATGATTATGAGCCACTGCTATTATTGTAGCATTATTCAATACCGCTTCCTTTATGATAATCCGAACATCAACAGCAGCTTCACTAATACCGCCAACACTAATTGTAATGTCTTTGATAAGATTAAAAGACTGATTCATCAATAAAAGATGAACTTCCTCATGGTCTAAATTCCCTATCTTTGGGTGAAGATAGTTATATATACTAATACTACTGCCCAAATCCGGATTTGTACCACAACGTTCCAACTGATAACGTTTTCCCAATTCAATTGCAGCATAAAGAGCGTTAGCCTTACTATCTCCTACCCCCTGCACAACTGTTATTTCTTCTTTTCTGCTTCTGCCAAGCTTGTGAAGACTTTGCTCCATTATGTTATAAATCTGTCTAGCCTGTTCCACGTTCTTCTGTGTACCGGTACCCAATATCAAAGAAATCAACTCTACTACAGTCAAGTTCTCGTAGCCATTATTGTAAGCTTTGTATTGAGGTTGCTCCTCCATACAAAAGCCTCTATAATCATTCTGTTCCATAATCTATATGTATTTAAAAGTTCAACATTCTGTTAATTCACTCACTCTCGGATATATCGGGTATCCAGATTCCTGTCTAGCCTTTTTTATG